TCTGAGTCTTGGCGTTCGCGTTCCATCCGGATGCACGCAACGTCACAGACACTCCAAAGGACGGCCCTGCGTAGTCTGTGCCCTTTACCGCAGCGCTCACGCCGCCTGAACCGTTACCCTTGAGGATGCCACTTGCTGTGATCTTAGTCTGCTTTGTATCAACATACGTTTTAGTAGCAAGACCGTCAATAGATGGAAGAACTGTAGTATCAGGTAGTGCCCCAACATCAGATGCAGATAGAGTAATATTTGTACTCAAGGCTTTGCCATTAACAGTACGAGTATTAGGAACCTTTCCATCAAGTGCATCTAACACAGCTTTAGAAGTAGGAATTTCTACATTACTATGATTTAAAATTGTTGATAAAGAGGCTCCAGTAAGAGTTTCTGCGTCTTTAGAGTTGGCAAACTCAAGTGCTCCAATCTTGGTTACGCCGTCGCCAATTTTTATTAATCTTAAATCATTATAAATTATTATTTCTCCCTTTAGAGGGACGAAATTTCCCGCTTTTGCCCAGTTTTCAGAGGTATCATTTTTATTCTGAATCCTGGTTTTTATTTCCTTATTCGCCATTCTTACCTCCTTATAGGCATAAAAATAAACAGACCTCACCCAAACTGGCTTGAAGTCTGCTTCTTTCTAACCTATCATTTCAAGGCAATAAATACCGGTTATCACTTTCAAACCAGTTGGGAATTATCTCCCTACTTTATTATATTATACCGTAAATTTCATAAAATTTCAAGTTTTGAGATGGTGGGGAGCCGAAACTCCCCACCTATACAATTAAGGATTAGCGTTTCCGCAATCTAGAATCAAAGTCTCGGTACCATTTACCAAAAGGTCGGTAGAAATCTGGGAAATATTTACTGCTTTTTCAGTAATCTCCAGAGCAGTTCCGCCTACCTTGATGCTTTCAATCTTGTTGACCTGCGCGCCAGCTTCGATGCCTTGGAGTTTGGTGCCTTCGGCATCAGTCATTAGGCGCTTACCGGTTTCCTTAGCAACATAATCCTTAGCTACGTCAGCCGTCTTGGCATAGGGCACAAGAGCAGTAGTTAGGCCGGCTTGCTGGATAGCACTGTCGGCTTTATCAAGACTGCCCTGTACCGCAGTAGCTAACTTAGCTTTGGTAATACTTCCATCAGTAATAGAGGCAGTTACCTTATGGTCGGCGCTGACTGCGATTTTTACCATATCGTTAGCGCCAGAGCCACTGGTCACATACTCAATCAAATTGCCAACATCAATATAAACTTTATCGTTGGTGGAATTTGCGAGAGTCAAGACTAGATAAGTACCAGCAGTTTGACCTTCGGGGTTAGTGACAACTGCACCGGATTTCACTACCATATCGGTAGGAATATCAATATTTACATCGAGGCCGGTAGCTTCTTGGTGTACAGTATAACGCTTTGCTAAACCGTCGACAGTAGAAGGAGTAATAGATACGCTATAATCAGTTTGAGCAGGAATCGCGCCAACTTTTTCATCGACATAGCCAACTACAGTGGTGGCGCTTGAACCTTCAGGAATAGAGCCAACTTTATTAGAGAGAGCATCTACTGCGCTCTGGGCATCAGTACCAGCTTTTTTGGCCTCGGCAATCGCCGTATCCTTGGCATTAGCATAACCTTGGGCCTCAGTCTTTGTAGCATAATTTTTCTTTTCGATTTCTGCTACAGCTTCTGCTAAGGTGGCCTTTGTTCCAGCTAATTCATAAGCAGACTTTACAGTTTGTGCATAGTTGGCTTCACCAAGAATTTCGGTCTTAGCGGTAGAAATCTTTGTATCAGCATTGGTTCCAGCCGCAGTAATGGCTTCATTCTTTGCAGTGGAAATCGCGTCAGAAACTTTACCAGTAGTATCTACTTTTGTTTCGAGAGCCTGTACTCGCTTAGTAATACCAGAATCACCAGTAACAAGACCGTCAGCATAAGCTTTAGCATCATTTAGAGCAGAAGAAGCCTTATCATCAGCATAGAGCTTGGCACCTCTGATAGTGTTAGAAGCTTTGGTATCAATGTCAGTTCCGACTAGAGCATCCTTAGCATTTCCAACATCTGTCATGGTGGCTACTTTATTAGTAGAGCTATCATAAGCAGTATTGAATACTAACTCATCTTGTTTGGCGTCTAGTGCATTCTGTAGTCCATCAATCTTGGAAATACCCAAATTAGGTACATCGTCCGCAACTAGCTCGCGACGACTAACCGTAATTTTACCATCAGTCTCACTAACAGCGCTAACGAACTTTTTAGCTACAGCTTCATCAGTGACATCTAGTGCCTCAATCTTATCTTGAGCGCTAGCAATGGCCTCAGATTTAGCAGTAGCAGAAACGCTATCAGCATACTTCTTTGCACCAGCAATTGTAGAGGCATCAGCTTCATCACCGTTAGAACCAATTAGTTCAGTCTTTACTGTAGTTGCATAGCCTTGCGCCGTATTATTCAAGGACTCTACAGTAGCATAAGCACCATCCTGCAAACCATGAACAGCGACATTGGCACCATCTACAGAAATAGTACCATTAGCAGTACCTTCGGTTACAGACTGAACGGCAGACACAGCCTTGGCCAACTTAGCTTTAACATCGGCATGGAGTTTAGCTTCGGTTACAGTACCGTCAGTGATGGTGGCAGTCACTTTATGAGTCTGCGGGTCAATATTGATGAATACCATATCGCCCTCAGCGGAACCAGAGGTAACATACTCAATTAGATTGCCAACATTAATATACAGCTTGGTCTCAGCAGTATCATTTAATACTAGCACGATATAGGTACCAGCCTCAGTCACGCCCGCAGGTAAAGAACCAGCTTCATAAGTCTGCACGGAGCCAGACTTGACCATCATATCCTTGGGGATATCAATGACCGCGCCAATACCAGTACCATCCTTAGTCAGTTGATAGGAAGCGGACATGCCAGCAGTAGCTGCATCTAGCTTTTTCAGACTATACTCTGGAATAGTAACTTCAGGAATGGTAACCTTTAAGCCGTCAGCCTCAAGAGTAAGAGCGTTGCCTTCACCTTTTGATAACTGAACACCAACAGTAGGAGCGGTAGCAGTCCCGCCGATTACTACAGAAGCATCGGTAGCTTTAACACTACTGACCTTTCCATTGGCAACGGCAAGAACATCAGCAATTTCTTTATAGAGACCAGTAGCTTCGGTATCAGCGCCTGCCTTGGCACCGACTTTAGAAATTAGATCAGCGACTTGGCCTTGTAGCGTAGCGACATCGTGCGCGAGGTCACCAGAAGCAGTGGTTTGAGCTAACTTGATAAGTGTGCCGGCTTCATTGGAAATCATGAAGGCTTCGCACTTATTGTCAGCAACTAAGGTCAAAATTTGACCAACATAAGCAGTAGCACCGGTTGCTGCATAGGTTTCTAATTCAGTTTTGTTATACCAAACAGCAGTTGTATCAACAGGTGCGGGGTTTCCACGCTTTATACTAAGAGGGAAACCCATATAAGCGGCATCATTCATAATAACAGCCATTGTCTATTTCCCTCCTTATCAACCAATAGTTACGGTATATGTTTCACCAGCATCAATAGAAGCAGGTTGATAAACATATACGTCATAGGCGGTAGCAGCGTAAGCATTAGCACCTTCAACTTGGACTTGGGAGCTTTGCTTTACGAAGAGGGCAGTGACATCAGCATTTAGCGCGCTGGGCATTATTACTTTAGAAATTCTCCGGCCAGCAGGAACAGCTACCACCACTTTTTTGGCTCCCGCGCCAGCTCCGAAAGTAGAAAGAGCACCAGTACCACTCGCCTTATTATGAGCCAAAGCGCGAATATTCGCAGAATTTAGCTCAGCAGAAGCATCGGTCATTGGACCCCAGAACATATAACGAACACCAACTAAACTATCAGATGTCTTAGAAGCACTACCTGCTTTAATCTGACCAGCAGCATAGGAGTTCCCTAGGTTTGTTACAGGAATCGCGCCATCACCATAGGTGGCCTTGGCAGTAATAGTTTTTGCAGTTGCTTCAGCAACTACATTTTCAAAAGTTCCAGTAGCAGTGCTCTTAGAGCCAGCTACACCAGTACAAGTAACTTCCCAAGTATTAGCAGTAATACCAGTAGGGGGACCATAGGTATAAGAACCAGCACTTAGACTAGCACTATAGGTTAGGTTCTTCTTAGTGCCAATCTCGAATGTACCGAAGCCACCCTGAGCAGAGAAGGATACCGCAGGATTAGTCTTGCTAGGATTGGCTTCTTGAGCCATCAGACTGGCAAATACTTGGGATACATTTTTCCCTTTTGCAGAGAACTTAGCTGAACCAGCGGGCTTAGCAAGAGTACCGAACTGAACGGTATAAGTGAGGTCCTCATCGAAATAAACATTATCCGCGGAATAGTTACCGTCCATAGCTTTGAAGCCAGTACCATCATGGATATAAGCAGTATAAGAACGCTTGCCTTCTACAAAAGTTCTTATTACAACCGCCATATCTCCTTTCTTGGGATTAGTAACCATACGAGCTAGTGCTTGGGCATCACTCTCTCCCTCATTAGGAGTTACTTCCGTAAAGTTATTACGATTATTGTCAATAATTCCCTTGATAGTATCCTCATCTACGCCAGAATACTCCAAAGCTGTCCAGCGGTCGGTACCATTACCAATTTTTATTTTTTTAGTATCAATTTCAACACCCATTTCGCCTTTTAGCAAAAGTGGATTCTTAGTAGTCCAATTTTCAGCCGTATCATTGCGAAGTTGGATGCGGATGTTTAGAGTTTTATCAGCCATAAACTCGTTTTATCCTCCTTTTCTAAAAATTACGCCTCTCCTCCTGAGATAACTATATCGTTTGTCTCCTCAGTATATAGCTTCTCAAAAGAAATCGGATTGACTTCCATTGTTCCATCTTCAAGAATTTTTATCTTATTAGGTTCATTAGAACTTTTTACTCCACCAACAGTGGTTTCTGTTCCAATGCTTCCTGAGCCAGCGCCACCTTTTTCAAGAGCCGTAATTCTTTTATCTAAATATTCCCAAGATAAGACCTGAGATTCTTCATATAAATAATCATCGGGTTTCTCTTTTTCAAGGACTTTCAATTCTTCCCTATTTACGGTTCTGTTTCCTTTTTCATCCGTTATAAAATGATAAATCTGAATGAAGCCGGCTTTTTGTAATAGCAAGTTAGGAACCATTGCGACTACAGTTGAGTCAATCTCTTTTGCTATTACTACTAATGATTTTTTATCCTTCCGATGAGCAAAATGGATTTCATCACCTACATTTGCTTTTGGTAGAACAACATAGATATTGCTATCCCATTGGAATGCGTAGGTGCGTTCATCAAGTAATCGCATATAAATTCCTCCTTACTCATTCCTCAAATTATAAGTAGAAACTATTCAATTTCTTTTCAACATTTTAGAAAAGAAACTTTCTTTTTCTACTTTTTAGTGAAAACTTGAAAAAGTCGAATTTTCTGTTATAATAAAATATATAAAGAATTTATAAAGAGCGAGGAATTATTTATGACCAAAGAAAATTTTGCAAAGCTTATCAATGCTGTAAAAAACCACAGCGACTATATTTGTAATTTATACAAAGATTATGGTATTGATTTCGTAAATAGTCCTGTTATGGAAATTGAGAGCGAGGTTACAAAATATCTAAAAGCCCAATTCAATGATGAGTGCGATTGGATTAGTTATTGGATGTGGGAATTAAACTTTGGAGAAAACTGGAAGCCTGGCACTATAACAGAGAATGGAAAAGATGTTCCTCTGAAAACAATAGACGACCTTTGGAATCTTCTAACAAAGTAAAAATAGACCCTACACTTCTAAGGTGTAGGGTCTTTTCTTATGGCTTTGAAAAATAATGGTCACCAACTTTTGCAACCGGAGTCCCAAAATTATGATAGTGGCCAGTTCTAAACCAACAAATATCGGGAATTCTTCCTCCATTCAATACATAATAAATAACTTCATACTGCATTGACGTTGGTTTAGCATCATCGACAAATGGCGCTGGCTCAAAATAGTTTCGATTATGCGCCGCGTCCCATATTGAGGTATTATTTCTATCACAGAAATTTAATATTGCAGAACAAGTATAAACTTGGCCTTCCCAAGATTGATTTCTAGCTTCGCAGTAAAGAAGTTTAGCTAAAATTTCTTCCTCCTCAAAATAAACTATTTTAGTTTGAAGCTCTTCTTCTAAGGCGCGATTGCGTTCCTCAAGTTCTTGGATTCGCTGCTCTTTACTAATATTCTCTGCTGACAAGTTAGAATTTTCTCTTTCAATAACATTGATTTTTGTAATAAAAAAATTAGCCTGGATAATAAAACCCAGGCAGATAAATGAGATAATTGCCAACAGGAGAGCTAAGTTTCTACGTGTCATAAGACTTATCCTCCTTTAGTTTTATCTTTTACTTCAATTTCTCAACCCACTTTTTTGCAGACCAGTCTTTAGTCATATCTTCCCAAGTCTTATCACTAAAACAAAACTGGCGAATTACTGGATTAGAAATTTTATTTACAGTAGAGGCGAACTCCTTTCGGGAGGTAAAATGAAACTGGGACTGGAGAAGAGAACGAAGAAGTTCAGCCTCTGCTTGTAAAGTAGCCTTTTTCTTCTGAAGTTCCTGCAATTTGGGTAGATATTCGCTTGCATAGCAAGAAAACTCTTCAATTTCTCCTCTTAGGACTACTTCCATTAGACGCTCTTCTGTAATTATATTATTATTGCGCGCGTAGTGGGCAAGGATATATTGAGGAGATTTGACTTTGAGGCGATTGAAGTTTTTATCACATACAACATATCCCTCTTTATCCCAAGGAAGTTCGTAAGCCATCCTAATCAAATCAAAAAGATTAGAACAGTTATAAAGTTTAGGGTGGCAAAACTCTGGGAAATCAGAAGGACAATAAAACTCCCGATAGTCTACCATTCTGCGCTCTCCAAGATAGTAAATTCCAATACTTTCATAGGGAATTACTACACGAGTATAAGGACTAACTAACTCAAACATATAAGTGCGAAACTTATTTAGTTTATTGCAAAAATCCTCTAAACTTTTATACCCTAAATTCCGGAGTCCTGCTTCAAAAATATTCCCAAAAGTTGGATAATTGATATCACCAGTCGGCGCCGTGTATGCGTCAATACCAGAATTGGTAATTAGATACCACTCACCCTCCCAGTAAAAAATACGCACCAACGACCCATCTACTTTTTCCATAACTCGCGCAGTACTCCAATCAATTGCCGAAGCGTTAGGTTCTGCATAGTTGAAAAACTTATCAAAAGCCCTAGACGCACACTCCCAAGTATTCTCAACAAAGACGGCACCTCGCGCTTCACGAACAATCGGATTAGAGAAATCAGACCGAATTTGGTTATACTTGAAACTTACGAAACCTTTCCACTTGTTCCATTTTAGACAATAGGGCTCTTTACCCAAGATTTCCTCCCAATCGTCTTTATGCTCCATTAGAAACTTTTGAAGTTCCATTTTACCCTCCTTTCTACGCTTGCCAAAATTCACATTCTTGTTCTTTTAGTGTCTCCAGATGCTCCTCATTATTTATATCAAAAGGCTCTACATAATAAATAATATCATTCTCAATAGAGTCGGCATACAGGTCGTCAATATACTCCGTTTCTGCTTGAGACATTTCCCCTACAGTAAAACCTTCATTTTCAGCAATTTCTCCCCAAGTTTGAACTCCATGAAACCCTTCATAACTATCTCTATCTTCTACGGCATAATCATAACAAAATTTAAGTGCGCTCTGTTCATCTCTTGCTTCAATAGCAATCTTATAAATAGAATTGGTTGCATTACAACCATAAATTCCAAAAAATTTCATCAAATCTCTCCTCTCACACTTCCGAGCCTATCACATTCATTTAAAAGCTCTAATGCTTCACGAGCACTCTTTGGAATCTCTTTTAAAACCTTACTATTTCTTGAACCAAATTCCATGTGGAGAGCAATAAGCAACCAAGCCTTTTCAAAAACCGGTTTAAAACTTCCACTTGTAACAAAATCATAGGAAGTCATAAAAAGATAAGCTCCATAGTTTTCATGTCCATAGTAATGGGCTTTATCAGTAATCATTTTTTTACTTCTATCATAAAAAGTCTTAGTATAGAATTTTCCAATATCATGATATCGCGATGCAAGAAGTAAATAATATTCATTAGTACGCAAAGACATCTCCATTAAAGTTCTATTAAGATGTTCTTGTATACTCTCTGTATGCCATGGCGCGCAATCATGCGGCATAATTGCTTTTGGAAAATAATCAATTAGCTTTTTATAATCTGAGGCAGAAAAATTAGGATTATTATAAATCATAATACTATCCCAACCTTCATAATCTAAAGGAATTTGAAATTGAGTAGCTTGTCGATGAATAACCTTTTTTCCAACTTTTCTACTTCTGTCCTGGTCTCTTTTTATACAAATTTCAATTGGAGTTGCAACAATCACACAAATTTTTTCACAAGTAATACCTGAAAGAGCATGAAGAAAACTAATTCTTTTATTTCTATTTAAATTCGTAGCATCATAAATACAAATTTCATTTTTCCTTAAAGCCTTTTTAATTCGTTTATGAAGCTCATTGAAAACTTCTCCATTATGAGTTTGATCGTTTTCATCTCCAAAAAGTTCTTCTCGAATTTTGTCAGAAGAAAAAACCTTCCCGCCAGACAGCTTAGCGTACTCCTCTGCCAAAGTACTTTTTCCAGAACCAGAAAGTCCCATCAACATAACTAATGCCGACATTATTTTGTATTCATCCCCTTTCTTATTACTAATAAATGACTACATTTCTTTCCATTTGTGCAACCTGCTCGATGAGGATTCGCACATTTTTCACGTACTTGGCGCGGGCTGAGCTTACAGTTGTGAAGAAGGCAATAGCCTTCCTCACTTTTCTTCAACCAAGCCATTCTCTTTCAGAACCTCACGCATCCACTCATTATACCATCCACGATTCTTGAAACATCTCTTTACAAAACACATCGCAATACCCTTTTCGGCATCGAAGATTTCTCCAGGCTGACACTTTACAATAGTCTTAGTTCCATCATCCCAAAGAGCAACAGTTGTACCCTTTTCCTTATTGATAACAAACTTCGCACTTACCTTAGGACGAGGAGGAGCGGTAACAATTTCGGCAGTAGTAATCTCACGAATTACCCCATCAAAATTAGGCCGAGTAGGAACAATAGAACAGACCTTTACAGGGCTGGCATAGGTTGTAATCCCATCAGCAACAATCTTATAAGTCGCGCCCTTCATAAGGTTCAACTTAGTCTTATAAAGATAATTCTTCTCAGTACCACTAAACTTAACATAAACATAATTCATTTTTTTATTCTCCTTTCTTATTAAAAACCACTATAATCAAAAATAACGGGTGCATCGTTCAAATATCCAAAATTTCCTTTATGAAGGTCATTGATATTATTTTCATAGATAAAATCTAAAAGCTTTCGATTTTCTCCAATAATGGCCTCAACTACTTCATAATCATCCATATCACTTTCAACATAGTCGCTGATTCTATCGGCATAATCTTCATCAGTTTCTTTCTCTTCTTGGGGATTATTGCTATACGCATAATTCCAACACTCGCTAGTAATTGTTGAATCATCTTTATCTACTTGTCTTTGAAGATAAATCGGAATTTCATCAATTACTCCATAGAAATAGCAAGGAGCAAAAAAGTTAGCGAGATGAGCTTTATGAGCCAGAGCATAATTTTCTGCTTCAAGGTGGCAATAGTTAGTTTTGGTCTTATAAGGAATCTTTATAACCCAATCATCATCCCCAAACTTCACTACAATTTTTGTACATCCATTCGACACTTTTAGGTTAGTATTTTTGGAAAGCTCCAGACACCAAATATTGAAACGTTCCCAATTTTGTTTATAAGTGTCCTTGAAAAAATCAGTGATTCCCCATTCATTTAGGACTTGCGCCACCTCATGAATAGTTTGACGAGAGGGAAAATTCATTTTATTTACTCCTTTCTCACTTTCTATATATATTATATTATAAATATAAAAATTTTTCAAATTATAAAGAGAAAAGACCCGTCTAAAGACGAGCCTTTCTATTATTTCATATATTGAGAAAGTATATCACGAAAGTCTCTCAAAAAATGATAAGAGATTTTTGTATCACGAAGAGCTTCTTCTTTTTGGAGCGCCCAAGGAGCTTCACCTCTCGCGCGAGCTTGTCGAATCTCTTCATTTGTATCATACTTTATTTTCTTTGGCGTTTTGTATTCAACTTTTACTAATCCTTCAGGAGTTCTTCCAATTTCATCAATGGCGCGCGCCATCAAATCCAAGAAGAAGGAGAGCGGTAAAAATACTCCATTCAAATCCATAATATGAATGGATTTTACTCCAGTCTTTCTAAGGTCTTTTCCTACTGTTTCATAATCATCAAAAAGCATCATTGCTATATCTTGGGCTAAATTTTGACAAACAGTATCATAGAGGTCCATGTTCTCACCAACCGCGCCTTTCATACTATTTATCATTACACCAATAAAAGTTCTAACATTTTTATTGACTTTTTTCATTACTTCGAGATAAGTTTGAGCAGAAATTTCCGCACCCGCAGAAAAACCGGCCTCTTTGAAAAATTTAGTAGACATCGTATAGTTTTTGGCATTGGAGTAAACAATAAATCCATCATCTAAAGTTTGTAAATATCTATTGATTTCTTCTGCTTTTTCAATATTGCGCTCTCTATCTGTGTCTTTTATTCTTTCAAGAACATCTACAATAGGCCCTGCGTCTATTCCATAAAGATACATATTGTCTGGTTTTATTCCATATCCTCCACCACGGATTGTTTCAACTTTTCCTTTTATTTTCATTTGAGAGATTACTTGAACACAAAGATTTTCTATAGCCTCTAAAGCAACACCACCTCGTTGGCCTTGTTGGGCTTTTAGGGAGTCTTTGAATTTTTTAGACCCAGCAGCTTTTTTGTAACTCTCAAGACTAATTTTTTCTTTTTCAGCTTTTAGTGCTTTTTTCAAACTATCTCCAAGAGCATCTAATTTATAAATATCCTTGAATTGCTGAGCCAAAGAACCAGGAGTATCAATAGTTCCTATACTTCCTAATAGAGCTTTGTATGCATCGGCATATTGCTGAGCTTCTTGCCCCAACTCTGGTTGCGCGCGGAACATTCTCTCAATACCATCTACAACCAAAAAATTCATATCTTTTTTTAGTTGTTCTTCAAAAATTATATCAAGTGAGCGTCCAGTGCGTTCAAACTCACTTGCCACTTTTTCCCATAAAGTATCTGAATAAGCGTTCCAAGCCTGGATGAAATAAGAAGGATAATAGGAAATTGTAGTTTTTTGTTTGTCGGTTTTTAGTAATAGCTGAAGATTCCGTTTATAGAGGTCCTTGAAGTTCATTGCTTCATTTAGAACATCAATAAATTCTTTTACTGATTTTCTATCATTAAAATCTACACTTATTGGTTTGCGGAAGACTTTTTGAATAAAAGCAGTTTCTTTTGCTTTTTCCATCGCCCCCATTCGACGTAAGTTTTCTGAAGTCTTTTGAAGCTCTTTTAGCGAACCTCTTTGAATTCCTAAATTTTTCTTTACTGTATAATATAATTGAGTATAGCCATCTTGCTTCAACCGCTCATAATAAACATACATATCAGCCAAAGATTTACTACGCTCATATTTTTTTTGAAATTGAGTAGGAGTAGCCATACTTCACCACCTAAAAAGTTAGGGAGAGCCAAAGCCCTCCCCATATATTATAAACAGGAAAACTCCTGGTCAATCTAACAAATCTGCCATGCGCGCGACCTCTGAACGCTCGGATTTCTCCAATTTTACATATCCAAAATTTGGATTACCAGCTAATCTTTCAATCATAATTTCAAGACCCCGACTCTTCTCAAAGGAACTTCGGTCTCTCTGTTTGATATCTCCATCCATCCAAAGCTGAGAACCTTCATCAATACGACCCATTATTAGTTGGATATGTTCTTTTGTAAGATTCTCACTTTCCATAGAATAAAGAATAGAATTGCTAATACTGCGCCCGCGCAAAAAGCCAAGAGGAATAACTTCAAGGCGTCCAGTATCAATCAAAGTCTTTAGTCCCTCAATGCCTCCACAATGGTCAGCCAAGGGCATTACATAGGGAAGGGTCTTTGCAAGCTCATCGCCGGGGAGGGCGCCCAGTGCATCTGTATCTTTTACTTGGATATTGTTCCGAATAAAGATGATTTTTTCAAACTTATTCTTTTGAAGAGCTTCAATCATTCCCTCAATCATAATCATTGATTTTCCACTACCGAATGGGCCTGTTATAAGTTTGATAGGGGCATCACTATGAATAAGGTCCATGGCGCATCTCTGTTCAGGATTTCTGGGTTTCATCACTCCACAAAATTGGCTTTCAAAAGTTGGATAAGAAACCCTTTCAAGCCAACCATTTTTCTTCTTATAAAAATCAATAGCTTCGTATTCATTATTTTCAAGAATCAAATATTGATTCTCCTTTAGTCTATCTGCAAATTCGCTGGGATTTTCATAGAACCGCGCGAGGTCGTCATTTTCTGGCAAAGAGAAATAGTAAATTCCAGTATAATTCATTATGCCTCCTTAGATTAGGTCATAAATAGAAGTAATAATTCCATCATAGACTTTTTTCTCTACACATTTCTCAGCACTCAAATACCAGTCACTTTTCATTTTTTCTTCTACTTCTTCTTTATCGAAAATAGTACGCTCTATAATAATCTCTGAAAGTTGCGCGACTTGACGTTGATATTCATCGAAGAAAGATTTAAGCTCCTCAAATGAACCTCCAGCTCCAGTACAGCTGCCTTTATGAAAAAGAACTGTCGAATTTTTTAGACCATAGCGTTTATGGCAAGCTAATAGAATCATAGCAGAAGCGCTATATGCCTGACCCATATTTATCCCAATAATAGGAGTGGCTGAAAGTCTAATTAAGTCATAAAGAACTCCTAACACATCCAATGACCCTCCAGGAGAGTGGATAAGAAGCTTGATAGGCTTTCTTTCTCCGATAGGAATATCTTTATCTTCTCGATTCCACTTCAAAATATAATGAGCAAGATTTAGAGTATAAGAACTAATTTCATCACTAATCCAAAAAACCCTTTCATCTAAATCATGATAAAAGGCCAAAAGAGTTTCATCCGGCAATGAATAATTCGCACTTTCCGGAATCTGGACTAATGGTAATACCATCTGCTCTTCACATTTCTTCATAAAATATCCTCCATAGGATAGATTTTCCTTTCTACTCAAAAGTAGATTTTTCTATCCTTCTTTCTACTAAGTTAGTCTTTACTTATAAAAAGAGGGTCGGCGCCGTATAGGTTCCGACCCATTAGTCATAAGTTATTCGCCAAAACCAATAATATCAAATAGACTACGAAAAGCACCACCAATGTCATAATCTCCATAATCCTTCCAATAATCCTTCAATAACTTATTATAAGTTTCTCTGGCTTCATTGATTTCTTGAAGGCGCGCTTCCTTCTCTGCCTTTAGCTTGGTTAGACGCTCAGCCTCTTCGGCCTCTTTCTTCTTCTGCTCATCGAGCTTTTTCTTATAAGCGCACTCAGCGCTAATAAGCTCTTCCTGAGTATCATAAATCTTTTTTAGAGTTTCAGAATAATATTTCATACTAAAATCCCTTCTTTTATAAAATAAAAACTAAACAACTTGATTATAACCACAAGGCGGACCTTCGCCCTACCTCCATAATCTTCTGATATATTCAACCAATAGGGAGACAAGTCTGACCTATAGAACCGTCGCTCCATAAGTTCTTGCCCCGATACAAAGTATCAATTCCTATACGAGATTGGCTACTCGCACCTTTCACTAACCATTCAGAAATTTCATAGCAAGAAATTTATTTCCTTTTATAGAAATGTCTATGCCTTTAGCTACTCGGACTTTGACCTCATCTTATAGGTATGTTTCCATACCATCACAGCAAACTATCTTATTGGTCTTTTCCAAGGTTTAGTATAGATGACCAATCCATACCCTTACTTGGATTCGGCTTACGCTTTTGACGCTTAGCTTTCTATTGCGATAGCGATGAGACAATGTTTTTATCAGCAATTACTTCAGCACCATTACCTCTAACAGCGGTTGGTTCAGCCTTCCGCAATCAGAAAATCTCACGACTCTCCGAAGCATATCTAAACAAAGGTATCCCTCTGAGTAGAAATGCGTAGTACGCCCGAAAGCGAAGGTAATGTCTCGGCCACATGGTCTTGTGTCTTCACCGAGGTGCCTTATTGTTATAATCAAGCTGTTTAGTTTTCAAAGTACAATTATAGGATTACTTTCGTTTTTATTTAGTATACTCTCTACAAATGACAAGCCACATATCATCGTTGTCAGCTATTACAGTCGGGCTCGGATGCCGGTGGTAGTTTATCCTATAAATCCATCCTCTACGAGAGTCCACAGTTTATTTGGACTTGTGGGAGTCCATGGTGGCGGGCCGAGGGGATGCTCCTCGTCCTCAAGGTTTATGAGACCTGCGACTTAACTGTTTGTCCTGCCCGCTATATATCTTTTTCAACTTTATGTGTATATTATACCTAAATTTTAGAAAAATTTCAAATTTTCAAGCCTACCTTATTAGCAATTGGCGCCAATTCTAACAAACCTTCCTAAAACCATAGGCTTCTCTGCCTCCTCGGCTTGATGAATTTGAAAGTAAGACCAAGTCTCTTACGGGAGCATTGTTGGGACTAGTCACCACCCAACTATACGGACTTCCGACCACCCATTTATCCGCTTTGTATAGCCTCTTGCTATCGTCAACCAACTTTGTGCTGGATTTCTTATAAGCATTATCCTACTTTTTGCTTATGTGAGCCTCGTTCTCTTTACGATTGTGGGTCAATCGTTTTAGTCGCTTTCCATCTTCGGATAGCTTGTTCAATACTATTCACGCGAGAACCCCAATAGGTGGCTTGGTAGCCCATAGGGTAGTCGAAACCCTGCTTCTGGAATGAAAATCCAGCGTCTTAGCCACTTGACTAATGGGCCAAATATCTACTCACTCCTCATATTAGCCTAACCAAAACCTACTTTACACCCGACACTCTTGAGTTGGTCGTTGTAGCCACTGAGTAGAAAATCCGCACCTCGGTTTTGATTAGTGTAAATGTCCAGTTAGTTGGTCCTTGTCCCTTACCATGTCATTTACTGCGAGTGCCCTCCCGCATTTGTCAGCAATCACTACCGGAGCAGTCCAAGGCGACTTATTATACGATAGCTCCACTTTCGTCTAATTTTTCGACACCGCGCCCTCAAAGAAATTAGAAAAGAGTCTTTCAAGCCACCAGCGAATAGGTAGTCAATCTATTCTAACGACCAGGTGATAAAGCCGAGAAAGCCTCAAATTCACGCAAGATGCTTTCTACTGTTTGCGAGTTAGTTCCACTAACTATGGAGAGAAGATCACTATCTCTAAGTGCCAGTTTCCCCTGTCGCCACCGGAAAGGACCCCATTTTCTTCGTAAATAGGAAGCGGAAAGTTTATTCTAACTTTCTAAATAGCCTCTTTTTGACTAGGGCGAGGCAACCCTTGGAGCAAGTAGTGGGAATCGAACCCACATCCTCAGTTTGGAAAACTGATATACTAACCTTTGTACGATACCTGCATCATAATTATATCTGTATAAATCATTGAGGCAAAGGTCTCTCACCTTTACGACTTACTCTGATTAATGTTCGCGACCACTATTCAACGACGGTGTACTTTAAATTAGTATTATCTTTAATTCCGTCTAAGCAAGTTTTTCATTAAAGTTTTTCCTACAAGTTTTCTTTTTGGGCGACTAATAATGGGACTCGAACCCATGTTTCCGGGTTCCTGCACCCGGCGTCCTTGCCTCTTAGACGAATTAGTCTAACTTGTAACTTCCTATCCAACAGGTTGTACGGTCCTTTATATGGATAGTTTGTACATGAAGTTTATAACTTTAATGGCTCTTTACTCACTACTCAATGTTTTATATTGGCTATTATTATTTAATGGTAGCACCGGTCAGATTCGAACTGACACTGAAATGATTTTGAGTCATTTGTCTCCTGCCTATTGGACTACGGTGCCAAATCCTCGAAATTAGCAATTTTCTTTTCTGGCTCGCCAGTATCCATCCTTTACGAGCCTTGTTCGTTTGGGAGCGACCCAAACCTGGAGTTGTTCATTGGAGTTATCCTCTCAAGGGTTTTCCGACCCCGAAAATTTGGAAGGTATATCAGCGCTAATACTCCTTCGCTACTAATTTCGTCCTCTCTATTTTTCATACGGGCTTGGAACCGTCAACGGCTAGATTACGAGCTTGGTGGGAGAGGAATCTTCAAAAGAAAGGAATAAAGTTTGAAGTTCCTCTCCCGACTTTCTATATATATTATACTAAATATCTTGGGATTTTTCAAATTTTTGTTTGTGCTTTTCTTTACGAGTATAGGCTTTCTTGGATTTTTGAGGTGCGCATTTCTTACGAATTGCAAGCCACCCTTCAAGCTGGGAAGGAGTCATTTTTTTAGGTGAATTGGTATTGGAATTCATTTCTTACTCCTTTCTCAACTTTATGTATATATTATATATTATTTTTAGAAAACTTTCAAGTTTTTGGTAGGTAAGTTAGGTCTTCTACCAGTACCCACACATCGCGCGTTTTATTGATATCCAGCGTGCGCTTATTTGTTAACCATCACTGGCATGGTGCGCCTTGGGCAACTCGAATGCCCGACCCACGCATTAAAAGTGCGTTGCTCTCGCCAACTGAGCTAAAGGCGCATATAAAATTAGAGAATTAGTCAAAACAGTATCGCCACGAGAAGGCTTCTCTATGATACCGCGCCGGCGGAACGATTCGAACGCTCGCGAGCTTTTACACCCCTCATGGTTTTCAAGACCATTCTCTTCAGCCACTTGAGTACGCCGGCATTTATAAAACAGGCTGTTCATCAAACTCCATTTAACTACTGCTTTTCTAATATTTACGCGAAGATCTTTCCTTACTCTCGTCAATACGCTTACGATTATTAGACTTCGTAGCACCTATTTTTTATATATTTATTTACTTCTGTTTTCGCAGATGGCGCCGAACCTTACGAATAAGATTGGCATTTTCTACAGGATTAGTCATAAGACGAGCAAGACGATTTTCGTAATGAAGCTTATCTCTCTGAATCATTTTTATTCTCCTCTCAACTTTCTATATATATTATATATAATTTTTCTAACTTTTTCAAATTACATCTTGGTCTGTCGGGTCAGCGATTTCAACTCCCGCATAAACAGGAACATAATCTTCCGCAATGCTTGCCAGGAAATAACAAACAGAACTTTGGGAATAAAGAGTCTTCAACTCTTCTTTTTCCTCCTCGATTTGAGACTCATAATCCAAAATAGCAGAAATCTTCTCCTCCATCTCCTGTCCTTGGAAATTAGGAATAAGAGCAATCAAACTCTCCAATTTCTGGATATACTTCTCAATGTCGTTAGCTCGACTTTCAAGGCGTGCGCCGATTTCTCGAAGTCCATCAGCCTTATACTCACAAATCTTTTCATAAGGAGCATTGAATTCATCATAAAGATAGGTAGAACGAGAATAGTCTCCGATAGGAATAAACTTCCCATCTGACTTCAAAAAAATATTTAGATATTGAGACATTTTGTATCTCCTTTCTTACTTTCTATAAAAAGTATATATTATTTTATAGAAATTTCAAATTTTAATGGCACGCCTGGCTCGATTTGAACGAACGAATGTCAGAGTCAAAGTCTGATGCCTTTACCACTTGGCTACAGGCGTATATAAAATAGGATAATATTTTTATGTATTATCCAAGTTTTACTTTGTGCTATGTTTTTTCCGGTCATATTCAGACTCGAAAATCAAATCATCAATATCCATTCACATCCCTCCTTTTCAAAAAAATAAGTGGCGCAGAGCACAGCATTCGAAGCTGATACCTTTCAGTACGCATCGCTTAGCAGGCGAGCCTCAGACCTTCTGAGTTTACTCTGCAAATAGTGGAGCTGGATAAGGGGCTCGAACCCTTGGCCTCGAGATTACAAATCACGCGCTCTACCAACTGAGCTAATCCAGCATAAAATGGTCCCCAACCTGTGAGTTGAACACAGGACCTCCCAATTATTGGCCATCGTAGTAAGTCCTGCCCTTACATCTTCTGACTAGAACAGCTATTTTACTTTTAAACTATACGATGAAGTTGGGTGCTCTAACCAACTGAGCTAGTTGGGGATAAGGAAGATTTGGACGCATCCGCCTCTCCCAAAAGCTTCCAAAGAAAACTTTCACCTTTCAGTATTTCTAAGTAAGTTCTCCTCTCAAACTTTACAAATATATAATATTTTATTTTAGAAAAAATTTCAAATTATTATTCTTCTAAAATTCTTGGATTCATGGTAATCTGATAAAGAAGCCATTCATTATAATAAGGCATAGAACGAATATATTTCAAAAATTTTGAAGAAAGTCCTTGAAAGAAATTTCTTTGAGCCACATAAGAAAAATTAGTATCGGTCTTGGAAAGATATCTAAAACCGCACCACTCATTATTATCATCTTCAAAAGAGACAACTTTATAAAGACTTTCGTCTTCCTCTGACCACTCATTCAATAATAACTCTTTTATCACAAACCAATCTTTTGAGTCAATTTCCTGGTTGAAAAGAAAAAACTTTTTATTTTTTAGTTCGCTACAAAAAAGACAATAAGAACAATTCTCCAAATCAGTAGAAAAGTAAATCTCTTTACCAATAGAAACATTGAAAATCCCTAAACCATCTCCTACCTCTTTACAAGAATAGACTCCATAACAATTTGTAATTTCATCACTGTTGAAAACATTCTGACTATATCTTACTTTTGAAGAGTCATGAATCTCGATACTATTCAGAATATTGAGAGAAAAATTGATGTGGTGACTATTTTCTACATTTTCTGAAGAATAGACTTTCTCACTATTCTTCACATCTCTACTAAAAGCAACGCACTTCGAATTAGATATATTCTTACTATCTCGAACTCTTGAACTCGAATCTATATAAAAACTACTCAAAATTACATGGCTGTTCGTAATTTCAAAAACCTCTTCAAATTTTTCCACTTCAATCGGTGCCATTCCTACATAAGTGCGCCAGTCACTAAATAATTTTGAAAATAATACTTTTTCTTCATCCGAAGAATGGTTCTGAACCCAGCCCATAGCATCTATGAGTTCCATTGGCTCTTTTGGAAAATCTGTTTTTTCCATAAGATTCTTATAAACTCTATAATCATTGACTCTTGCTAACTTATCAATAGAAAAAATCATTCGCTTTCTCCCTTCTTTACAATTGTTCCATCCAGTTTTACTTCCAAATCATAAGGATGGTCATGCTCAAAAACAGCCATTTCCGCGCGCTTATTCAAAAGCTTTACAAACTGCTGAACCTCAGGAGTAAGACGAAAATAAGCTACAGGATACTTACTATTTTTCCCCACCAAGGTCGCGCCAAGTACATCCCTACAAAAACGAAGATACTGCGCATAGGTCAAACCCAAAAGGCGCGCCGGCAACAGATTGAAAGACCCATAAATCTTTCCCTCAAAAGGAAAATTCCCATGATTGAGATATATAGCCTGATAGGTCTTCATATAAGGACTTTCCTCTAAGTAAAAATATTTCTTCATAGAGACATCTCCTTCCATAATTCTTTTATTTCATCGTATTCTGCCTCAGTCATATCCAAAAAAGAGGTCCAATCCTGTTTACGAAAAATCTCAGGTACAAACTCGGGAAGGTCTCCATTGAACTTCTGGGTCTCTACCTTTTCAGCAGGAGTATAATCCTTTATAATATATTTTTTTACGGTCGAAGCCGAGAATCCTGTCTCTCTCGCTACTCCAGCATAAGTCTTTAGCTCCAAATATAAATTATTGAATCTAATAATATCATCTGGTGAAACTCGCATATATTTCAACTCCTTTCATTTCTATAAAAATTATACCTCAAAAAATCTAAAAAATCAAATTTTTCTTATACCTTTTATATAAAACGCGCGCTCGCACGTAAATAATACAAATTTTCTCAAAAGTCAAATTAGCATATAATAAATTTGAATTTTTGGCTATTTTATTATATAATTATAATATAAAAAGTAAAAGGAGAAATATTATGGTAGATTTTCAAATGTATGATTTAGCTGTGAGTAAAACAGCCACAAACCTAATGTCCTACGCAAAACGGCACGACAATAAAATCGAACTCAAAAATTTCGACCCTACTAATCATACTCATATGTATATTTTTGAGGTCGCGCGCCTTGTAAGCAACATCAATAATAGTGAAAAAATTATTTTGGGTATGGGTTTTTGGAAGCATCTATTTTCCTCCAAAGATATTCGGCGTACTAAGCGCGCGAGGTCTTTTTCCGAGGGAATCGACATTGAGAAGTTTTTGGATTTTACCTTTACAGAAATTGAGGCTACACCAGATGAAATTTGGGAGGAATATTATAAATGATTTATATTTATACTGATGGCGCTTGTAGTGGGAATCCTGGCCCTGGTGGTTCAAGTTTTATTGCGGTGAAGAATGAAGAAAAAATTTATGAGTGGAAAATGCCGATTCCCGAAGCTACAAATAATATCTGCGAATTGATAGCTATTATTGAAGGGTGTATGTGGGCAAAGGAAGTTTATCCACTTGAAAAAATTACAATTCGAACTGATAGTGCTTACTGTCATAATTGTTATACTCAAAAGTGGTATAAAAATTGGCAAAAGAATGGATGGAAAAATTCTAAAAAAGAACCCGTTGCTAATAAGACATTATGGCTTCAACTTATTCCATTCTTCGAAAACACTAATTTTATTTTTGAAAAAGTAAAAGGACATACAGGGTCAAAAGATTGGAACAGTGAAGTTGATAAGTTGGCCGTAGAAGCTCGTAAACAAATCTAAAATTTGCTTTTTGTCTGGATTTGTGATATAAATAAACCTGTAAGCAGGAAAATTTTCTTTTTATATAAAAAGAAACAAAAATGATATAGAGTAAGAAATAGGTGAGAACCCTATATATACTATATGTAAGGAGTATAATTATATATAATGATAAAAGGGGTGATTGAATGAGAAATGTCGTTGTTGTCAACGGCTTTCCTTAACCAGGAGCGGGAAAAGATACTTTTTGTGAAATGGTTCAAAAAATAATGGAAGAAAGAGTTGGTCCTTATAGTTGCAGAATTATTTCCACGGTTGATTTAGTAAAAGAAGTTGCTAAGTTTTGTGGTTGGAATGGTCAAAAAACTCCTAAAGATAGAAAATTTTTATCAGACCTAAAAGATATTTTGACCCAATGGAATGATATTCCCTATAAAGATATTATTGATTCTTATAATGGATGTAAAGAAATTTGGAAACAATTTGGATATAATGAAGAGAAATGTCTCTACTTTATAATGTGTCGAGAACCAAAAGAAATCCAAAAATTTGTGGATAGAATTGGCGCGCGGACTTTGATAGTGAGAAGATTTAATGTTGAAGAATTGCCTCAATCTAATCACGCTGATGCTGATATTTTTAATTATAAGTATGATAGCTATATCTATAATAATGGAACCTTAGAGGAACTGGAAGAACTTGCTAATAAATTTACAGATTTGTTTTTGAAAGGAGAAGAATATGAAGGGATTTATTTGCGATATTGATTGGGTCAATTCAGAAAGCATGAAGTACTGGAGTATTCCCGCCTCTTATTCTGAGGAAAAGCGGAAGTCTGAAGTAGTAAATGCTATTTATAGTGGAGATTATTATGGCGCTCTAAAAGTCGATGGCTACTATCAGCGTCTTATAAAAGATGAGGATGGAAATTATTTTATGGTCGCGCGTAATAAAAATGTAAAAGGCGAAGCCGTAAATAAGATTGAATGGGTTCCCCAACTTCAAGATTTTATGGCACAATTACCTAACGGAACAGTTCTCCTAAGTGAGTGCTATCTTCCTGGGCATGAGGGCTCAAAAAATATTACTTCTCTTTTGGGATGCCTCAAAGATAAGTGTATTGCTCGTCAAGAGAATGGCCAAAAGCTTCATTTCTATATTTTTGATATTTGTGCCTATGATGGGGTAAATTTAGTAGATACAAAAGCCATTGAGCGCTTTCAGCTTTTAGAGAAAATCTCTACTCAATTTATTTCTCCCTATGTAGAATGGGCTAAGTATTATAATGGGAAGGAATTGTGGAATCATCTTCAAGATTATTTGGCCTCTGGCCGAGAAGGAATAGTAATTACCCGAAAAGATTGTCCAATTTATTTCAAGCGGACTCCCGCGCATATGACAATCAAAGTAAAGAAAGAACTCCAAGAGACTTTGGATGTAGTAATTATGGGAGCAAACGCGCCAACTCGTCTTTACAATGGAAAAGAGCTTATGAGCTGGAAGTACTGGGAGAATTTATCTACTGGTGAGAAAGTCGAGGGCGCGCTCTATAAAAATTATAGTGATGGAGACCCTATTGAGCCAATTACGAAAATGTATTTCTTGGGTGGCGCGGGTTCCCTAAAAATTGGAGCTTATAAAGATGGAAAATTAGTCCAAGTTGGAAATCTTAGTGGACTTGAAGAGGAAATTCTGTTGAATTGGAAGTCCTATCTTGGAAAAGTTATTGAGATTACAGCAATGGAAGTTATGGCTGATAGTTATGGTCTAAGACACCCGCGCCCTGTTCGCCTAAGAAGTGATAAAATGGCGAGTGAGTGCGACTGGTATCGGATTTTTGAGAATGTATAAAGTTTCATCTTATGAGAAAAAAGTAATTGAAATTCTCAATAAGGAAAAAGTCAAATTTGTAAAAGAAAAAACTTTTAGCGACCTTCATCACGGACATTATCGATTTGATTTCTTTCTTCCCGAAAAGAATATTCTTTTAGAGATTCAGGGACGCCAGCATATGGAATTTACAAAAGTCTTTTACAAAAGTCGCTCTGATTTCCTAAAAGCCCAAGAGAGAGATAGAGAAAAAATAAGCTATTGTCTTTCTCATAAAATTCCTCTTTATTGTATTCCTTGGTGGGATATGGATAAAATTTCCTCACTAAAGGACTTACTAAATGATGCTTATTTAGCGCGGACTCGTTATCACAATGATAATGCTTATCGAGAATATCTAAAAAAATAGATAAAAAGTCCCTCATTTCTACTTATAATTTGAAGTAGAAAGGAGGGATTTCTTTTGACTATCCAAGAAGTTGCGAATAGCCTGGGAGGCATCCTCATTCTAATTTTTCTTTTTTGGCAGGTTTTAGAAAAAGTATGCGGAAATTTTGAATGGTTTCAAAAGTTGAAGAAAAAGAAGAACGAAGCTGAAAAGAAAAGGCAGGAAGAGATTGTCCAAAAAACAACCGAAAAAGTTGCCGAACAAATTTTAACTCCTATTATAGCAACATTTGAAGAGAAAAATCGTCTACAAGATGAAAAGTTAGAAATGCTTATCAAATCTTCTAATGATATGCTTAGGAAAGATATTGTAAGAATTTACTATAAATATTTGCCTTATAAGAAAATATTACAATATGATAAAGAATTTGTTTGCGCCGTTTATCAAGATTATCACGCTCAGGGTGGCAATTCTTTTATAGATGGAATTATGAAAATAATTCGGACTTGGTTGGTTGTTTCTACAGAAGATGAATTATATCAATAAAAAAAGAGGAGAGGACAAAAATCCTCTCCCTTTTACTTTCTATTTTACTTATTTTCGCCCTTGATGCGAGCAATAACCTCGCTAATGGCGCTAGAACCAGACATTAGTACAAAACCAGTTAGGATTTGACCAGCCATACTTACACTATCTACTAGACCACAAGCAAAAATTAGGTCTAGACCGAAAGAAAATACCAAGCCGAAAGAGCCAATACCGGCTACAATCACTGTAATCCACTTGCCATAAGGAAGCGCATCCCATCCAGTTTTGAATCGGTCCACGACGTACCATAGCACGGCAGATAGTGCAACAATCAAAGTTAGCATCTCCATTTCTTTTACCTCCTATAAGTTTCTACTTATAAGTCGAAATCATTTATAGAATCTCCAAAAAATTGACACCTACTAAAATAAATGTTATAATATAAGAAAGAGGTGAAAGGAATTGGAACTAAGTAATATACAGAACACTATATTAGAAGCAACAGAGCCAATTATCTTTGTGAGTAGTAGTGCCGGTTCGGGAAAAACAAAAGTTCTAACCGAAAAAGTCCGCCAAAGCATTCAAAAAGGGAAAAATGTGGTAGCCTTTACCTTCACAAATATGGCATCGGGAGAGATGAAAAAACGCCTTCAAGTAGATAATAATGATAATTTATTTATTGGAACTATCCACTCTTACTGCGCGCACCTTCTACTCAGAAATGGTGTAAAAGAAGCCATAAAGTATATGAACGACGAAAAATTTGATGGGTTGTTTCATCTAATGCAAAAGCATCCAGAATGTACGCCAAATATTGATATATGTTTATGTGATGAAGCGCAAGATAGTAATGAAATTCAGCTAAAATTTATTTTTGAAATGCTTCACGCGAAAGAATATTTTATTGTCTTTGATTTACGGCAGTCGATATACGGCTTCGCGGGCAGTCGCCCAGACCTTTTGAAGCGTTATCAGTATGAACTTGGAGCAAAAGTTTATTCTATGAATGAAAATTACCGTTGTTGTCCTGATGTCCTTCGTTTTGCAAAATCTACTCTTCAAAAATGTAGTATGAGTGATGATAGTATTGCTATACGTCAGGTCAAAGGAACGGTGGCGATGAAGCCTTATAGTGAACAACTAATCCTGGATATGATAAATATTAGTAAAAAATATTATAAGTGGGCTGTTTTGGCGCGGACCAATGCTCAGGTTGACACCATTAAAGATTATTTGGTTGATAATGGAATTCCTTGTGATAGCTTCAAGCAGGGAGACCTCAAAAAAGAAGAACTGGATAAAAAAATGGAAGAAAATACTGTAAAAGTTTTGACCGTACATAGCGCGAAAGGCTTAGAGTGGGATTATGTAGCTTGCGTTGGATTAAATCTTTGGAGTCCCGAAGAATGTAGAGTATCTTATGTCGGGATTACTCGTGCGCGAGATGGAATTTTATGGATGACACCACAAAGAAAGAAGCGTACAAAAATTACTAATTGGGAGTAAGAAGATGATAGTAGTTTTAATTTTATTGATTTTAGGAGCTATTTTCCTTTTACTAAAACAACAGAGAAAAATTCAAAAGCTAAAAACCAATACTGATAAGGTATATAGAAAAACTTTAGAGGAAAAATACAAAAAATTAGAAGAAGATGCTCAACAAGAGTTCAGAACTAAGCAAAAAAGTTATAGTGATGAATTATCTTATCTTAAAAAAGAATTAGAGGATTTTCGTAGTCGGCGCGAGGCCGTAAATGAAGCGATACGGCGGGAACGGGAGCTAAGCGAGAAAGAAGACTTCTATAAAATTCAACTTACACAAAACGATATAGAAGATATAAAACTTCTGGATAGTATGAAAGACCGTTTATGTCATAAAGAAGTTCTTCCTAAGGTTATATGGGAGAGTATCGCTCGGCGCCCTGTAAGTGAAATGATAAAGAGGGTTGTTGGGCAAAAAGTAGGAGGAATTTATAAGATTACTTATATCCCAACTGGGGAGGCTTATATAGGCCGAACCGTCAATTTCAAGGATAGATGGCAAGCTCATATCCAGACTGCGCTAGGTATGGAAAAAGTTGCCAGCTCAACACTTCATACACATATGGCGCGGAACGGAATTTGGAATTATAATTTTGAAATTTTAGAAGAGGTTCCGAAAGATAAACAGAGCGAGAGAGAAAAATTTTATATCGACTTGTATGGGACGAAAAAGCAATTGAATATAAAAGCTGGAGGGTAAGAGAAAATTTGATTTTCTCTTACTTTTCTTTTATAATATAATAAAAGTGAAAGGAGAGTTAAGAAATGGAACTCACAAATTTTGAAAAACTCAAAAATCTCTCAATGGAAGAAATGGCAGAATTTCTATCTGAACAAATGGCGCTTGAAGGTACAGTTTATGACCAGTGGATGACAGATACTTTTTGTAATAATTGTCCAGATGTAGAGGATTATGATGGGAGCCCAGTAAGTTTTTGTGAAATAAACCATGATTGCCCCTATGGACTTTATCTTCTTAGTAATAAAGACCTGGTAATGCGCTGGCTTTCTTGGGTGGAGGAAGAATAATAAAAAGAGGAAAGATATTAGGCTTCTTCATTTTGGAAAAATTTTAAGTAGAGGAGAATTTGATTTCTCCTCTATTTTGTTGTATAATATTATTATAAATGTAGAAAGGAGTTGGAAGAATTTTGAGTTATGATGCTAACTCTATTGAAACTTTGAGTTTCAGAGATGCCGTTCGTTCTAGGGTCGCAATGTATATGGGAAGCGCAGATAACCAAGGAGTGCTTCAATGTGTGCGTGAAATCATTACAAATAGTATAGACGAAGCTACAATGGGGTTCTGCAATCGTATTGTTGTTGACCTTTATGATGGAAACCGGATAACGGTCCTAGACAATGGAAGGGGATGTCCTTTCGGTCCGCGAGAAGATGGCGTCGACGCCCTTGAAGCAATTTATACCCTTCCGCATAGTGGAGGAAAATTCAATAATAAAATTTACCAAAACGTGGGAGGCCTCAACGGTATTGGGGCGAAGGGGACAGCCTTGTCGAGCGTTAGTTTTCGCGCAGTATCAATGAGAGATGGACAGCAATGCGAATTAGTTCTAAAAGATGGAAGGAAAGTGTCTCTTACGCTAAGTCCATCAAATGGTCGAGGAACTTTTGTAGATTTTATTCCTTCTCAAGAAGTCTATAACCTCGAGCCAATTGACCTCAAATTTTCTGACATAAAAGAAATGTGCCGGAACTGGTCGTATCTTTATCCTTTTTTGACTTTTATTTTAAACAATCATAAAAAAGGAGAAGAAGAAACTGTTCAATACCAAGCAAAAAATGGCCTCCTTGATTTTATGAAGACTTGTGCCGGAAAGTCTCTAAATAAAACTCCTCTTCATATTATAATGAAAGAAAATGATGTAGAAGCTGAAATTGTAATGTGTTGGACTAGTAGTAGAAATGAGGAATGGCACGTTTTTACCAATGGTCTTGAAAATACTGCTGGCGGAACAAGTCTAACAGGAGTTAAAACTGCACTAACTAATTACTTCAAGAAAAAAATCAAAGGTGAAGTTTCTCCTGATATACTTCGAAAAGGACTATTCTATGCTGTTAGCTGTAAAGTTCCTCAGCCGAGTTTTAGCGACCAGACAAAGACAAAAGTAAATAATCCTATACTCCGTGGACTTTGTCAGCGCGCGACGGGGCAAATGTTAGAGGAGTTTGAACGAAAACATTCTGACGAATTTGAGAAGGTAATGGAACTTCTTACAAAAGAAGCTAAAGCTGAGCAGGTAGCTGAAAAAGCCCGCCGTCAAGTTCTTGAAGCAGGTAAAGAGGTCGAAAAAAATCAACGGAAAAAGGTTTTTGCGAGTGATAAGTTGAAGGATGCGGAGTTTTTAGGACAGGATTCAATGCTTCTGCTTGTTGAGGGATTGTCGGCTGCTTCAAGTGTCGCTGTTGCAAGGGATGAAAAACGCTTTGGTATTTTAGCTTTGCGTGGAAAATTGATAAACTCTTTTTCTAATGATGATGAAAAATTTTACCAAAATGAAGAAGTAAAACTTCTTTTGAGCGCTATGAATATCATTCCTGGGAAATATGATAGCAAGAAGCTCCGTTATGGTAAAATTGGAATTTTGACAGATGAAGATAGTGATGGAAAAGCTATTGCTCTATTGATTATGTGTGCTATATATAAAGTAGCTCCTCAATTGATTGAAGAGGGTCGGTTGTGTTGGATGCGTTCTCCTTTATATATAGTAAAAAATGGAAAGCAGGAAACTTATTATTATAGTGATGAAGAATTTAATCGAGTTAGAAAAACTATCAAAGGAATTGTTCAAAGAAATAAGGGACTTGGTGGTCTAAGTGCAGAGCAAGCAAGGCGAGCAATGTTCTCTCCAGAGTTTCAACGAATTGATACTCTGATTCCAGACGGAGAGACTTATGGACTACTTTATTCTTTAATGGGAAAAGATAGCAAACCTAAACATGATTTTATTTTTGAAAATATTGATTTTTCAGAAATTCGTGAATAAGGAGAGGAAATTTGATTTCCTCTCTTTTTTATTGTATAATTATATTATAATGAAAAGAAAGGAGCTGTAAAATGGAAGTAAGTTTGACTCCAATTATAAAAGAAAGTTTCCTCCAATTTGGAGGAGCAGTTCTTCAATCGCGTGCCCTCCCTGACGCACGAGACTTATTGAAACCTTCTGCTCGTCAGATTTTTTATTGTCTTTATACTGATAAGTTTATTCATGAGAAACCCTTTCAGAAGACTTTGAAGGCAATTGGCTCTTGTTTTAGAATGTATATCCATGGAGATAGTAGTGCTGAAGGAGTGATAATGCGAGCTGGCCAGCCTTTTGCCATGCGCTATCCTCTTATTGAAGTAGAAGGCTCCTATGGAACACTGTTAGCTTCTGGGTCTTGGAGTGCTCCGAGATATACAAGCGCTCGTCTTTCTCCTTTGGCTAATTATCTTTTTTCTGATATACAAAAAGAGGTTATTGAAGAATGGAGAGATAATTATGATAATACAGAGCAATATCCAATGGTTCTGCCATCAAAAGGTTTTTACAATCTGGTAAATGGGTCATATGGAATCGGGGTTGGTGCATCTTGTTCCTGTCCTCAATATAATCTGAAGGAGCTAAATGAAGCTCTTATTAGATTGTTGTGGAATCCAGATATTGATTTTGATGAAATTTATTGTGCTCCTGATTTCGCCACTGGCGCGGTTCTCCTCAATGCTGATGAAGTAAAAGAAAGTCATCGACTTGGAACGGGGTCTGCTTGTAAGCTAAGAAGTATTGTTGATTGGGATAAGAAAGAAAAATGTTTAGTTGTTTCTGAAATTCCCTATATGCTTTATACAGAGACTATTTGCAAGCAGTTGGAAGATATTATCAATGGAGAAGAAAATCCTGGAATTGATCGTTTTAATGACCTAACTGGTAAAACTCCTCTTATCAAGATTTATCTTTCTAAAAACGCATCTCCAGAAAAGATTCTAAAATATCTTTACAAAAATACTTCTCTTGAAAGTTATTATGGAGTAAATTTTACTTTTTTGGAAAATGGTCGTTTTCCAAGAGTTTTTGGATGGAAGGAACTTCTTCAATCTCATTTAGACCATGAAAAAAGTGTATATATAAATGGGTTTCAATTTGACCGAAGGAAGATTCTTGCACGACTTCATATCATTGAGGGGTTGATGAAAGCTATTTCAATGATTGACGAAGTGGTAAAAACCATCAAAAAATGCGCAGATGCTAAAAGTGCTTCAATTGGTCTTCAGCACTTACTAAATATTGATGAAATCCAGGCCAAGGCTATTCTAGACCTAAAGCTTTCTCGTTTAACTCATTTAGATATTACAAAGTTAGAAACTGAAAAATCCAATCTTGAAATTGAAAAAGAAAGAATTGAGTCAATTTTAGGTGATGAAATTCTCCTCAAAAAAGAAATTGAAAAAGGATTGCGCGAGGTTGCTGAAAAATTTGGAGACGCACGCCGAACAAAAATTTTGAATATTTCCAATGATGAAGAAACAATCGAACAAAAACAACTGTCTCTTTCTTTCACGAATGAAGGAGCCGTATTTGTTAGCGAAACTTCTACCCTTTATTCCCAACGAAGAAATGGCGTAGGCTCAAAGTTTAAGCTTGATAAAGGAGAGTTTGTAGTTGATACTCTAATTGGAAATAACACAGACGAAGTTCTCTTTTTCACACAGCGCGGGACCTTTTATCATTTGAAGATGGGAGAATTCAATATTGGAGAGAAGCAATACCTAAATTCACTACTACCTATCAATGGAGACGATGAAATAAAATCAGCTACGATTCTTTCTAAAGATACCGAGTCCTCAAATATTCTCTTTCTTACAAAGAATGGAATTTTGAAGAAGTCCGCGCTTTCTGAGTATAATTTACGAAGAAATACAGGCGTTCAGGCTCTAAAGTTAGATGATGATGACTTGATTATTTCTATTCTTATTTTGAAAGATGAGAGAGTTGGTATCCTCACTAAGGAAGGAAACTTTATTATTATCGAAACTAAAGATATTAGACCTATTGGTAGAGTGGCTCGAGGGGTTGTAGGCATCAAGCTAAATGAGGGAGATGAAGTTGTTTCTGGACGGGTGGTTCCTAAAGAAACAAAAGAAATCCTCTCTGTGAGTGAAGATGGATATTCAAAACGCACTAATATAAATGAGTTCAAAATTACAGGGCGCGCGACTAAAGGAGTAAAGATTCAAAGGGCAGATAATCTTTGTGACTTTCTACCACTTATTGACCTTAGTGATATTTTAGTTGTATCTTCTACTACTCAAATTCGAGTGAAAGCTGAGGAAATTCCTGTATTAAGTCGTGGCACGCAAGGGGTCAAGACTCTAAAGTTAGGAGAAAATTCAAAAGTAATAAAAATCCAAAATTTCTAAGTTTGAAAGTTTGAAAGTTTTGTAAATTTTAGCTATAATATTTATAGAAAGTTGAGAGAGGCATGAAACCTTTACTCATCTAATAATAAAAATAATTTATATGTAAAAGGAGAAAAAAATTATGAAGCTAACTGCTAAGAGTTCCGAAGTATTTGATTATGTAAAGGCCAATGGTGGCCATGTCTCTATTGATGAGATTTGTAATGCCATCGGTCGTGCCTCTCGTTCCGTAGGTGCTAATGTAACTGACCTACAGAAGAAGGGTCTAGTTGAGCGTGAGAAGATTGAGGTTGAGGGTGCTGAGAAGCCCGTAGTTTATGTAAATCTAACCGACGCCGGTGCTACCTTTGTCCCCAGCGATGACGCTGAGTAATTTATTTTAGTAATTTGGTAGGAGGAATTTCCTCCTACCTTTTTATGAAAGAACCAAAGTAATTATTGTAAATGTAAAAAGGAGAAAAAAATTTATGCTACATGAAGCTGAAAATCGTGTTCGTATTGAAGGTCTACTAAGTGAAACTGATTTAAAGTATGGTTCTTTTGTCAAGAATGGCGAGACAATCGAGACAATTGGAGGAACTATTAAGGTACTTGTTGAGCAAGTTGTAAATGCCGTTCCTCTACATCTTGAAATCCCTGTCCATCTTTTTAGTCAAAAGTATAAGAAGGATGGAGGTTTAAATCCCTCCTATGAAAGCATTCAGCGTGTCAAGGAAGAGTTTATGTCTATTGCCTCTGCCGGTGGACGCGAAGGTGCTGATAAGATTCGTATTACGGGCGCAAAAATCAAGATGAATGAGTTCTTCTCTAAGGATGGTCGTTTTGTAAGTTCTCCCCGTATTACTGCTTCTTTCGTTGGTAAGGCTACTGGTGATTTTAAGCCCGAGGCCAGCTTCTCTTTGACTTTTGCTGTTTCTAATATCAATTATGTTGTTGATAAGGAAGGTATCGAAGTTGAGCCCAAAAAGCTAGAAGTTACTGCTATTGTTCCTAATTGGAATGGTCAGGTTGAGGTTATGAAGCTATATGCCTCTAATCCTAATGTTATCAATGCTATTACCCAGTATTGGGAGCCCGACTATACCTTTAAGGCTAATGGCCGTTTGAACTTTACCTCTACTACTGAGACTTATATTGAAGATGTAGATTTTGGTGAAGCCATTGAAAAGACTCGTACCCGTAGTATTAGTGAGCTACTAATTACTGGTGGTTCTCAGAGTGCTCTAGAGGGTGAGCAGGCTTTTGATGTTGAGGATCTCGCGCAAGCAATGAAGGAACGTAAGGCTCGTTTGGAGGCCCAGAAGGCTAAGGATATGAACAAAGTAAAGGGTGAGATGAAGACTCCTGCGCCAACTACTTCTCGTTTAGCAGGAGACGATATGGGATTTTAAGGAGGTAAATAGTTATGGCTATTGATATTTTTTCCCTCCAACCCAATAAAATCTCACGCGACCTGCGCTCTAAATTTATTCTTCTAGCGGGCGCTCCTAAAATTGGAAAGACTGAATTTTGTGCCCAAAGTGATAAAGCTTTAATTCTTGCGACTGAGATTGGCACAAATGCCCAATCTGGCGTCCGCGCTCTCCCTATTCAGAAGTTTGCTGATTTCAAACTAGTTCTTCGTCAATTGGAAAAGCCTGAAGCAAAACAAATGTATTCAACTATTTGTATTGATACTATTGGTATTCTATATGACCTTTGTGAGCAGTTTGTCTGTCAGCAGAATGGTGTAAGTAAAATCGGAGACATCCCCTATGGCGGTGGATATAGTCAAACTTCAAAGGAATTTGAGAATTGTCTTCGTAAAATTACCATGATGGGCTATGGACTCATCATGACTTGCCATCTAAAAGAAACAGCTGATGATGATGGAAAGGTAGTAGGTTATAAGCCTGATCTCAATAATCGCTGCTTGAAGATTGTCAATGGCCTTGTCGATATTATTGGAGTTATTACCCAAACTTGGAATGAAAAAGGAGAAAGTGAACGGTGGATTCAGACCCGTGCTACTCCTACTATTACCGCAGGCTCTCGTTATAAGTATCTTGAACCTCGTATTCCATTTGGCTTCCATGAACTTGAACAAGCAGTAGCTAAGGCTATTGATATGGAAGAAAAGAATGGTGGTTTGGTAACTGATGAAGCGCCAATTATCCAGGAAGAAAAACTTGACTTCAACGCCCTAATGTCTGAAGCTCGTGAGATTTGGACTAATAAGGTAAATAATGCTAAAACTGATGAAGATAAAGAAGCAGTAGTTCGCGCTATGTCTAAAAAGGTAGAGATGGTATTCGGACGAAGGCTAAAACTGTCGGAGGTTACCGAAGATCAAGTCTCGCTTTTACAGCTCGCCGTCATGGACTTGCGCGCAATGTAATTCATAAAACTAAATTAGAGGTAGGAGAAATCCTACCTCTTTTTTGACATTTTTAGAAAAATATGGTATAATATAATAAGATTGGAGGGATATAAATGGCAAAACATTTAGTCATCTGCCGCGCTTGCAAGGAGCGTTTTGATGCCCAGTTAGCTGGCGCGGATATAGAGTGGGTAATGCCATCTAAAGGATGGTACTATCACAAATCTTGTTATGAAAATCTAAAGAAAGGAAACATTCTAAAAGATAAAGATTGGAAAAAACGTATTTATGATTTCATCGCGCATGACCTAAAAGTTTCTTATGACTATCATCTTTGTGAAGCCCAGTTGAAAAAATTCGTCGAAAAAGATAAAATTGGAACTTATAAAGGTATTTTTTATACACTAAAATATTTCTATGAAATTAGGAAGGGAGACTGGTCAAAAGGTCATGGTGGGCTAGGAATTGTCCCCTTTATATATGAAGAAGCTACTACTTACTGGAGACAAAGAGAGAATAATGAACGAGGAACTTTGGCTGGAATTGAAGAACAAATCAAACAACGAGAGTCCCAGCAAAAAGTTCTACTAAAAAAGCCAAAAACTACATCCCAAAAGAAAAAGTCTCGATGGAATTTGGAGGATATTGAATGATTGATAAAAATACAGAACTCCAAATTATTGGAAGTCTAATGAAGCGCCCTCAATATCTAAGTGAGATAGATAAATACACAATAACTCCTACAGACTTCTCCTCAACTTTTACTCGTTATTTATTTGTAGCAATTGATAACTTGTATCGAGGTGGTGCCTCTCATATTACTCCGGTTGATGTTTCAACTTATCTTGAAAGCACACCAAGTGGGCAATTAGTTTTTTCCCAAAATAATGGTATTGAATATCTTCAAGATGCTGAATTTATGAGTGAGCCAGGTAATTTTCCTTATTATTATAATGAACTAAAAAAGTTCAATTTAGTAAGAGACCTCAAGCGAATGGGGCTTGACACTAGTAATATCTATTGTGAAAACCTGACTCAGCCTAAAGCCTTTGATATAAACCAACGCTTCAAAAATCTTTCAGTAGATGATATACTGAAAGAAGTCAAGAAAAATTTATTAGATGTAGAAAAATCTTATATCCAAAACGAAACTGTCCAAACTTGGGAGTTAGAGAACGAAGTTGATAATGTTATTGAAGCGTTTGGTAGTGAAGAAGGTATTGGATTATCTATCAATGGAGAGATTTTTTCATCAATTATAAATGGTGCTGAACTTGGTGCTCTTACAATACGAAGCCTCGCTAGTGGGTGCGGAAAGACCAGGCTTTCTGTCGCGGACGCGTGCAAATTGGCTTTTCCATTTTTCTATAGTGAGGCAGATGGGAAGTGGGTCAAAAATGGTGCGTGTGAGCCAGTTCTTTTTATTATGACAGAGCAAAAACCAGAGCAAATAATAAAAATGATTTTGGCCTATCTAAGTGGAGTAGAGGAGTCTAAGTTTAAGTTTAATACTCTTACTGATGATGAAAGAAAAAGAATTGAAGTCGCGCGCCATATAATCAAAACATATAAAACTCTAAAACTAATGCGAATACCAAATCCTTCCATTGAACAGATAAAATTAAGTGTTAGAGAAGAAGTAATTCTTTCCCAACGACGCTATGTCTTTTTTGATTATATTTTTATTTCTCCTGGAGTTTTGAATGAGTTTCGAGGACACAATCTTAGAAATGATGAAATTCTATCATTGATGGCAACAGCTCTAAAGGATTTAGCCATTGAGCAGAATGTTTCAATTTTTACTTCAACCCAAGTGAATGCCAAAGCAGATGATAATTCAGAAATACGAAATGAGGCAAGCTTAGCTGGTGGTCGAGCAACAATCAATAAAGCTGATAATGGTATAATTGGCGCGCGGCCTACGAAAGATGAAATAGATATACTCCAAAAAGATGGAAATTTGATGGGTGGTATAATTCCAAATCGAGTCTTTGATGTATTCAAAGTTCGGTCTGGTCGTTGGACTCAAGTTCGTATTTGGAGTTATTTCAATACAGGGACACTAAGACTTACCGATTTATTTGTAACCGATGATAGGATGAACCCTATTCTTGATTTTTATGATACTCAGCAAAGGGTTGAATGGGAATTGGATGAAAAAGAACAAAAGTTTTTAGAGGAGATAAATAAGTAAGAAGGGAGATTTCTTTGGATTATAGAGAAATAATTGAAAATCTTACTGATGAAATAGTAGAGAAAATTTTGGATAAATTGGAAATTCCTTGGCAAGACAAGGGAGATTTCCTTTTATGTAAAACTGCGTGTCATAATACTAATTTAGATGAAGCATCTTGGAAACTTTATTACTATAAGAATACGCATATTTTTATGTGTTATAGTGAATGTGGCGCGCAGAATATCTTTCGTTTTATTGAACATTATTATGAAACAAGAGGAATCACTTATGACTGGCATGAAGATATTTTAGAATTTGTTCGGAGTTATGGTGAGAAAAGGTTTACTGAAACAGAAATCAACGAAAGCTATAAATCAAAAAGAAACGAGTTTATGCCAAAAAAAGAAAGACGAGAGCTTCCAACTTATGAAAAAGGTATCTTGGATGTTTTCATAAAAGAGTATCCTGCTGATTGGGAAGAAGAAGGAATTTCTCATAAAGCTATGGATAAATTCAATATTCGTTTTTCTATTGGTCAAAATAAAATCATAATTCCTCATTATAATGTTAGGGGCGGATTAGTTGGAATTAGAGGGCGCGCGCTCAATCAGTGGGAGGTAGAAAACGTAGGAAAATATATGCCAGTTCAAATTGAAGGTAAATGGTATTCTCACCCATTGAGTTTGAATCTCTATGGTTTAGACAAAAATCTGGAAAATATCAAACGCTATGGAATTTGTTATGTCTTTGAAGCAGAAAAAAGTGTTCTTATGTGTGAAAATTTCTCATTTCCCAACTGTGCGGTTGCCTCCTGTGGAAGTCAATTCAATAAGTATCAACTTGATATTTTGATGCGTTGCGCCCAACCAAGAGAAATTGTTATCTGTTTTGATAATGAAGAGAAGCCAGGAAGTGAAGACTATTTTCAAAAATTATGGAAAATGTGTAGTAAATATAAAAACTATTCAAATTTTTCTTTTATCTATGATAGAGAAAACCTTACGAAAAAGAAGGACTCTCCAGTAGATGAGGGACAAGAAAAATTTGAAGAGCTATTGAAAAGGAGAGTAATTGTGAAGTGAAATATCGACTAGTAAATCAAGAGATAAAAGAAGACTATGGGAAAAACTTACTTCGCGCGCGAGGTATTCAGGACGTTCAAACCTTCCTCCATCCAACGAAAGAATGCTTACAAAGTTTTGAAGATTTAGATAATTATCAAATGGGAGTAAAGGTTATTGAAAAGACGATTTCTGATAAGAAGCCTTATGCCATTATCGCAGATTGCGATTGCGACGGAATTTGTTCTTTTGCTATAATTTATCAATATCTAAAAAGATGGAATCCAGATAAAGAGATTGAATTTTTTATCCATGAGGGAAAACAGCATGGCTTTTCTGATATGATGGACCAGTTAGAGGAAAAAGAATGGAGCCTTATTATCGCGCCAGATAGTGCCACAAATGACGGACAATATATAAAGGAGTTTACCTGTCCCATTCTCGTTTTAGACCACCATCTAAAAGAAGCAGAAAGCGAAATTCCACCTAATATGATACTTATAAATAACCAAACTTCTAAAAATTATAGAAATAAAAATCTTTGCGGTGGAGGAGTCGTTTGGCAATTTTGTCGGGCTTTGGATGATTATTTTTTGAGGAACTGGGCTTATGATTATATAGACCTTTGCGCGGTTTCATTAGTTGGAGATATGATGAGTATGCTTGAATATGAAAATCAATATTTAGTTCAAACTGGCTTTCAAAATATCAAGAATACAATGCTACGGGTTTTATTAGATAAACAGGACTATTCAATGGGTGGAAAGATAAATCCCACAACTGTTGCTTTTTATATTGTTCCTCTTATAAATGCTATGATTCGAGTAGGGTCAATGGAAGAAAAATATCGACTTTATCGTAGTTTTATTGAACCAAATGAAATGGTAGAGTGTCATAAGCGCGGAGCCAAAGGAACAATGGAGAGACTTTGTATAGAGAGCACGCGTGAATGTACAAATGCAAAAGCTCACCAAGATAAAATGAAAGAGAAAATAGTTCAAGAATTAGAAGTAAAAATCTTCAAACAAGATTTATTGGAAAATCAGATTTTATTTGTAAGACTTGATGATGATGATGATTTCCCTGCTGAGTTGAATGGATTAGTTGCTATGGTATTGTCAGCGAAATATCATAAACCTACTATATTGGCTAGGCGAAATTCCGAAGGCTATGACAGAGGTAGCGCTCGCGCACCAAGTAATACAGAACTAACTTCTTTCAAAGAATTTCTATCGGAGACAGGTCTTTTTGAATATACTCTTGGCCACGACCAAGCATTCGGAGTTAGTGTTTTTGACAAGAATCTTTCAAAACTCCATGAAATAGCAAATAAAGAACTCTCCCAAATTGATTTTGGAGAAAATATTTATGATGTAAATTTTATTCGAAGAGGTAATGATAAAGACATAGAAGCCATAATTCTTGATGTCGCGCCGTATGAGCAAGTATTTGGACAACAAAATCCCGAAGCTATGATAGCTATTACTAATTTAGTAATTTCGCCTAATGAGATAAAAGTTATAGGGAAAAATAAAGATACATTACGAATTGAGAAAAATGGAATTACCTATATCAAGTTCAGAGCAAAAGATTTAATAGAAGAACTAAAAAGTTTTTCAAATGAAATGGATATTACTTTAGTTGGTAGACCTAATATCAACACTTGGTTGGGGCAAGAATTGCCTCAAATTTTCATAGTGGATATGGAGGTTCAAGATGGAAGATTTTCATTTTGATGATAATTTAATATATATAATTCCAACTAATATTAAAACACCAATAAAAGCTGTTTCTGAAAATTCATTCAACAAAGAAAAAGAATTGGATTATAGCTATGTAATTGAAGTAGACCTGGGTAATGACAATGATATACAAAAATGTATAGAATTGATTGAAAGGGCTCTACGTTCTAATAGTTGAAATTTTTTGGAATTTAGTATATAATATATATAGAAAATAAAAAGGAGGTTTGTAAATGATAAAAATTTATAAAATTGAAAATTTTACAAAAGAGTTAGTCGCTTCGCTTCCTGATGCTATCCAATCCTTAGAGGAAATCGAAAATTATATTCTTTTTGAAAATGAAGATATCTATGAAAAAATCCAAATAGATGAACTTTACTATTTGATTGACGAAGAACCTTGGAGAATTGTAGGAGTAATGAGCTTACATAAGGGATGGGGATTTTTTGATGTAGCTGAACATGATGATAGGGTTAGAATAAAGAAGGTATTTCCAGATAAGATTTGTTATATAGTTGGTGAATAAAAAGAAATGGTAGGTATATATAAATATACAAATAAACAAAATAACAAAGTATATATAGGGAGAAGTACTGATATTACAAAAAGAAGATGGGCTCATCTAAATCAGCCGTCACCATATTCTTATTTTGACCAAGAGCTTCATAAATTAGGAGAAGAAGCTTTTACTTTTGAGGTGATAGAAGAATGTGAGCCTCAAGAATTACAAGAAAGAGAAAAGTATTGGATAAAATATTATGAAAGTTATTCTTCAAAAGAAAAAGGATATAATTTAACTCGTGGCGGAGAAGAATATAAAAGTGAAGAAAATCCTTGGGCGAAACTTACTAAAAAAGAAGTCCTTGAGATTATCGAAAAATTAAAAAATACAAAATTATCTATACAAGAAATAGCAAGACAGTATAAGGTTCATTATAATACTATTAGTGATATCAATAGATGTAATACTTGGATTTGGCTTCATCATTATAAGAAAAATATAAGAATAGAAACACAAGGAAGCGTTTGTCGTGGTGAATTGGGAACTAACAAAATTACTGAAGAAAAAGCAAAATATATAATAACCTTATTAGAAAAAGATTCTCGTTCATTAGCTCAAATATCACGAGATGAAAATGTTAGTTTAAATATATTATATGATATAAACAGATGTAAGACTTGGAAATATTTGCATAATTATAAAGCCAATGTTCGTAATGAATTTAGAAAGAGGTGATGAAGAATGAAAACTATCTTGGATTATCCTGGTAGTTTACATTAGTTGATTCATAACCATGATGAGTTCTCAAATCTTCGACTGCGCGACTGTATCATAAAAGTTGAAGATTTGATTGACTATGCTATTGAACTGGGACATGAAGTAGTAGCCATTACTAACCACGATTGTATCTCTGGAGCTGTTAGAGTTGAAAAATATTATAAAAAGATAAAAGAAAAACATCCCAACTTCAAAGTCATCCAAGGAAATGAAATTTATCTTTGTCGAAATGGACTAAATGCTTCAAACTATAAAGCCGGACAGGATAAATATTATCACTTTATCTTGTTGGCCAAAGATGCTATTGGTCATAAGCAAATTCGTGAAATTTCTACTCGCGCTTGGCTGAGAAGTTATATGGCGCGAGGGATGCGTCGAGTTCCGACTTATTATAATGACTTATTTGAAATTATTGGGGCGAATCCTGGCCATGTAATTGGTTCTACGGCCTGCCTCGGGGGATGTCTTCCTACCCAGCTTCTAAAAGCAAAAGATAATCCAGAGTTGATGCCAAAAATTCATAATTGGATAAATCAAATGGACAACCTATTCAGCCATGGAAATTTCTTTTTTGAAATGCAACCTAGTAATAATAAGGACCAAATTTATGTCAATAAAAAACTTTTTGAGTTATCAAATGAATTTGAAATTCCTTACATTATTACAACAGATACTCATTATCTCAAAAAAGAAGATAGAGCAATTCATAAGGCTTATCTAAATGCTCAAAATGGTGATAGAGAAGTCGATGATTTCTACGCTACAACTTATCTAATGGATACAGAAGAGCTTGAAAGTTATTTTGGATATTTCTCACAAGAACAATTACAAATAGCTTATCGAAATATACTAAAAATAAAAGATATGTGTGAAGATTATAGTCTTCTAAAGCCTTTATATATTCCACAATTACCTTGGAAAGAATCTAAAATTAGATATGTTCAGAATTGTTGGATAGAAAGAATTCCTTATTTGAAGACCTTCGTGGAATCTGATTATATTGGAGACCAAGTTTTGGCGTGTATGATTGTTGAAGCTTTAGAAGATGGGCCTCAAGAACTATGGAATCAAAAAACATGGGATGAAGTCAATGCTTGTCTTGAAATGACTTGGATTTCTTCTAATGTAAATAAGGCACACTGGTCAGCCTACTATCTAAATCTTCAAAGAATTATCGAAGAATGTTGGAAAGCTGGTACATTAGTCGGGCCAGGAAGAGGGTCTGGAGTAGGTTTTATCTTACTTTATCTTTTGAATATAACTCAAATCAATCCTCTACAAGAAACCACTAAAACTTTTAGATGGAGATTCCTAAATCCAGACCGAGTTTCGGTACTTGATGTGGATGTAGATATTGAGGGGGGTCGTCGTGCAGAGGTCTTAAACCATTTACGAAAAGTTTATGGAGATAATCGAGTTTCAAATGTTGCTACTTTTCGTCAAGAGACATCTAAATTGGCAATCCTTACGGCTTGTCGTGGTTTAGGAATAGATGTTGATATTGCTTCATATTTAGCTTCATTGATACCCTCTGACCGAGGACTATTACGAACTTTATCTCAATGTATGTATGGCGATACCGAAAATGATTGGAAACCAATCAAACAATTCGTATATGAAATGACTGAAAACTACCCCGGAGTTTGGGAAGTCGCCCAAAAAATTGAGGGATTGATTTGTGGGTACGGAATCCATGCCGGCGGAGTAATCTTTGTAGATGAGCCTTTTACCAATTCAACTGGACTAATGCGCGCGCCAGATGGTACAATTATTACAGCTTTTGACCTCCATGCGTGTGAAGATGTGTCGCTTATCAAGTATGACTTGTTATCAGTAGAAGCATTAGATAAAATTCATAATTGCTTAGATTTGTTAGTTGATTATGGATATGTCAAAAAAAGAGACACTCTAAAGGAAACCTATGAAAGCGTCATTGGTATTTACAATTTGGAGCGGACGGCGCAGGATATGTGGAAAATGGTATGGGACCACAAAATCACCAGTTTATTTCAAATGGAAAAGCAAAGTGGAATTAATGGCATTGCACTGACTCATCCTCAATCAGTAGATGATTTAGCTGTTTTGAACTCTGTAATTCGTTTGATGGCTCAAGAAAAAGGAGCCGAGCAACCTCTAAATAAGTTTGCTCGTTTCAAAAATGATATTTCTTTGTGGTATAAAGAAATGGAGAACTATGGTCTTACGAAAGAAGAAATGAAAATTCTTGAACCAGTAGTAAAAATTTCTTATGGGATCTGCGAGTCTCAAGAGAAATTTATGGAGTTAGTTCAGTTGCCTGAATGCGGGGGTTTCAGCCTTACCTGGGCAGATAAACTAAGAAAATCTATCGCAAAGAAAAATCCCAAAGCTTTCCTTGAACTACAAGATGAATATTTTAGGGTCATAAAAGAAAAAGGATTGGATGAGAAATTTTGTAAGTATGTTTGGAATGTATTAGTTTGTATGAGTAAAGGTTATGGATTTAATGCATCGCATACCTTAGCTTATTCACTAATCGCTCTTCAAGAAATGAATCTGGCTTATTGCTTTCCGATTATTTTCTGGAATTGCGCTTGTCTTATTAGTGACAGTGGAGGAAACGAAGGGACAGAAGAAGATGAGGAAGATATCGCTATTGAAGAAACTTATGTTGATTGTGTAGAAGAATTTGAGGATGATAACGATGATGATGAAGATGATGATGAAGAAGTTATAAAAGAAAAAAGGAAAAAGAAAAAAACTAAAACCACGAATTATGGAAAAATTAGTTCTGCCATTGGAAAAATGAAGATGTCAGGAATTGATGTCGCGCCGCCAGATATAAATAAATCTACTTATACCTTCTCTCCCGATGTAGAAAAATCAATAATTCGTTTTGGCATGAGTGGAATTGTAAAAGTAGGTGAAGATATTGTAAAGTCCATAATCGAAAATCGCCCTTACTCCTCAATTGATGATTTTCTCTCAAAAGTAAAAATCAATAAGCCTCAAATGATAAATCTTATAAAAGCTGGAGCATTTGATAGTTTTGGCAAAAGAGAGGATTTGATGCGATATTACGTCTCAGAAATCAGTGATACGAAAAAGCGGATAACTCTCCAAAATATGAAGATGTTGATTGATTTTGGTTTGATTCCTGATGAGTATGACCTTCAAAGACGAGTCTTCAATTTCAATAAATATCTAAAAAAGATGAAGATAGGAACTCAGTATTATGGATTAGATAACATCGCAATGAACTTTTATGAAAAGAATTTTGATGTTGATTTTCTAGAACCTTATGATACTGAAAGCGGGTTTGCGATTCTTCAAACCAAGTGGGATAAAATTTATAAAGCTCAGATGGATATTATCCGTCCTTTTATAAAAGATAATAACAAATTATTACTAAATGAAGTAAATAATAGGCTAATGTCTGATGTTTGGAATAAATACTGTCTTGGTTCTATTAGTAAATGGGAAATGGATAGTGTTTCTTGTTATTTCCATCAGCATGAACTTCAAGATGTCAATTATCGGCTATGCGGTTTCTCTAATTTCTTTGAGCTAAATGAACAACCAGAAATTGATAGAATAATTGAAATAAAAGGAAAGAAAATCCCACTTTTCAAGATTCATCGCATTTGTGGTACTGTCCTTGATAGAGATAAGAGCAAAAAAATGGTAACAGTTTTGACTAGAGAAGGCGTTGTGAATGTAAGAGTTTTTGGTGAAGTTTTTTCTTATTATGACAAGCAAATTAGCGAACGGGGCGCCGATGGTAAAAAACACGTCATTGAGAAAAGTACCTTCAGTAGAGGAAACAAAATCATTATCACAGGCATCAGAAGAGAGAACGAATTCGTCATGAAAAAGTACAAAAATACTCCTTATCATGGCATTGAACTAATTACAAAAATAAATGAAGATGGCACAGTAGAAAGTCAAGGGAGGATTGAACAATAATGGGAATAATTGGGGTACATGATTATGATTTCTTTACTTACCAAAATGTCCTCCCTAATCTTGAATGCGCGAAGCTTTGTGCTTATCATAAGAAAAAAAGAGAAATTTCTGTTCTGGCACCAGAGTTGGCGCCAGAACGCTTCTCTACTCTTTATGTAAGAAAAGATTATGATGATGGAATTTATCCACGAGAATTATTTGATGACAAAATAATCCTTGGAGGGCGTGCAATACAACCAGGTTTATATAGACCTCTTCCTCTTGAGATTGAGCAGACTATTCCCGATTTTTCTATATATGAACGCCATTCTTCAAATTTTTGTCGTATAAAAGATGATGAGCGCCTATTCAAGAGGATTCTACGGAGCGCCCACCTTCGTCTTTCAATTGATGGGAAAAATATCGACCCGTGGCTAAAAAAAGAAGACTATATGTTTCAAAACACTAGATGTCTTATTCTTCATGATTATGATGTTGGTGCTATTGATGGAGCTTATGATTTTATAAAAGAATGGTTATATTCTAGAAATAATTTAAATAGTAATACTGTAAAACCATATTCACTTGGAACTAAATTTCCTATACAAGTATCTTCAGAGGAAGAACTACTAAAATGGTTACGGCTACCTATTATGGAAGATGTTTTTGGAATACAATATAACAATTTTATGGATGACGCCCTATGTGACAAAATGAGATATTTATGGGATTTAGGAACAAGCCAAATGTCTTATAAAGTTGACGAGGGATGCAAGGATGAGAATGACTTTTTGATGAACCGTTTACCCTTAATTATTCCTCAAGTTCTATTTTTCCATAGACATTGGATAAAAATTTCACTTATATATAATGACACACTAATCACAACTCCTGAATTACAAAATCTTTTTGAAGTCTTGAATTGGTTTATAAGGTCAAAATACTATAATTATAAAGCAGATAGAATTGTTGATTATTGCAAATGGATAGCTAAACATCAAGACCCTTGGAAATGTTGGCGAGCAAAATATCAACGAAAATGGCCTTCTACACAAGAAGCCAGAGATGCTTTTCAATATGTTAGATTCAATAACTATGAAGCCTTTAGAATGTTTTATGAATGGAGAAAAGTAATTTTTGATGGGAGGAAAATTGTAAATGACTCAAATTGAAATTCGAAGAGCTATTGATTTGAATAATCAACTTATCAATACGCTTCTCACGCCTAATCAGTTCACTCTAAATAATGAGGTCGCGCGCCTTCTACGAGAGAACAAAAACTATCAGTCTCAATGCCAACATCATTTTGTTGATGGATATTGTGAGTTTTGTGATATGGAGGAGAGCGAATGACAGTAGAACAGTGGCTAGGAAAAGACAATAGCTTAGGCATAGATATATGGAATCGAAAATATAAAAAGAATAACGAAACTTTTGACGAATGGTTAGATAGAGTTAGTGGAAATAATGAAGCAATAAAAATACTAATTATTGAAAAAAAATTCATTCCTGGCGGACGAATTCTTAGCAATCGGGGAATCACCGATACGCGAGTAACTTATAGTAACTGTTATGTTATTACTCCTCCAGAAGATAATATTGAATCTATTTTTGAAAGTCGCAAGAAACTAGCTAGAACCTATTCTTATGGTGGTGGTTGTGGAATTGACCTTTCTAAATTAGCCCCCGCAGGCGCAAAGGTTCATAATCAAGCAGAACAAACTACCGGCGCAGTAAGCTTTATGCAGGGATATAGCCAAACGACCGAAGAGATTGGTCAAGCAGGAAGACGTAAAATCGCTTAATAAATTATAAGTTTTCGAAAATATATAGAGTAGGAGGCTTCTTAAATGAATAAAGAATTATTAGAAAAATATTTAGAAGATGGATTAACTCATCGTGAAATTGCTCAACTTACTGGAAAAAGTAAGTCAACAGTTGGTTATTGGATTAGTAAATATGAATTAAATGATAAGTCTAAATATTCTAAGCCCAAATATAAAGACCCAAAGATGTTCAATAAAATTGATACTCCAGAAAAAGCTTATATTATTGGATATGCGCTAGCAGATGGATACATCAATAATAGTTCTATTGAATTTGGATGTTGTTTAGATGATAAAGAAATATTACAATTTATCGCTAATTATATTGGAGCTAATTATAGAGAAGACTTAACATATAAGCCAGAAGCAAGACGATTTCCACGAGCAAGAATCACTATTGGCAATTCAGATTTGGTTATTGATTTTAATAAGCATTGTTCCTCAAAAGAAAATAAACATTGTCCAATTATCTCTAAAAATTTAGAAAGATATTTGGTGCAAGGGTTCTTTGACGGAGATGGATGCTTGACCTGGGGGCTACGAAAAGATAGAAATAGAATTTGGCAAAAAATTTCTTTTACTTCGTCATTAAAAGTTCTAACAGGTATTCAACAAATTTTACTAAAACAATGCGCCATTTCAACAATTATTCGGCCAAAAGCAAACGAAAATTGTTTTGTCTTAGAGTTTGCCAATAAAAAAGACGTACTAAAATTTCTAAATTTTATTTATCCTGATGATAATTTTATTATTCTAAAAAGAAAATATAATAAAGCGAATGCCCTGCGTCTTGAATTGGGTGAATTCGGGGAACGCCCAACAACCCCGAGCGAAGCCATCAATTTCAACTAAGAAGTTGATGGAACGTGTAGAGACTAGCGGTTGAGGAAACAATAAGACCGCAATAGCGCCCGAGTTTTATTTTCAAAAATAAAATAAGATATAGTCCGTATTGGGGGCATTGATGATTAGCTTAGACTGTCATCATCCCGACCTTTTGGACTTTATTGATGCAAAGACTTCTCCGGATGCTGTTACCAAAGCAAATATTTCTGTTCGAGTAACTGATGATTTTATGGAAGCCGTAATCAATGATAAGGATTGGATAATGTCCTTTACCCGTCCAGAAACTAACGAAACTATTACAAAGACAGCTAGAGCTAGAGAGGTTTTTGAGAAGTTATGTAAAAATAATTGGGATTGGGGAGAACCTGGAATTCTTTTTTGGGATACTATTTCCAATTATAATTTACTTGAGTTTGACGATACTTTTGAATATGCAGGCGTCAACCCCTGTGCGGAGGAGCCTCTTCCCGCGGGAGGGTCTTGTCTCTTGTCAAGTATAAATCTCTCTGCTTTTGTAAAAGATAAAGAGTTTGATTTTGATGATTTTGGTGAAACGGTAGCTAATGGTGTCATCTACCTAAATGAAGTATTAGAGGAAGGATTGCTCCTACATCCCTTAGAGGAACAAAGGCAATCAGTAGCAGATTGGCGTCAAATAGGCCTCGGAATTATGGGTCTGGCCGATATGCTTATAAAAATGGAGCTTCCTTATGATTCAGAACAGGCCCGACAGTTATGTGAAGAAATTGGCTTAGTAATGGCCGACCAGGCTTTATATACTTCAGCTTTTCTTGCTGGGCATAATGGACCTTATGATAATTATAAATCTTGTGTTCAAAAAAGTGGGTTTCTAAAAAATAATACTTGTGAAAGTACAAGAGAAGTGATAGGGGCTTATGGCCTTCGTAACAGTCAATTGCTGACAATCGCGCCGACTGGCACTATTTCTACAATGTTAGGAATTAGTGGAGGAATTGAACCAATTTTTGCTAATTCCTATACTCGAAAAACCGAATCTCTTCATGGTCATGATGAATATTATAAGGTATATACTCCAATTGTAAAAGAATATATGGATAAACATGGAATAAAAGATGAAACTGAACTTCCTAATTGGTTTTGCACTTCATCGACAATTTCTCCTCTAAATAGAGTCCTAATGCAAGGAGTATGGCAAAAACACATTGATGCCTCTATTAGTAGTACAGTAAACCTTCCAGAAGAAGCAACTATTAAGGATGTTGAAGAGATTTATCTAAATGCCTGGAAAGAAGGACTAAAGGGTATTACTGTTTTTAGAAATGGCTGTAAGCGACTTGGAATTCTAACAACTAACAGTTCTCAAGAAAAAGAAGAAGAAAAGGGGCTATCTCGTGGAGAAATCATTAGTTGTTCTGATAACTTAATTGGGATGAAACGCCGTCTAACTACTGGTTGTGGTTCTCTTCATTGTACCGCCTGGTTTGACCCCCAAACAGGTGATTTGATGGAGATTTATTTAAACAAAGGAAGTACTGGCGGATGTGCTAACTTTATGGTTGGTCTTTCTCGAATGATTTCTCTAGCTTGTCGTGGCGGTGTAAAAATTGAAGATATTGCCGACCAGCTTCAAAGTACTGGTGCCTGCCCAAGTTATGCCTCTCGGACTGCCACAAAGCATGATACCTCAAAAGGCGCCTGTTGTCCTATGGCAGTAGGCAATGCCCTTATGGAAATGTGGAAGGAGATGAAAGAAAGAATTGAAAAAGGAAATTCAATTATTGCCTTGGCAAATTCTGATTCTCAAATACCAAGCTCTGAGAGCAGAACTTCATTCAATCCAGAGATTGATAATGGCGCAAAATGTCCAGAATGTGGTTCTGAACTTATACAAGAGGGTGGATGCGTCATATGTAAGTCTTGTGGTTGGAGCAAATGTGGATAAGGAGAATTAGTTATGGAAATGACAGTTTCTAAAGAACGTTTTCAAAAAGTCTCAGAAGTTATTGAGAATTTTGATGGCGAAGAAATTAGTTTTAGCTTTTTGATTGGTTCTCTTTTTCCAGATGCTTGGAAGAATATTCAACAAGCCCTAAAAGATGAACATATGAAAGGCTACCTAGAAGCAAAGGAGGAAGAAAGTTGAGTTCTTTAGACCCAATAGTTTATAATTTTGTGAATGATGTTTCTCCTATTATAGCTAGTCTAATCAAGAATGAAGCAATTCGTCAACAAGAAAATATCGAACTCATCGCTAGTGAAAATTATCCTAGCGATGCAGTTCGAGCCACTATGGCTTCTTGTCTTACGGCTAAATATGCCGAAGGATACCCTGAATGTCCACGATATTCTGGACGGCAAGGACGCTATTATGGTGGGTGTCAAGTAGTAGACCAAATAGAGGAATATTGTTGTAATAAGTGGAGAAAAGTCTTTAATACTGATTATCATGTAAATGTTCAGCCTCATAGTGGAACGCAAGCTAATATTTCAGCATATATGGCAGTCCTAAAACCAAGAGATACAATTCTTTCCATGTCCTTGGCAAATGGAGGCCACCTCTCACATTGCTCTCCTGTCAATATTAGCGGTAAAATTTTCAACCATGTTGAGTATGGAGTAGATAAGAATGGATTTATTGATTATGAGGATTTTGAACAAAAAATCCGTTTTTATCATCCCCAGCTGGTCTTAGCTGGCGCGAGTGCTTATAGTCGCATTATTGATTTCAAGAGAATGAAGGAAATTATTGATGCGATTCAACTTGAAGGGATGATTGAAAGAAATGATAATTATCGACCATATTTTATGGTTGATATGGCACATATAGCGGGATTGATAGCAGGTGGGTGTCATCCTTCTCCTTTTGGTCTAGCTGATATTATCACCACTACCGTCCATAAGACTTTGCGCGGACCACGGGGTGGACTAATCTTTTGTAAGTCAGAACTAGCAAAGAGAGTAGATGGTGCCGTCTTTCCGACTAACCAGGGAGGGCCTTTGATGCACGTCATTGCAGGCAAAGCAGTTTGTGCTGAAGAAGCTCTAACTCCTGAATTTAAAAACTATGCTAATCAAGTAGTTTGGAACTCCAAATCAATGTGCAACGAATTTCAGAACCTTGGGTATAAAATCATAAGCGGAGGAACGGATAACCACCTATTTCTAATTGACCTCACTTATAATTACCCTAATCTTACAGGGCACGAAGTTCAAGAAGAACTCGACAGATATAATATTACTCTAAATAAAAACTGTATTCCTAATGATAGTCGAAGTCCGATGGAGACTTCTGGACTACGGATTGGAACGCCAGCTATGACTACAAAAGGGTGGACATCGGTTGAGTTTAGAGAGTGCGCGCGCCGAATAGACCAAATTATAAAAGAGTTGGATAAAAGGAAAAATTTGAAAAAAGAATAATTTTATGATATACTTATTATAGTAAAAAGAAAGGATGAGTTGATAGAATGACCCATAGAGAAAAAAGTTTTTTCAATATCGCTAAACAAATGTGCCGGCTTTCTAATTTTGATAGAGCAAGAGTTGGCGCGGTAGTTGTTAGTGGAAAAAGAATTTTATCTGCTTCTTGCAATTCTACAAAAACTCGTCCTCTTCAATTTTACTATAATAAGTATCGTAATTTTGAAGATTATAAAAACTCCAATTCTTGTGAACACGCGGAAATTTCTGCCCTGTCTCCCTTGATTGGAAAAGAAATAGAATGGGACAAAGTTTCCATTTTTACTTTTAGAGAGCTCAAAACAGGAGAGAAGGCGTGTAGTAAACCCTGTCCTGCTTGTAGTAGGCTTATAAAAAATTTGGGAATCAAAAATGTTTATTATATAGATGAAGATGGAGATTTTGTAAAGGAGAGATTTATTTGAAGATTGAAAATACTGAAGTGTATGGCCTTGAACGAGCAATCAAGACTGCTAAATATCCAAAAGCTGTTAATATTGAAAAGTTGAATAGTGAGCTTACTCCTGGTATCAAAGCTTGTTTTACTTGTCCAACTGGGCAGGGACATGATAATGCACTAAAAGGAATTATTGTTCAATTTGATTTGACAATTAGTCAAAATGCTTGGATGCAAATTGAGCGTTATCATTTTTGTGATTTCATCAGTTCTTGTTCAAAAATGCACAAAATTACCAAATTTTCTCTAAATAAACAATGTAATACTTATGTTGATAGAAGAATTATTGATATTTGTCAAGAAAAGATTGATGAATATAATAGATTATCTTCTTTAGAGGAAAAAACAGAAGAAACTCATAAACTTATGAATGAAAAATATCTTGAAATTCTTTATAATATTCCAATGGGTTTTGAACTAACCGCCGGAATGACAACGAACTATCAACAATTAAAAACTATTTACCAACAGCGGCGCCACCATCGCCTACCTGATTGGCAAATGATTTGTGATTGGATTGAGACACTACCAAGATTTATGGAATTGACACAAAAGGAGAATTGATATGACAAAAATTAGAGTATTTCCTAAAAATGAAAAGGGTAAGATAGAATTTACGAAAGAAGAGCTTCAAAAATTACTGAATGAAGTTTATAATGAAGGTAAAATAGATAGCTATACTATTTCTTATGGTTCTAATATTACAACTACACCTTACTATTATTCTACAATTACTACAAGCAATTCATCAACACCAAATAATAAAAACAATCTTACTTCTCTAAATATTGATGTAAAAGACTAAGGAGAATATATGAGAACTTATAAAGAAACAACAGAAATTATTTGTTTTACCGAGGAAGAAGCCAAACAAGTAATTGAAGACTATCGAAAAGATGCCCGTGAGAAAGGATTTACTATTGGTTCAGCAGGATATACCTATAAGACAAAAAAGGCTAAAGGCGAGATTATCGGTGAGCTATGGCTTGTCAAGATAACTGAAATTTTTGGAGAGTTGTGGGAGGAATTAGATGGCTGAGATATTTGATTTTTCTACCCAAGAAAAAATTACGAAAGAAGATATTCATCAACTATCTTCTCTAATGGGGGAACTTTCTGGTAAAGAAGATACACTTGAAGCAATTGGCGGGCTACTAAATCTTCCCGAAGATAAATTTGCTTTGTTAGCTCCTGGTGTTTTAGACAGCTACCTACGAAGTTTGAATAATGCAAATACTCGTTTACTCCTTGCCCAAGCGATAAATGCTAATGGGATTGCTGTTGAAGATATGGTTCAAAATTTTGCTCAATTGGGTCAAAAAATTGATACCTTAGAAGGCTTCTCTGCTCAAAAGAAAGACTTTCTGAAACAACTAGCTAATGGATTAGCTAATTGTATTAGTGAAACTCAAGGAGTTGCTAAGAAATACATCCAAATTCCTTATGAGAAATGCCGAGAAGGCGCCCGGATGCCTGAATACGCGCATATAGATGATAGTGGAATGGATTTATATGCACTAGAAGATTATACTATCCATCCTGGAGAGACAAAACTAATTCCTACCGGCTTAAAGTTTGCTATTCCTAATGGTTATGAGTTACAGATTCGTCCTAAGAGTGGTCGTTGTCTAAAGACAAAGTTAAGAGTCGCGAATACTCCCGCAACTATTGATGCTGGGTTCCGTGGAGAAGTCTGTGTTATTGTTGAAAATGTAGAAGCACCTATTCAAGATATTACTTATGAATTTGATAACAACGGTCATCCTATTATCACTTCTATCTTACATGGCACGGACCATTATATTCATAAGGGTGAGAAGTTTGCCCAGCTAGTCCTCGCTGAAGTTCCTAAAGCTAATTTTTATTTGGTAGATAAAGTTATGGAAGATACAGAAAGGGCTGATGGAGGCTTCGGTTCTACCGGACTAAAATAATAGGAAGTGGGTGAAATTGGCAAAAATTCAAATAGAAGATATAAAAGCAGAATTGTCTAAAGATGGGTGGAATTTAGTTTCTACTGAGTATCATAATTTAGACGAAATTCTCGAATATACCTGTAATGAAGGACACCATGTTTTCGCTCCTTGGAAAAAAATTCGTACTCGGCGCGACTGCCCCTTATGTAAAGAAAATCCATTGGCCTCTTCCACGTTGAGGGCTATTCCCAAAAAGAAAGATACTTTTAGGGTATTAGGATTAGACCAAGCAACAAAAGTTTCGGGCTTTTCAATCTATGATGATAAAAAGCTCATCAAATATGGCATTTTTAATGCTTCCCCTGATTTGGAAGAAATCGCTAGAGACCATCTCATAAAAGAATGGTTAGTTTCAATTATAAAAACTTTTAATGTAGATTTTGTCGGAATTGAAGGTATTCAATATCAAGAGAAAATGGGTGTAACTACTTTTGAGACTCTGGCGCGACTTCAAGGAATTTTGATGGAAGCCTGTTTTGATTTAGGAGTGCCCTTCAAGATTGCGCCGACAAATACTTGGCGCGCGCATTGTGGAGTAAAGGGGCGCTCAAGGTCTGACAAAAAACGTTCAATGCGCCAACTCGTAAAAGAGTGGTTTGATATAAGCGTTACTGAAGATGAAGCGGATGCTGTTGGAATTGGAAAATATATAAGTGAGACTTGTTACAAAAAAGTTGAAATTGTAAATTGGGAATAAAAAAAGAGGAGAGCAATAAAGCTCTCCTCTCTTATAATTAGGAATATTTCTTTATTTTTCGTTCAATATCGTCATACCAGTGCTGGAACATTTCGTTGGTTTCATGCCACATACACTCTGAAACAGTTTCTCTATCTACATTCTTTTCTTTAGAAGCTTCATTTTCAAATAGTTTATGGAAATTCATGAAATGTTCTAGTCGGTATTGGGCGTATTTTGCGATTTCATCTGCTAACGCTTTATCTTCTTCATGTTTACTGATTTCGCAAGCATAGTCAATCATCATTTCTGCATCTTTTAGGTCGTCGTTCATTCCCTTATATAGTGCTTTGAATTTTACCATAATTGTGCCTCCTTATGCTATTTTAGTTATTACAACATTTACATTAGTAAAAGTCGCGGCTAAACCAGCATTGTTGAAGGTTAGATTAGTGGTATTATTTACAGCACAGCAAGAAGGTTTTACTTGGATGAGTTTAGAGAATGCTAAGCTACGCACATCAGTTGTTGAAGCAGAAGAAACACTAGCAGTTGCCCCAGGAACAAGAGTTCCATTATTCAACATAGAGACAATTATCGTACCCGCAGTCGCTCCAGTAATAGCACCCGTCCCATTGAACGTTATGAAGTAGAAACCAGGCTTGTTTAGTGAGAAAGTGGTACTACCAGCGCTGTGAGTTGCGGTACATCCAGTTTGGATACTGTTTATAGCAAAGGAGATATTGCCTCCAGCCACAACCTCTTGAGAAGTATTTGAATAGCTATCAATCATTTTTATTTACCTCCGATACGGATATGTACTCACGGTAAAAAGCTTAAATTCCACAACCGCAACCGCAACCATTATTGTAGTTGTAGTTGCTTCCCCAAGGATTGCAGGTAATATATGCAGGAACAGGGCAAGGTCTAACCTGGCTTACGATAGAGTTTGTCTGCGCGATTTGAGATAGCTGAAAATCACGAGCCTGGACATCTCGATCTTTTTCAGCTAACTTATCTCGTAGTTCCTGCATAGTATTACTATTAATTAGCGCGCGAGTGGCTTCACCTTCAGCATGGATAGCGGTTGTGATTTCGCAGGTATTACGATAACCTTCGGCAGAAAGGTCCTTGATGCCACCCTTGATTTCACAGCAACAATTTTGCTGAGCAAAACGATTTTCAGCTAGCGCGCTCTGGATGCCATAGAAACCATCTTTCAATCCATTATTGACAGCATAAAAACCATCGCATAGACCATTAGTGATTCCACGGAGCTGGCTATTGATGTCTTGGTTGTTAAATCCTTCAAACATATCTGAGCGAGTTAGTGCGCCCTGTAAGGCGTTGCTGTCACGGTTTCCGAATAGACCTCCGTTTCCGCCAAGTAGGGCCAACCAAACAAGATAGATAAAGGGATTGTTCCATGCATTACCCATTCCGTCTTGGTCGCGAGTTAGAGCTAGGATATCACCTGCTGATAATCCTTCATTCATCATTTTTATTCCTCCATTTATTTATTATAACTTATGCCCCGGACGCAAAAGTTATTTTAAACTTAGTATAAAGTTGAGACCTTGTTCGATTTGGTCTTCGGGTATTCCTTGCAAACGAGCCCGTTGAACTAATTGGACAAGGTTTTCTTTTGTCAAATTTGGTATCATTTGTTTCATCTTTTCTGGGTTGATTGGAGGAGTTATTTGAGTCGGAGCTTGGGGTTGATTGTGGCCCATATTCATTAAAGCTGATAATAAATTAGAGTTCATTTTTTAGCTTACCTCCTCCGCTTAGTAGTTTTTTGATTTCTTCGATTTGGCCTTCAAGTCTTTCCAGTCTTGAAGAAACTTCATCATTTTGTAAGTTTTGTTTTGTCTCACATGGAGTAATTGTATATACCATTAGGGATGGCGCGCCATTTACCATAGCTTTTATGTACATAAGATTTTCACTTGGACAGATGCCAACTGAGATACCTCCGCTAACTGGTATATTGGCAATTTCCATTGAGTTATTTAGAGTATAGACATTTCCTTGAGGCTGTGGAAACATTTGGGTTCCTTGGTATGAATTTGTAGCATATGGATTATATCCTGCCATTTTTATCCCTCCTTTTTCTCCTCTATTTATAAGTAATGAGAAAATTCTTACTCCAAAATAAAAAGAGCCTACTTTTGATAAGTTCTAATAACTAATCAAAAGTAGGCTTAGTTTTTTATTTATTTTTCACAAATAAATGGTAGTAATACTGAAATTTCATCAAGAGAAATCTTTATAGCTTCTAAACTATCTAAAGAAATGGAATAATCTGGAATTTCTAATTCTAGGTTTTGAAGGTCGGTAATTTCTTTTTGACATTCTTCTATCTTATCCTTTTGAATAGAAATATTCTCATTTTCTAAAAAGATAAGATTTCCATTTTCATCCTTTTCGCCATATTGAGTTATAATTTCTTTGAATTTCTCTTGATAGAATTCTAACTCTTCGCGCGCCCGTGCGAAGATTTTTGAGAGATTGTAAGCGGTACGAATTGGAAGTTTCTGGGTAAGAAGTTCTTTTTCAATATTTAGAGTAGAAATTAGCTGGTAAATTGTAATTTTCATAAATCTTCCTCCTTTTGATTTTATTATATAATAAAATTAGAAAGAAGTCAAGTTTCTAGTTATTTGATTTCACCGCAGTCAATATTGAAAATAAACCCTTCTAGAGTGCCAGTCGTCAGATTTATTTTGAAGGGAGTGCTAGTAGAGCCAAATTTCTGAAGATAAATAATATTTCTTCCCGACGTTGGGGCGATTGTTAGTATTGAATCATCTTGGAGGATAGAAGTATTTATTCCTAAGTGATTTTGGCGATAGGCAATAGTTGGTGTGATGCCATAGATTATGAGGTCATTTGAGGTAGAGGATTTTGTAATAGAGTGGCCATTATAGATTATCGTTGTGGTTAGGGTTAATCTACCAATTTCAAAATCAACAATTTCATTATCTAGGTGAAAGACTGCATCTCCGGTGGAGGGTGTCATACTTTCTGTTGAAAGATTAAGAGTCAAAATTTCCTTGTTGATTGAAAATATTTTATCATCTAATTGTTTCAAGTCATAGCCATAATTACTAATAAAATACTGACAATTTACACTATATGAATTGGTTCCTTCTTTATTATAGGTAGCTTTTTCGAATGAAATAGTAGGATTGACAAATCGAATCCTTTCACAAGAAATATCAAATTTAGTATCATAAGAAGTAGAATTTCCATCATAGAATCTAATATTAAATAGGCATGGCCCTGAACTAGTAATTTCTCCTATTTTAATATTAACTATTTCTGAAAGTAATCTTCCGGTCCCAAATACTGGAGGAGTTAAATCCTCATTGGTCCCTATATCTCCATAGGTAACCACTCCATTGCCATCATTTCTATTTATGAGATAGGAATAACTAATTTTATTTTTAGAATAAGTTCTATATTTATATTCTAATTGTAACGTTCCATCTTCATAAAGATAGTCAGTATTGTTTGCTGTCTTAGATATATTTATAATTTCGGGGTTTTCATTGAAATCTAAAGTTACAATTGAAGACTGTTTAGAAATGGTCTGTCCGAATCTATTTGTAATAGTATTTTTCAAAGCACAAGTTAGTGTTCCTGTTTTCGAAACGCCAGAGGGAATCTTATTAAAAAAAGTAGAACCAGTTATGCTAAAATTTCTTTCATAATAATCTCCACTAATACTGTCTTTCTTTGGCAAAGTTGAGATATCAATTTTTTGATTGTCAGAAATTAGTATTTCAGATTTCCACCATTTACTATTTTTATCAATATTATAATAGTTATAAAAACTATCGTCGAGTGTGCCTCCTACAAAACTCCCTTTAGATATACTAATCTTTTTAGAAGAAGTAGCTGGTTTATCTTCTGCCTTATTCCATCCATCCGTAAAAGGTTTAATATATAAAATGCTTCCAGATGAAGGAGTTGGGTCTAAAGCAGGAGTCCGACGTCGAGATATAAGAGCAGAACTTGTTAGCCCAGCAAACTGTAAAGTAGGGAAAAAATCATAAGTCTGACCAGATACTAAATCTGAAGTTATAGTTACATCATAAAAGATTTTTGTTGGTGAGGGTTTTGAGTCTTTTTTCTTAGCAACTGTATAGGAAATAGTTTCATTACTACCTGTATCAAGTCTAAAAATTCCGTTATCATATAGATAACTGTCATAATGAGACGAGGTGAAACGGAGTTTTTGGAAAAAGTCAGTTGAATTGGTTCCAGGTACATTGATTTCTAAGAATTGATTATAAGTAGTATCATTAGAAAAGGTTGGAAGAGCGGGAGAATAATAATTGCTCCCATCATTATCTTTTATTATACTATCTCCACTTTCTATAGAATCGTTACAGGCAAAATGAAAATAAAAGTCTCCTTCTGATAACCCTAATGAACGGATATCACGATTTATTTCCTCAGACATTCCGCTACTAGATAGATAGCTATCTGATTTTAAAGTATATAAAGTTTTTTTATCCGCACCAGTTCCTCTCAAAATCTTTACGGTATAATAACAGGCTTTATTTTGCGCGGTTACAGTAAAACTTATTGTTTCAAGCACATTAGAAGCCCCAGTGATAGTAGAGTTTTTAGAACTAGTTAGTTCTACAGCAATAGCTGGTTTTATATTTTTAGTTATTGTAACTGTTGTATAAGAGGAACTATATTCAAATCCATCATAAGTCCAAAAGTAATAATTTTTACTATTTCCTTGAGTTAAAGAGCCCAATGTATTATCTGTAAGACTGTTGGTAGAAAGTTTAGTTTTGCTTCCAGTGGAAGAACTGGCCCACCAAACTGAGCCAGTTTTACTTCCGAAATTTAAATTACCAGGTGAAATATCTGTTATAGTAACCGAAGTCTGAGTTGAAGGTACTGTTTTTGAAGTAAAAGAAACTGATGGGCTATTAGGCAAGCTATTGACTGGGATTGGGTCAGTATAAATTAAAGAGGTATTATTATGCTGACTTCTAGCCTGAACTCCCACTCTGAGATACATGCCTCTATTTTCTTCATTCAAAGGTATCCTTGCAGAAGTATCTGATATAACTCCTTTATAAGCATCACTTTCAGTTGGAACCTTTCCATCTGAAGAAAAGCAATAATAAGCCCGATATTCATTTATTGGATTATAAGTTCCATCAATTCCTGGATTCCAAGTTACTGTAATACTGCCATCTCTTGGAGATAAAAAACTCGGGCTATTAGAAAACCGTACATTGCTTGGAGGAGTACAATTAGTATAGACAGTAATAGACGGTAATGAGAAATTTTGTGATTTTGCCGTATAATTGCCGTGTCCATATAACCATCCTGTAAAGCCACTAATAGTAAAAGTTTTTGTCCCATCACTTTCATGAGGAATAGTAAGAGTTCCAGAAGCAAAGACCGTCTTTTTATAGTTTGTAATATCTGAATATGTTCCACCACTATATACCTCTACTCCATTGATGGTAACGGCGCTCATTCTAATAGCGTTTGTATAATACTTGTGTCCAGGGACAAGGCCGCAACTCCAACTTATAATGCTTCTAACATTTGGGCTATCTGTTTCTTTCAAAGTCCATTCTACGAAAAAATAAGACTCATATCTAGTTTCTGTTACTACACTTCCATAAGTTGCCATAATTTCCTCCTTTTACTCTTAACTAAGAATCGAAGTCCTCAGTTTTTATTGACCAGGCATTGAAACTTACATAGAGGTTTTTATATATAAATCATAACCCACTTCAACCTGGCCCTCAGTCGCCTTTCGATATTCTAGAGAATTGCCAAAAAGAATATTTTTTTGAGCAGAAAAAATTTCTTTTGAAGTAATTTTATTTCCTTCTACTAAAAATTTATTAGAATTAGTTATATCAATTGCAAAGTTATCTTTGGAAAATTTGATTGAGGTATCTCCTATTATATCTCCTTTGGGACCTAAAGAAAGATAAGAAAGTTTATTCTCAGATAATGAAATTTTTGAAGAAATTCTATTTATCTCGAAGTTGTCGCCAGAAAAAACAATAGACTGCCCTACCGTAATAAAATTTTTCTCAGAAGTCTTTAGTCCATTTTCTCCTATACTAAAAAGCTCTGTACCAATCTCGTCTGGACTTGTTGGTTCTTCTCTAAACACAATTCCATTAGAAGTATTATAAACACTTAATTCTCCACTCTTATTTCCGCCATCTTCTGGTATCCAACCATGAATTCTAGCAGTATAAATATCAGCTCCACGTATTTCACTACCTTCTATTCTACTGTTTGAAAAAATGCTATCAGTAAAAGTACCAGCTTTAGCATATAGGTTGCCTTTATCTGTAACTTGGAAAGGAGCCTTTTGAACACTCAGTTTATCTTCGCCTATAGACCCTGCCCAAAATACAATTTTTTGAGAAGCATCTTTATCTTTGAAAAGATTCTCATCGACATTGTATCCATCAATCGTATTTACTCCAGCATATGTTGGAGAATTATCACTTTTTACTTTGGTAGTTAGAGTACCATTCAAATAAACATTATCACCATAAAGACCATAACCAAGTTTTCCAGTTATCGGATACAAGTCTCCAATAAAAAGGTTTGGCTTGTTAGGATATTCTACAACAGTTTGAGTCTCACCAGTATCAATAGTTTTAGTAATAACAGTTGGAAGAGTAACGGTTAGACCTCCTCTAAAAAGATGACAGTCTTGATTCTTTCCAGTCGTTTCATTTTGTGATAGCTCGACTCTAAGAGAATTTACTCCAATTAGTAGATTATCAGTCAAATTAATTGCTCCATCTACTAACTTGTTATTATATAATTTTATTATAGTGACAGTTTTATTTTCTCCAAACTTAACTCCACTAATAGTTACTTTAGTTTGTTCAACGGTAGTAACGTCGCCTTCTTGACCATTGACTATAACATGGTCTCCGACAGTAAGCCCAGTTTCTTCAACAGTAAAAATGGTTTCTATGTCAGTACTAGGATTAGGATTAGATACGCTAGTCCCAGAATAGGAAGGCTTGAAAAACATAATTCCGCCAGCGCCCTGAATAGTAGAATTTTTGAATACTACATTTTCAATTGTACCACCTTGCGCGATTACATTATTAAAAACAGCTTTGTCTTTATCAATTGTCCATAGAGAAGATTTTATTGTTGGATTAGTTTTGTCTCCGAAGATTTTTATGTCTCCAAATTCAAGAACTCCACTAGTTCTCAATTTTATATCTCCTGCATTCAGAACGACCCCATCATGAAGAGTAGGGTTTTGGAGATAAGCAACTGTTCCATCTTCTCCTTTGAATGAAATTTGGTCTCTTACTTCCGCGCCGTTGCCTAGTTCAATATTTTCAGCAGTAATCTTTCCATTAGTTCCATCTAAAATAACTGACTCATTGGCAGAAGTTAGATTATTAGTATTGATAGTAAAACCACCAATAGTGCCACTCTGAGCAGTAATATTTCCTGTAAAGACGCCAGTTGCACCTTGTAATTCACCAGAAAAGATTCCTGTTGCACCTTTCAATTCACCAGAAAACGACCCATTCGCGCCTTCTAGAGTACCTGAAAAAATCGTTTTACGAACAATCTCATAAATCTCTGCTCTCTCAGGAAATTCAGTTGATGCTCCTTTTACCCAAAGGGTATAAACCCCAGTATCCTTATTATAAGTATAATAAGTCTTTCCTTCCTGGGGAATAGTATCAGTTGTTTTTTCATAAAAAGTTTTATTAGCTGAAAAGACTTCGGTATTTCCATCTGAAATTGTAAGAGTACCATTATTTTTGATTTCAATGCCACGGGAAGAGAGAACTACATCATTACTAAAGAGTCTATTATCTTCAATAGTAAAACCGCCAATAGTGCTTCCACTAAAATTCCCTTGGGTAGCTTCTACTGTTCCATCATTATAAACAATAAAGTTATTATTAGAGTTGAAAACTTGGTATCTGTCTTTTCCAGTTTCAAGAACTCCAATAGAAACTGTATCAGAAATCCGTAATTTATCCCTCAGCCAGAGCTGACCACTATCATCAGTTTCCATAGTAGTCGCGCCGGTATCATCTTTCAGTTGGAGACCATAGGCTACTTTATTATCTTTAGTAGTTATCTGACCAATTCTAATTTTATCAATTACTTTATCATCTATTGTTTTACTAACGCATATATCTTTTTCGGTTGAAATTTCAATCTGTTGGTTTCTATCTGCACTTTTATTTTTTAGGAAAAACCCCTTCCAAGTCATTCCAAAAAGAGCATCGCGCCAAATTTTGTCTTCACCGATGGCTGTTATCCCACCAACCGTATTTTCTTTTTGAGGATTGTAAGGGTCGTCATCGGATGGCGCTCCCTTTATTCCATATACACCATATTGGTCAAAACGAACAAAGTTATTAGTTATAATACCTTTAAGAACTTCTTGATTGGTGTTCGGGTCTGTTTCTCGAGTTGCATCATAAGCATTGATACCATATTTGTCCCATCTAAATGAGGCGTGCGCGCCATCATAGATTGCGATGTTGTTGGTATTGATAGAACCCGAAGTTAGATATTGAGTTGCTACACCTTCACCACGAACAGCATTCTTCCAAGTAACTCCACCGTCAGTAGATATGAAAAGTCCACCAGAAGTAAGTTTAGTCCGTTTTGAAGGGTCACGCTTATCAGTCAAAGTTAGACCAGTAGAATCCTGGAAGATTTCTTCATTTTGAGATTTGAAGACTAGTTCGTTATTTATATTGATACTATTCTGAAGAGTCTCGGTATTGATAACTCCTTTTCCTTCAACAATGCTTGAAGCACGATTGTACTCACCAGTAGAATATTGGAGGGATTGGGTCGTAGCAGTTATACGCTGGAACAAATCTTCAAATTGAGTTTTATAGTTCTGAATTGTAAAGGTATCCTTTTCAGGACTATCAAACCAAGAAGTAGATTCACTTATCAGAACTTTTTCATGATAAGGAGTCTTCCAAGCATCTTCTCCTTTTATATATCCAAAGAATTCTTTATCTTCAATAAAGGAAATGTCTCCAACATTGAATTTTTTGCCCTTATACTCATCAAGAGCATTCAGCCTAATTACGGAAATATTATAAGAAATTTTTGGACGAGAGCTAGTATATGCTACGCTACGAGCGTCTAAGTAATAGAGATTTGGGTCGATATAGTCTTGAGAAGTCCAAGAGCCTTCTTGGATAAAACGAGAAAACTTTTGGTAGAAAGCATTTTCGAGGGCCTTCTTTTCATTAGCTTTTGCCTCTAAATCCTCTTCATAACCCTTTACTACTTCTGTAAGTTCATTGACACTAGCTTCTATCAATTTTAAACTAGCTTGAAAACTTTCTCTTTTATGTTGCTGAGTTATCAAATTGGAATAAATATTTTTTGCCTCTTGATTATCTGAATGGGTTTTGAGGTAGTCAAGAATCTTTTCATCATCAAAATTGTCAAAACCAACCAACTTACATAAATTATTTTGAAGAGTGGTAATTTCGGTCACAGAATTTGATACATATTGGTCATAAATAGTTTGAAGAGAAGTCTGCTTTGAAAGCTCAGTCTTTTTAGGAGTAAGCTTTTCTACAATCTCATTATATTCTTTATTCTTCTTTTTTAGTTCAACATAGAAACCTGATTTACCATTATTATCAGGAAGATATAAGTATTTATTGAGTTCTCCAGAATTTAGAAGTCCTTGAGAAATGTAATACCCAAAGTCTAGAATATAATTTTCCCCATTTTCGTTCAAATCAGCATCAGCAATTCTGCAAATACCATTTTCAGCGTACTCGCTCGTATTCGGCGCGACTACTACTTTTGTTGTGAGTTGGTTACTGTCGATAGAACGAGAAATCGTTTTTAAGTCAATTCCATAAACAAAACCATATCCAAGGTCTTCGCCGACTTCCTCTTTGAAGTAGACTGTTTTTTTGGGAATTCCATTTTCATAGATAATCTTTCCAGTATTTTTATCATGCTCAATTTTGAACCGTACCCAACATTGGAAAGTTTCAGCAATATTTTGAAGAATATTGAAACGGTTTGAATTCTTCGCCGTAATACTTCTAATTTTTTCATAAAGAACATGGGTAGTATCTTCACTTTTATCTTCATAAACCTCTGTTAGGTCTGTTTTTTGAGTAATCCCACAATAAAGATATGCAATATCTTCTTCTTTTTTATAATTATCACTTGGAAGGAAGTATTTATAATAGGTAGTTCCTATAGATTGAGTGTCGAAATCTCCAAGGTGAATCACCGAGCCATTATATCCTTCTACTCGTTGATAAAATTGAACTTCTTGTATCCATGAATTCGCGGGTAGAGAAATAAAGATACCAGGACGAGCGATAGAGGTTTCAGTATGAGAATTGCCATTGCTATCTGTATAAGTATGCTTTCCAAAATAACCAGCAGTAATCTCTTTTTTAGGTCGCGCGCGAATTACTTCGAATTCTATCTGAAGAATTTGCCCCTTTTCATATAAAGGCTCGTTTCCAGGAAAAACTGCTCCATCTGGAAAATCTTTAGGATCGTACTTTTTGGTTTCTGTATTCCTAATATAATAGCTTTTACCTTCAATTTTTTCAACATCGGAAGTAATAAAATAATAATCTTCTAATTGTGGTCCTCCAATTTTTTCACAGTAGTCTTCTTCATTATGGACTGGGATTGAATTTTCAGAAGATAAAGCAGTAAAATAGTCATAAATATGGAAACTGATTCCATCAGTCAAGGTTGTATTATTTTTAGGCTCACCATTATATCCCCTAATTCTAAGAAAATATCTTTGTCCTGGTTGGAGGCCATCTTCTAAATAACCTGCACTATCTTGAAGACCACTATTGAATACCAAAATCGGGTCTTTAGCTGTATTTCGTAAATAGGTTGTTGAAGTATAAGAATAATTTAGTTTTTCCTCTCCAAAGAATAAAGGATAAAGTTCCCAACTAAGCGCGCCTTGCCATCCATTAGTATCAACGAACTCTTTGGAGTTAGAAATTAAGTTCAAAACAACAGTAGGGTCTTTATATTCAACAGTTGAATAGCCTAATACCTTATTATTACTTTGATCTTTATAGACATAGCAATTTCTATTTAGTGCGCTATTAAATTCTTGGAGTTGCTTTCGAACCAGGCGTTTTCCTCTATAATCATCAGAGAAGACGGGGTCTCCATTGAGATAAGTACTAACAAATCCCTCCCAACCTTCTGTTTTCATATCTATAGAATAGCAATTATTTTCTTTTAGAAGTTGACTATTACTTTCTGTTTCATAAGAAGTATTATAAATAAATTGAACATAACTCTTTTTCTCTTGGACAACAGAGTAAAAGATATAGATAATACTTCCTCCGAGAATGGTCTTGGTCGCATTGTTTTTATCTTTTGCATCTAAATTTTGGGTGAGAGTAGCACTATAAAGAGGCTCCTCAATAGTCTGTAAAATATGGTCACTAGTATTAGTATCAACAACCCAATCGGTTCCTTCAAGAACTTTTTTAGCTAACTCCTGCGCGGTTCCTTGATTATTATTGAGTTTCTGGTCAAATTCTAAACTGAAACCTGTTTTACTTAGTTCATTGATATAAAGGTCTTCGCAAGTATAAGTAATTGTCTTCCCATTACTATCTTCTTGAATACCTTTGATAACGAAATCATACCATTCGTCTTCCCATTTACATTTTACTTTTCTTTCATTTACTAAAAGAGAAATAAAAGGATTTTGAATCCTCTTTCCAGTTTCATTATCAATATATGTATAGTATAATTTGAAAGTTAGCTTATTTGTACCATTGACATTTCTCACCAACTTCGGTTCAAGGGCCCGGGCTTGTGATGTCATGGTATCTGAGCCAATTATACAAACTTTTTCTTCTTCGTAGTGTTCAGGAACTATACTTTGCCCTTCTCCAGTTTGAGAGACTAATCTATCTTCCCATAGGCTTATCTCATACTTATTTTTCTTCATAATAAGCCTCCTTAATAGTAAATATAATCATACACAATTTCTATAGGGGTCGCGCCAGTTACGCTAATTTTTAATCCTTCTTTTTGAGGAGGAATCTTAAAGAAATCTCCTTCGATAATATATTTATTATAAAGATTTCCTGTAGCTATATTCTGACTGTCAATGCCTTCAATTAGATTACTTTTAGTATTGATTTGAAAACCAACATCTTCAGAGTTTAATATAAAAGGAGTTATTTTTAATATATTTTTTGTATTTCCGGAACTATCTTTTCCAGTTAGAGAAACGGAAACTACAGGTCTATTTTCGACATTTTCTTCTGCTTGTGTCCATTTTCTAAATCGTAAAATAAAATCAGCTTCCAAGTCTCCAGCATTATACACAAGAATGTCTCCTGGAATAGGCTCATTATCTTTATTTTTTGGAATTGTGTCTAGTCTGCCTTGTGCCTTCATGTCTTGCGCCTTCATGCCAGATGCCTCAGCCCATTCTTCAATATTAGAATAGGTCTTTCGTAAAACATAAACCTCTTTTCCAGTTTCTTCTTCTATCTCTTTCTCCAAAAATTTGAAAACACTCTTGGCAAAGGGATAATAGGCCGTAAAAGTTAGTGTTCCTTCGCCCTTATAAATACGCTCTCCATCCTTTCCAAAGCAAATATACTTCAACTGTGGTTTACTAGATTTTACCATATAGTACTTGTAGGGTCTTTCATCAAAAACCAATTTTCCGAGTTCTTTTGTTCCAAAAACTTGCTGTAGCTCTCGGAATTGCTTTTCGGTTAGTTCATCAAAAGCAATATTTATACTAAACTGTCTTTGAGTGTAATCACTCCCAAAATAGTAAAAACCGTCCCCTCCAGGAACCTGTACGGTTTTGTCTTGAGTGGTAGGAACTAAATCTTCATTATATCTACTACCATCGCTTACCCGCACAATCCCCAAACTTTCGGAACGGTGTTCATTAAAAGAAAAACCAATAAAATCTCCTTTTAACGCAATAGCCATAATGGTTTCCTCCTTTCCTCAAATTTCTCTAAGGATAAGTGAAGAAACCATTATGGCTTTATAATTATCTGATGAAATTCACCAAATTTACATTGCGATACATGGCACTGTCTGTTAGTTCTTGTTTGATTTTCCTGCTTAGGTCTTCAACATCATAGTCACTACTAATTTCATCAACATTAATATCAATATTGAAATACATATCACCAACAGATTGAGTATTGTTTTGTAGACCCTTCCGGTCCATAATAGAACTCAAAATATCTTTTAGCGCAATGAAATTCTCAGTATCGCGTGCGTTCAAAATAAGTTCAGGATTGGACTTACTACCATCTAACCAAGCCGGGCCAGTAAAATCTGCTATACCACCAGTCTTGTAAGCCGTTAGGTCTTTCTTGCGGAACCAGCCGGTATAGCCTCCGCTAACACCATGGTAACGAGTTAGATAGTATCCATTATTTTCGCCTAGAACAGTGTAGATGGGGTCATTACTATAATATTGACGACCTCCACCGCCACCATAGGAGTCGGCATAAATAACTGCATTGGGGTCAGCTTTGACTTTACTACCAATTGAAATAGTATCACCACTACCCGAACTACCACCTGAGCCGCTACTTGAACTGCTACCAGAGCCTCCACTTGAAGTAGGGGCTTTAGTCATTCCAGAGTAGGTAAAGCCACCGATTTTTGAATCATAATCAACTCCGCTATAAATATTCCCACTACTATCGACCCAGTTAGAGCCGTCATAACGAAGATTTAGACCAGTAGAAGTAACTAAGTTCTTATCGACCTCTTTGGCTTTATACATATTCCAGTTGGCATATCCATGACTCGCTGCGAGAATTGCTTTAGAGATTTCTTCTTGCCAGTTGAGTTGGCCGAATTTACTCATGCCCTTCCAACCTTCATCCTTTTTCAAAAGGCCCCAGACTTGAGAAGCAAGATTTATTTCTCCGCTTTCGGTAAAGGCGTTAGTCAATAAATCATAGGTTTGGTTCCAGAAATCTCCGTTCTTTGAAGCATAATCGAGTTGTTTTTGCATTAGGTCGATTTGACGCTCCCGCGCTGTTTGAGCATCGTCATTTTGTTGGGTTAGACGCTCTAACTGTTGGTCAATTAGATTATCTTCATAGCTCTGTCGGTCATCAGCAAGTTCTTCTTCAAGTTGCTTTATTTCTAAAAGATTTCCATTTGAGGTATCTTGGCGTAGATAGGCTAGACGAGCTTCTTTTTCATTTATATCTTCTTCAGTTTTGGTATTGTCTCTGATTTGACGCTGAAGGTCGATTGAGCGTTGGATTGAATCTAAGATTTTTGAGTTGGAGTCATTGATTTTGTCTGAGAGGTCTTGATAGTCATCAATTAGTTGCTGTTGTTGATTTACGATTGCATCATAGACTTTCTGTTCAAAATCAAGATAATCCTGCATACCTTCTTTTTGAAGTTCGGTCACTTTATCTTGAAAATCTTCGATTTGAGTGTCAATATCTTCAATTTGACCTTCAAGTTCTTCTAGGCGACTAATATAAGCTTCGATAGCGCCACCCAAATTTTCATCTTTCACAGTGTCAATGGTATCCCAATCAATTTTGAGTAGGCCAGTGTTGGGGTCATAGCTACCATATCTAGTGGCGCCCCAATCTGCAAAGGACTTTGTAAGTTCATTACCATTACTGTCTTGGCCTTTGTAGGTCTCAGAAGATAAGGCGTTTAGTTGCGCGAGACGACCTGCGCGCAGTTGATTTTGAAGGGCGATTTCTTTTTGGAGGGATTGAAGTTGGGCGTTATAATTTTTGCGAAGTTCTTGGAATGTGGAGCCACGGCGTTCTAGGATGCGGTCATATTCTCTTTCGAGCTTTTCGCGCTGACGGAGGGCTTCATTTATTTCTTCGGTTAGGTTGTAGAGTTTGTCATAGGGGTTTTCCCAGGTAGATTCTTTTTTAGATGAGCCAGAACTTCTAGTAGAATCTCTATCTGGAACTGTAAAATCGCTCAAATTACCTCCTCCAGTTGTTGAACTAGTATAGGATATACTTTTGAGTCTACCCATTTTTGTATATCCTTTACCTCCCATACCTCCTTGTTGTAAAATAGCATATCCTTGAGCTCTATACTGATTTATCTGGTCCTGAGTTGTAGCAATTTTAGTATCTGAAGTATCATAATTAACACTAATTTTAGTTCCGGTTAATATTTCTAAGCTTTTTAATACTGGAGCCAAAGCTTCTGAAGCTAATTGACCATTTTGAGCAGCCATAACAGCTATTTGTTGTAAACCAGCAACTAAAGCAGAATTGTCCAGTAAGGTTTGAACCTCTAAAGTTGGTTTTAGCTCATCAATCCATTTAGCTAATTTTGAAACGTCTCCTCCCGCTTCTAAAACTTTCTGCTTTAAATTATCCATTTTCAAATTATTGATTGCTAATTGTAAAGTCTGCATGGCTTGAGTTCCAACTTCTCCGCCTTCAGCCAAATTATAAATATCTTGAGCATACTGTTGAATAAAATCCTCAGTAATTAATTCCTTATCAACATTGAATAAGGTGCTCAGGTCTGTTTTGGCTGTAGCTAAAGCATTATAATAGTCAGTGCCAGCACTCTTACCTTGAAGCAAAATATCTTTGTAATCATCAATACTTTTAACAGTTTTATCATATTGCTTTCGAAGTTTGAAAAGTTGAACAGCCTCATTAGCTAATTTCAAATTGAACTTATCACTGTCAACTCCAGCTTTTTCTTTTAACTGGTTATAATACTCCATTGCCCCATTATATTTATTCAATTGAGCAGTCATTATTTCCTCTTGTTCTTCTGGGGTTAAATCTCCAGTGAAAGTTCCAAAGTTTCCTGTTAAATCATATTGTCTTGAGGCATTATTAACAAGTTCTCTTCTTACTGCTTCTTCATTCTCTCCCAAATTTTTATACATATTATAAGCATCAATGAGTTTTTTTGCGATACCTTCATCTGATAGGTTGTCTACTGCAATTCCTAAAGTTTCGGCCATTTCTTTAAGTTCGGCACTATCAAAACTTGTTCCTTCATAACCATTTTCAGCAAGAGTAGCAAGTTTCTTCCCTAATTCGTCATTATTTTCAATTATTGTACCATATTCTTTTCCTTTCTCGACGCTATCTTGTAAGTTTCCAACAATGTGATTTCCAATCTGTGCGACTTTCTCATTTATCTGTCTTAGTAAATCATTACTATCTTTTCCAACATAAGTCCATTCATCAATTCCCGTCTGTAAGAAATCACTATCCGCGAAACCAGCACTTATTAGACTTTCTTTATCACTAGAACTAAAAGTCTTCTCGCCATTTTCAACCAAACTCCGAACCTCACCAAGCTTTGAAATTCTTTCATTCAAAGATTGGACTTGCTCCAAACTAGTAATATAGGGCTCAACAGCAGTATTGGCAGCAGCCCAAAATTTCGCAATTTGTGTCTCGTCCATTCCGAGATTTTTCATGAATTCTTTTGCATCAAGAACTTGAACGGCATCGGATAGGTCGATTGAGGAGAGGTAATTTTCAAGACGTTTTTTCTCTTCTTCTTGGAGACCAGTATTATTGATTGCTTCGTTGAAAGCTTCTAGATATTCTTTCGCGCTTTGATTAGACATCTCACTAATTTGAGAAGAAATATTCGAAAGATTGTCTAATGAAAATTGGTCAATAAAATTAGAGTCAAAACCTAATTTTGTGAAATCTTCAGTTGCTTTATCAATCGTATCTGAAATTTGATTCCTGCCTTCATTTAGTAAGGCTCTAACGGCATCAGTACTTTCTAAATTTAAGTCTTCTTGAAATCTTTTTAGTTGTTCATCTGATAAAGATAGATAGTCAGAACTATTCCAATCTGAAACTTTTCCAGAAAAACTTCCTTGAAGAACTTGAAAAGCTTTTTGGTCTTCTTTGCTATAACTTAGAATCTTTTCAGTCAATTTTTCTACTTGATTCGCTTTTTCATAATTCAAAATAGCATTCTTAATCTCTTCATCATCTTTCATATTAGCAACAGCATCTTTCCCAAAAATCTGCTCAGCATATTCTTTTTGTTCATCTGTTGACTTTTCATTTATTATTTTATTGGCTCTATTTTTTATCGCTTTCTCAAAAACATTTTCGGTTTTTTCTCCAGAAATAACCTTTTCTCCTTCGCTATTATGCTTATAAGTATCATAAGTAACTTTTTTAGTTAGAAGCTCACCAAAATTATCTAAATAGTCTTTATTCTTATCAGTTTTATACTTACTAATTATACTATCAATCAAAGCCATATTATTGGCTTCGGTTCTAAGTTGTTCGACTTCTATTTGACTAGTTTTTTGTTCAGCCGTCAAATTATTATCATTAGAGATATTCTTCTTAGTCACTGCTAACTGAGCATTATTCTCATTGATTTGCGCCATAGTCAATTGCTTATTAGTTGCTTCAATTCTTTCCGCCTGAGCTTTCAGAACATCTCCCCAATTATCAATCTTCAATTGACCAGTCGCCTTATCTACCGATACTTTTAACTCAGGAAATTCCTTTTGGAGATTTATAACTTCGTTATTAGTCTCAGCCAGAGCTTTTCGCCATTCAAGTGTTCCTTGGGTCAAAGTCTCAAGAGAAGTAGTAAGCTTATCGAATTCAGATTTTTTACTTAGTAATTCATCATAGGCCTGAGACGCCTCTTCGGCCATTTCTTTTGCTTTTTCAGTTGCTTTGGAGGCTTTTTCGAGTTGGGCTTCGGGACTATTATTATTCCAAGCAACTACAAAGGCAGTTACCAGCGCGCCTATTGCAACTAAGGCTCCCATGATAATTGCCAGTTCAGGAACAGCCATATGCAAAGTGGCGCTCAGAGATATAATACCAGCTTTTAGTGTCGGTAATAACTGACCGATTGCTACTAAAACTCCACCAAATGTTGCTAAAACAGAAGCAACTTTTTCCCCTTCTTCTCCAAACATTGAGAAAATACCAGCAAGCGCCATAAAAGCTCCGCCCACAGTGGTCATTGTTGTCCCAAGTCTTTTAGCATTTAGTTGAGTTTTTTCTTGAGTAGCAGAACATCTTTCAAGAAATTCAGTAGTATCTTGAACGGAAACTCCCAGTTTTTGAAGATTCTCACTATATTCTTTATTTGTTATAACTCCTTTATAGAATTGAGAGTTTAGTTCCTGTATCTGTTGCGTCATTTTGTTTTGCCAATCTAAATCAGCGACAATATCAGGATTATTGAAAGAAATGGATTGAATAGCATCTTCAGTAATTTTATCTAATTCTTTTCCTAATTGATTTTTCTTTGTATCTATACCAAGAATATTTTCTAAAAAGAAACCACCTTTTGTATTAGAAGCTTTGAATGACTGAAAACCATCAGAGAAGCTTTTTGCCATTTCTTTTCCTTTTTGGACATAAGAAATCTTATCTTTATTTCCATTTCGAACAGTTTCAACAGTATCCTTATCTCCTTCTTTCAATCGGACTTTTCTTTGAACAAACTCAGAAGCTAACACCTTATCCATTAGATTTCCACCGAGTTTGAGTCCACCCCATACTGCGCCGAGTGTCATAATGCTCTTGATAAGTCCATGACCACCGGATAGGCCATCAATCAACTTATTTACAGCAGTTAGTAAAAAAGTCAAGCTATCAACTGCACCCTTGATAATTACATTATTAGTGAGGCCCATGGCAAACTCGTCCCAGGCATTTTTCAATTTGGTTAGTTTAGCCGCTAAGCTTTCTAGAGTCTTTTCAAACTGACGTTGACCAGAACCGGCACTGTTATAAGCAGAATTGACAAACTCCGTTGTCTTGGCATAATTATCCATCATAGCAATAAAACGAGATTGCTGACGGCTACCAGATGCCATCGTTGCTATATAGCGCTGAGTAAGGACATCCAAGTCATCCCAACGACTAGACAACCTTAGCAAAACTTGGTCAAGACCCTCTTCACCTTTTAGGAAGGCATTCATTGAAATACCAGCAGAACGAAGAGCAGTTTGAACTTTATTTACATCAATCGTTTCGCCCTCTTCATCTGTTCCACTTAATTGACCCTTTGTATAAAGAGATTTTACTTCGGCAAATCTAGCGATAATAGTTTTAAGAGCTGTACCAATTGTTTCAGGAGCTTCACGAGTAGCTTCAATACCTTGAGTTAGGAATGAAGCGGTTGTTTCGAACTCCATATTGACGTTATGAGCCAAAGACGCTACCTTGCTCATAGCAGTAGAAATCTCTTGGGTGTCGGCAGCCGAAATCGCGGCCAACTCAGAATAAACATCGTTGACCTTTTGAGCAGATGTTTCATTCAATTCCATATTGAAACCACGAAGCGCGCTCGTCATAGCATCAGTAGCATCTGAAGCATCCATTCCAGCTACGGCGGCCATTTTTAAGGTTTCATTAGCTAGTTTTAATGAGTTATCAAGGTCTAAACCCTGTTGGACATAAAGAGTAGTCGCGCCATAAACGTCTCTAATAGATTTTCCTAATTGATTAGCTTGCTCCGTAAATTTTGGAAGTTGTTTCCACATATCCCCAACAGAAAAATCAGAGACTACAGCGATTTCGGTCATCGCCTCATCTAATTCTTTTACTGTTTCAAAAGCACTCTGGACCGCTCGCCGGAAAAGTTGAATTGCTCCAGTTATAGTAAAGAAACTTAGAACCTGCGATTTCAGATTAGCAAATTCTTGAGCCCTTTGAGAAGCTAAATTGAATTCATTTCCAACTTGACTGACTTTATCAGAAATCTGCTCCAAAGAAGGGGCTGTACCTTTAACTTCAGTTTTTAATTGCTGTAAAGCGATATCAACAGCATTGACTCCACCTTTTTCTAATTGCTGAAGACGATTTATAAGCGTTCCTACATCATCAACACTAACAATTCCTTCTAAACTAACTCCTAATTGTTGAGCTGTTCCTTTTAGAGTCTCAAAAGCTTTATTCTTTTCAGCTAAATCCAACCCTTTCCATTGAACAGTTAAAGCTTCAACAATCTCACTTTGAGCTTTTAGCTTTTGATTGATTCCGTCTAATTTTTCTTGAGTTGTCAGTTTATTGAGGTCGTTTGTCAGTTTTGTTTCTTCTTCTTTAAGTCTAATTACTTTTTCGGTAATATCTTTCAGAGCGACTTTTTGCCCATTGACATCTACTTTTGTAGAACTCTGATATTTTTTACCAGTAACTTCAGTTGACCATCTATTTTTCTCGTAGGCTTCAGCCGTTGCTTGTTTTAGTTTATCAGCTTCTTTTAGTTGCTTCTTTATATTTTCTAGATTAGTAGTTTTAGTCTCTATTACTGATTGTGAGGTCAAACTCTTTTTTTGTTCTTTAGATAATTCTTTTTGAATATTAGACAAATCTTTTTCAGCCTTTTTGAGTTCATTTGTTTTATTAATTGTTTTAGCAACAGTTTTTTCATATGCACTTAAAGCTGAATTTGCTTTATCTATTTTTTGCTTTTGGTCATTTGGTAGGAGTTCCAACTTTTTTTTGTTTGAGCTAGCTTGTAATTGTTCAATTTCTTTGAAGAGCCTTTCCACTGCTACTTGAATTGATGAAGTCTCTTTTTCTATTTTGGTAAAATCAGATTTTACAGTGAGTGGCCTCTCAGCTAATTCTTGGAGTTTTTTTATTCTATTTTGTATATTATCAAAATCTGAAACTAGAGCTTGTCCGCTTAGTCCAGTCAATTGTATTTTATTCAATTGCTGTTGCAACTGAGATACTTTTGATTGGACATTTCCAAGCTCAGCATTGATATCAAGAGATATTCTAATTTTCTTATCCGCCATTCCTTTTCCTCCTAAAAAATAATCAGCATTAGCTAAAAACTAATGCTGACTACAGTTAGAAATCACTATCTATATCATTGTTCAAAAAGTAAAACTCACTAACATATGAATTTCCTCTTGACCCCACTGGAACGCCAATTCCTTTGAAATTGGCTACGACAGGTGTAGCTTGCGCGCCCAGCCTTATAGATAAGCCAGTCATCAATTTTAGCTTTGGGATTTTTATAAGTCCCGTAACTACCTGACCAGTAGTATCATCCTTTACTCTTGTTCTACCTTCCAATTCAACAAAACCATTGAAAAGTCTATTACCAACTTTTACGACCTTCGCGCCTCCTATGTAATTATAAGTATAAGACACCATAACTTCTTTATAAGGCTCGCTAATTTCTACAACTTTTTCTTCTTTGGATAGGGGTAAAATTTTCTTTCCAGTTTCTTTTTCATAAATAAATAAATCTACTGGATTCTCCTTCAAATGAATTTTGTTCTCTTCATCACTTTCCAGAGTTTCCATTTTAGTTATTAAAACTGGTTTATCTTCATCAATTTCAAAAAGCTTAGAATTCGTCATAAGCGCGAACTGGTCTTTTGAGAATATACCTTGAGAGAAACTTAGGTCGACTTCTTTCGTAGTTTCCCAAAAGACATGGGGCCGGTTGTCAAATCCGCCATTAGCGCTGACCCATCGTTTTATTTCATCAAGGCCAGCAATTTGAATTTTATCAAATTTTGCAAGGATTTCTTTTGTTTCAATAGTTCTATTCCCAATCTCTATTGGATAAGTAGCTTTTAGATAACACTGTTCCAATTCTTTGAAAGAAAACTCGCTCATATTTCCTCCTAAAAAGAAAACGGAGAAGGTCCTCCCTCCTCCGTTTCGATTTTATTCAATTAACCTTGAGATTGATCATCAGCAACGTCATACTTGACTAGCTTCATCATAGGACCAGTTTTAGGACGCAGAACCTTCATATTCATATTGAAAGTAGAAGGATCGCCCTCAGCTTCCATAGTCAAAGTAACTTCAGAAAGCATCTTCGCCTTGGGGATAATCAATTGGAAAAATTCATCTTTACCAGTAGTTTCACTGCGTGCAAAAGTATCACCAGTAACATAATAACTCCCAGGGAAGGTATCTGGATTGATTTCAATTTCCATGTAGTTGTCAGCCTTGATCTCAGCAACAGCATAGACTGCCTCCGCAGACCAAGTCTTTTCAAGAGAAGTGCCATCAGCTTTATAGTAGGTAGGCGTTACATCAGAAACCGATACCGTTTTTCCGTTTCCAAATTCTAGCTCAGTAGGAGCTGAAGTCAGACCACTAATATCCCAAGTCTTGCGGATTTTTCCTCCAGAGGCTTTGACATTTACACCGTTTGTGTCACCAAACATAATAGCCATAGACTTGGCAGAGAACAAAGCATCTTCAATATTCAGATTTATTTCTTTACCAAAGTCCCAAGTGATAAGTTCGGGGTTCTTATATATTCCATATAGGTCGTTACTCTATATGCGTTCTCTTATGAACTGCTTTATGTTTCCATAAAGACTAGACTATATCTTCATCCTTGTTTAAGGAGTCTCCCATTTCATGCGACTTCGCACTACTAATAGTCGTTGAGCCTTCAACCTTTTTCCATTTGAAACCACCTGTTGTAAATCTTTTTCCACTACAAACCAAACTTATTTTACTAATATGACATCCAGTTTTTCGAGATGCCTCACTCATTGATTCATACTCAGCGATTACATTTCCATTTAAATCTAATTGCTGAACTTTTATTGGCTCATAGCTTCCATCGTTTACCTTATGAATAACATGAGAATCATTTTCTTTTCTAGATACCCATTCAAGATTTTCGATATTATTATTACTTCTATTTTCATCTTTATGATGAACTTCGGGTTTATCTTTTGGCGCGGGACCAACAAAATTTTCTAGAACTAAACGATGAACAAAATAATTTGTATAATTATTTTTCTCTTTATTGTATAAATGAGCTTTTATATAACCATCTTTATCTGGAAAAGTTTTTATCGCCCGCTGTACATATAAACTAAAAATTTCTCCGTTTTCATTGATTAGGTAGTTTGGGTTAGTGTTAATTGTCTTCCAAGACATTATCCTATTTCCTCCTTTATGTAATTTTAGGTTGCTTGGTTGCTGATTTTCCATTTTGTAATTATATTATATTACAAATTCCATCTGTTGTCAAACTTTCATAATTTATTACTAAATTATTGTAGTAGATGGACTTTAGGAGGTCCCAGCAATTAGAGAGATTTTACAAGAGCCACCCTATTAACCCTTGCCACCACGAGCAGAAGTGTTTTCAGCCGTTTGCTCGACAGTGGATACTTTTAGTGTGTCAAGATATAATACAGGGGATGTGGGATTTCCACTATTGTCGATGTCATAGAAAGTTACATCGCAAACTTCCTTGATACCATATCTATCTAGGATAGAAGCCATATTTTATTTCCTCCTATTTTTTATCAGAATTATGTATCCAATATTTTGGTTTTACATCTTTACTACTCGCTCCAGCTAATAAGCTTCTTATATCAACCTCATATTTTTCCTTTTCTTGATATACGCCTATCAACTTAGAAAAAGTAGCATAACTCAACTCTCCAATTGTAAGTGGAGTAATTCCAATACCCATACAACAAATTGAAATGAGTAAAGTATCAAGTGTTAGTCCTTCTTTTTTTGCTTTTACTTTATCACGATACCGCGCTTTTGCCTTCATCTTTTTTATCTTTGGATGCTCATTAGGATTAGGAGGGTCAATACTATCTTCTCCCACACTATTTCTGATAAGATTTTGAAAGTCAAAAAAATTTTCACTGGTCAAAAAACGTAAGTCGTCTAATGACTTTGCGCCCTCTAAGACTTTTCTCAAATCTCCAACTAAAATCTTTTTTTCTTCATAAATGAAAGAAACTGGTTCGTGAATAAAAAACTCAAAAGCTTTGATAGAAAGAACTTCTACTTGTTTATTATTAAAAGAAGAATTCAAAAGGTACTCTAATGGAGTTAGAACATTTGATAATTCCATTTCTTTCTCCATGTACTCATCTTCAATTTCTTCTTGGGATAGGGTTAAAAGTTTTCGATAAACTAAAAAATTCTCTTCTGTAATAACCTGGCGAATAGTAGGAGAATAGACTTTACAAATATTTTGAAAATTCGCCGGTTCATTTATCACAAAATGACAATCAATCATAAGCAGTCAAGTCAAAAGTCATTTCATAACAGGACATTTCATCAGTTAGGAAATTTATCTCAAAGTCTCCACCCAGAAGCTTTCCTATTCCATCAATAACTTTTCCATTTAGACTTTTTTGAATTTCACCCATTATACTAAATGGACGGAGATTTGTACCTTTCATCTTCCATTGAGTCAAAGGAACAAAAATCTCAATAGCCAAAACTATTCTTTGAAATTCAATATTAGAAGAAAGACGTGCGCCATCGACCACTCGCAATGAGATAAGGCTCTTCGCATCTTCTTTCGGTCCCATTCTAGGGACTATTTTTATAAGTTTATCAAAAACTTCATTTATAATTTGGTCTTGTGTAAGGTCTTTTTTCTCTAAAGGAGCCTTATCACTATAGTACAATAACTTTAGTAAATTTTGGTTAGTCGTTAGTCTAACCATTATTTTCTGAAGAAAAGGTCCTAGCTCTTCAAGGTTTCTTACCATCAGCATTTCCTCCTTGTAGCCAGAAGTAATCTTCTTCATTATCGCTTTCCTCCTTTTGAGGAGGAGGCGTCAAATCAAACTCATAAATTGGGTCAACAGTTACATATTCTATACCAGGTGAGGATTGAATATCATAACCAGTTACTCGATAGAATTCTCGATACGGTTCTTCACCTATAATAAAGTAATCATCTTTTTTTAGATACTGCGTCAAAGGCATAACAAAGAAACTTTCTTTGAGATTCTCAGCATAAATAGTATCCATACGGCTACGAGATTTAATTTCATCTCTAAGCATATTATTTTCTTGACCATACATATATGCCCAACTTTCTTGCTCAGAACCATCACGAGAATGCCAAATCAGATAATGCGTCATACGAAGCATTACATAACGATTATAGCCACTAGCTTTTATCTCCTCAAGATAGTAAACCATCCAAGGCTTGAGTTCATCGTTTTTATCCGGTATCATCAAAATTGTACCTGGCGCGAACTCAACATCAATTTTTACGAGCAAATAATGAAGAGTTTTGCTGTCGTCCTGTTTGTATCGTTCAAAACTTCCACTTATATATTCATCATTATATTCAAAATCTACTCGATAAATACTTTTTTGAAGATAAAGGTCAAAATTCTGTTCGCGCTTACCTTGGATACGAGATTGATAATCTAACCCATATCTATTTAGGCGAAGGGAATATATTTTGTTAAAGTAATTATTTTCCATATTCCCTCCTATTCAGACAATATCTATCAATTGTGTTGTAGACTGTACTTTTACTACATTTAGCTAATGATGCGATTTTTGGTACTGATAATTTTTGTTCTACGTACCATTGGTACAATTCTTCATAAGAAATTTTTGATTTTTGAACTTCACTTCTCGTCCTAATTGGAATTTGGTATTCTTCTAATCGGTTTTTAATTACTTCAGAACGGCAATTTTTTATTTTTGCTATTTCATAAATGCCTTTTTTTTCTATCAAATACAATTGTTCTAATTCTTTTTTAGGAAGAGAGACTACGTGCTTTTTTTCTCTCCATATTCCCGCTTGTTTTAAAAGGCTTCTTATAAGATTTCCGTTAGTATTAAACAACAAAGCAATTTTTTCTGGAGAATAATCTAAATCAATATAATATTTTTTTAAATCATCTTCAGAAATACATATTTTTGTTACTCCCTCTCCCCCAGTTGTTAAATTATATCCATTAGGGACGAGCGTATTATATTTTAAAATATAATCCCTTTCTTTATTGCTTAATATCTTTTGTAATTCTTCTTTTGTTTTAGCTTTTATTTCTTCTAATACCAAATGTTCAAAATTTTCCCAACCATATTTATCAATAGCTTTTTTAAAAACAGTACAAGAACTATAACCTTTTCCATTTGCCCATCTCGAATTTAATGGTCTCTCTGTTTTTCCGATATATTTTTTTCCTGATGGGCTAATATGACAATAAATATATCCCTTATACATATCAAAATAACTCATCTGATTTTCCTAATAAAGTCATACAGCTAAAAACTGTACTACGAAAATAATCATATCTTAGATAACGTAATGAAGAAATCTTATAATACAGAATATAGTAATTGATAGTTCGAGAAGTTTCTGGAATTCCTAATAATTCTGTTAGAATACTGTCCAGAAACTTCTCCCACTCACCTTTCTTTTCAAACTCACATAAAAGTCCAAAAAGTTTATTTTTCAATTTATTACTATATCCTTCAGTAAAATCAGACATCCTGATACTGCTCCGCAAGTAGTCTATATGAAAATGGCTTGCGCTTTGGAGCGCGATAGTAAACCCCTTCTAAACGGTGAACTTTAGCTTCTTCCTTTCTTAGAAGTTCAGTAAATTTACCAATAAGATTAGCTTGGGAGAAATCTCTTTCCTCATATAAAGGCTTTACATTTTCCCAAGTTAGAATAGTTCGATTCAACCATTCACATTTCATATAGCAGGCAATAATTTGGATTTCTTCATTATCCAATTCTTCAAAAAAGTACTGCTCATCATGCTCAAGAGATTTGCGCGGGAACTTGAACCAAGGTAGCGCGCCGTCTAAGATAGTTAGTAAGTCCTCTTCTACTTCTTCCTGTGTCCAGTTCAACCACTCATCTTCGAGCATTTTAGACAGAAAAGCAGAATAAACTTTTTCTAAGGGGGTTCCCATTATTAGCCCTCCTTATCCTCTCTATTCAACCTAATAGCAGTTAGAATATCTTTCCCACAGGCCTTCTTTATAGCATCACACTTACCGAAATCTCCTAACTCATTCTTGATAGCAAAATCAGCAAGAGCCAACATCTGCTCATAGTTCAAGGTCTTTAGCTTAGCATCAAACTCAAACTGTGGCATGGCAGTCATCATTCGCTTCATATCATTATCGCTCAAAACAATAATATTAACAGGTTCGGTAGCATCTTCGGGCTCAAGGCCTAGTTCCTTCTTTACCTCTAAGTCTTCAATATAAAGCATCCCAGTATCAATCATATACTTGAAGCCACTATCATACATCATTTCTTCTAGAGTTTCTTTTTCGATAAGAACACTAGCCCCCTTATTGGGCCACTCGCGCTTGAAACGCAAATCAGAAATGTTTACGCTAATAGGACCTTGATGCTTACTAATTACTCTAATCTTCTCCATTTTAAATACTCCTTTTACTCCTAAAAATTTTTACATATAAATCGAGGGAGGGAGTTTGTCCCTCCCTCGAAGAGAATTAGAAACCGTAAGGATTCTCAAAAGTCTGGGTAATCCCCGTATTCTGATAAATACCCCAATTATGATGAGCTAGAATAGCGCAACCCATCTTTTTATAAGCATAGACTTCTAGGGAGTTATCGCGATTCTTGAAGTCATTGATTTGAGTATTGCCTTCTAGAACAACCTTTACTACCTTTTCACCACCGGTAGGTAGAACATAAGCTAGCTGAGGGTCAATCCAAGTCTTGGTGTTAGACTCATCAATGAAGGACTGAGGAATCTGAACAACAGGAGTTCCACGGAAGATATTGATGAATCCAGTATTGTGAATGGCATCGATATCCTGGGGATGATAAATACCATTAGTAATATTAGCAATACCACTTACAATGGCGTCAGCACCCATAGCGCCAACGAACTCAGGAGGAGCAAAGATTACAGCACCATTGCCGTAAGCGCGAACAACATTAACTAGCTTTACCATCTTATCAGCCTCAAAGGTGTTAGAAACAACCTTATTAGCATCAGGACGAGCAGAAGCATTTACGGCAGCGCGAAGAGCCTTATGAACCTCATAGAATACAGCGTCAGTTAGACCATCGGTTAGAACCTGCATAACCTCAGCCATGGTTTCAGCACCATCTAACATACGCTCGAAGTCGATGGTGGCGCCTCCGCCGACGGCGTGGCCAGCTAGCTCAAAGGTGTCACTATCTAGACGGAAAGTCTCATACACACCAGATAGGCCAACTTGGGTTAGGAACTTCTTGGCGCGCATCTTACCTAGACGACGCTTGAAGATAGCTTTTTGACCTTGAGGAACAGACTGAACCTCAGCGAACATACCGATAGCATCAATTACCTTCTTAGGCATAACCTCATCGGCAGTCTTAATTACGATATCATAAATATCATAGCGATTCTTCATGAACTGGTTTACGGAACCAGCTAGTTCCTTTAGACCATCTAGAAAAGCAGAATCCATATCTACATTCTGATTAGCATAGGTGGCGGGAACAGTACCCTTAGCGCAATGAAGGGCAATTTCTTGTAGTTCTTTAATAGTCATTATAATTTACCCTCCTTTTATTAGTCAGCTAGCACTTGTAGCTTGATGCCCTTTTGACCATCAGGCATAGTATCAAAAGCAACAACCTTTAGCTTGGGACCAAAGGTGCCAGCAGTAGCAGATAGCTTGGTAGCACCAGAGGCATCAGCCATACCATATACAGGAGTGGTATCACAAGCCTTTAGGGCGGTGATTAGTTTTTCTTCACTATCAAACTCGCTATCATCATAGCAAACGCAATTGGTACGATACTTGTCACCAACAGATAGATAGCCTAGACGGGGGAAGAAGTCATCAGAACCATTTAGCTTGAAGTTCTTTAGACCAGGAGTACGTTCATCATACATATGCTCAGTAGAATAAACTAGAGCGATGGGTAGAGAACCGTCAACAGGTAGTTTTACGCAGTGATTAGCATCATCAACAGCCAAAAGCATACCGTTCTCTACAGGAATGGATTTAAAATCGGTGGCATTAGGAGCGCACTGAGCCTCAATACGACCATCACGGCGGAAGGCAACATTATTTAGCTCAACTTGACCATAGCCACTAATTACTAGTCTTTTTGTAGCCATTTTATTTCCTCCAATTACTTAACATATTTAGCTAAGACGGCATCTAGACCTTGTAGAGGCACGTCCTTAGGAATTAGACCTTGACGGTCATTTTTAGAAAAAGCAGAAAAACCAGTTTTCTTCAACTCGTAGGCCAGCTCTTTATCCAAATCAGATACAGAATAGTTAGCGCTATTTTCACGGTAAGTATTTAGAACCTCTTCACTTAGATGCCCTTCATACTCAGCAAATACAGCCTCTTTCTGTTCCTTTTCAATCTGAGCTTTGTACTCATTTAGAGAACTATTTTCTTCTGTTAGCGTTTGGACCTGGGCCTGAGCCTCAGTATATTGAGCCTCAATACCAGCCTTCTCTGCTTGTAAAGTGGAAATCTCACCATTTAGTTCTTCAATTTTGGAACTAAAATTAGAATTTTCTTCTTTTAGAGTTTCAGCATTTGCCAAATCCTCATTTACAAGTTCATATGTACCACCATTCAATTGACGCAAAGTATCAACAGTTTGCTTTTCATTTTCGGTTACATCAATAATATAAACTTGGATACGTTCGCCTAGTTCAACACTATCAGTCTCGTCATTCTTCGTATAATAAACTCGCTCATACTTGCCACTCTCATAATTATAGGCTAGAGCATAGTCATCAAAAACTTCACAAATAGCATAGCTAACTGTCCAGTTTCCTTCCTCATTATACTCGGTGTTCAAGAGAGACCAAAGAGCATCATACTTTTGGCTGTCGGAAAGTTTGAAATTTATTTCCATTGTCTCTGTTCCTCCATTTTTAGTATAAATAGCTTCAATTTCTTGAATCTTCTTTATAACTTTATCAATACTAGTTTGAAGTTCGAAGAAGCTAGCACCCTCAAAGCAAGGCTCGACATCATCTCCTAAAACTTGGAGACCTAAGAAGCATCCCTCATCAAACACAATAAACTTTTGTCCATCATAAATCGCCTGATGATATTTCAGAGACGGCTCATAAAGTTCCATTGATTGAGATTTTCCTACGATGTCCCCAGCCTCAGCATAAAGTGCAGTAAAAATTAGAACATCTGCACAGGCATAAGTTCTTTCTACTCCGTCTTCATCAAGATGAGGTTCCCAGCTGATATTGGGATTTTCGGGAACAATTCCATAAATTCTTCCCTCGCTTCTTCGGCTTCCGTGGTCGGTGTAGTCATCATATTCATAGATGCCTTTGACCGGCGCATAAGGAAGAGTTTCTAGAAGTTTTTCCGCAAACTCATCCGTTATATAAGTACCGTTTCTATTACCATATTTATAGAAAATTCGGCACCGCGCCTTCGACAATACATCATTATATTTTTCTATATTGCCATAAACAGCGACTGGAAACTCAAATTTATTCATCTATATTTAAGCCTCCTTGTTTGTCTGTTGATGCTTCTTGTTCAATAGTAGTTTGTGCTTTTTCTTCTGTTTTCATTTTTGGACGTCCAGGATCTCCAGAAGCCCCACTTTGAGTGTAGGCTGAATTTAGAGGCACTAACTTTTCTTGAAGTTTTTCTACCTCATTCTCAAGTTCCTTCATACTTAAGAGTTCTCGCTGATTTAGGTCCATAACCGCGCTCGGTACGAAAAAACTATATCCACTTTGAGCTAACTTAAAAGCATCAGTTAGATAATCACTTTGGTTATAAATAGAAACCGGTAGAATTTTATAAGTAAATTTTATATTAGAATTTCCAAAAAGTTGGGTTAGAAGCTCACTAATAAATTTTGAAATTTTATTAGTAATTGGCATCATAAAGCTTATATCATTTAGGATAGAAGTAGATAATGCTTGAGAACCCGTTGGTGCAAAGAGTTGGCCACTGACGCCAGCTTCAGCATAAACATTTTGAAGCATCTTCTCTAAATTGTTTGAAACAGCATCAGATGAAGTTTTTGAAACAATACTATCTACATCAGCGTAAGTAGTCAAAACGGAAAGATTCTTATTTCCTTTCATCATGCCCACAGCACCAGTGTGCATTTCGAGAGCCTCATCTGGCTCAAAAAGAAGTGCTCCATCCTGTAAGTGAGGTATCTTCTGAATGAGAATCTTACGAATTTCTTCCAAGTCTCTTTCTCTTTCAGTGTCTACTGCTTCATCATATTGAATTGTAGCAGGAATGACATTCAAGAAAGTCGGATTTCCCTCTTCAAGAATACTAAAGTAAAGAGTACTATCAGTAGATAATTTTATCCAAGAAGTTTTAATTTTACCTTTTTGATATCGACGATAAAAACTTATAACTTCTTTGGGATAAATCTCTAGAACTTGATTTCGAGTATCTTCATCGGTAAAATGGTCAAAATAATTGACATTGAATTCAATAATATCTCTACCATAAATGTCTCTAAATCTAGATTGACAGTAAGAGGCCGGTAGGTCAATCAAGACAAAAGACTCCTTATCCAAAGATGAAATTAGTCCATAGTATGCGCCATCGGTGAGAGCTCGCGTTGCAATTTTATTATATAAAATTGGAGGGTTTATTTCATCTAAATAATCCAAAGCTTTATAGTATCTTTTCTGAGTAGTCTTGTCAGAAAGCTTTTTCCCAAAACTTACTTTTGGAATCAAAAGGTTCGCGCACTTTATAAGATTAGCATAGTAGAGGATGATAGCACGATATAAGCCATCTTTTAGGAAATAATTCCTTGAAAGTTCTCTTTGTTCTGATAAAGAACCCGAATTTATAATATTATCAATTTCTTCAGGTTTGTAATCTTTTAGAGTGCGGGACCGAGAGCGCCAAGAGAGATAATCGTAGTCTCCATAAACTTCATTATTTTTGGAAACCATTCCGCTTGATGCTCTTTTAAAGGAGGCAAGGTCAAAATTTCTTTTGAACTCGGTATTTTGTTGTTCCAAATTATGCCCCTCCCGTAAAGAATATTAGGTTGCGTTTTCCAGCGCCCCGTCTTCGTTGTTTTTTCATTTGAGCCTCTTCAATCTCTTTGATACGCCATAACCCATAAGCAAAAGCATAATAGCGGTCGTCATGAAAGCGCTTGTTTATTGCTTCAAGGACAATATCCATGCCTACATTTTTAACGCGTAAATTTCCCATCTCTTCAAAAAGCTTTGTTGTTTGTTCATGGGGAAGTAGTCGCTGAACTCGCTCGCGCATTGTCATTTTTTGACCAAGCTTTGTCCCAAGAAGAGCATTGCGCGCTTCTTGTTCACTAATCAAAAACCGAACCAATCCACCATTCAAACGAGAATAAGCATTTCCATTGATTTTTGATTTCAAAGGCCCATTAGCTTTCATAGAATATAAAATAGGAATAGAATCTTTAGGTTGAATTTTTTTGTAATCATCGTTATTGAAAAAGCCGTATGCAGGAAGCTCACGACCTCGCGCATCTGTATGAGTTTTTATCATCTCATCTGCGAGGCCTAAACCTAAACCATTGCAGTCAATCAAAACTTCTCGAGGATTGTATCTCTCAATCAGAAGCTTCAAATCAATTGCCTGTTGTGTAAAAGTTTTTGTCTCTGCTTGTCTTCCAAGAACTTCAATATTGACGAGAGTTGAGTAGTATTTGTCATTCTTGATGTTTACTCGAAAGATACAAGCAATTGTTGAGTCTTGTAAGCGTCCTACGTCTACACTGATAAAGTAGAAACAATTCTGCTGGTTTCTAAATTTCTGAGTAAATTCTGGATTTTTCTTTGTTCGATATTTAGAAAGTTTCTCAAAATCAAACCAAGACTCTTCACTTCCTCCAGCCCAAGTCCCCATAAATTCTGATGCAAATGTCATTTCGTTATAGGCTGAAGACATCCTCAATTTCTCAACGTGTTTTTTATCAACCAAGCCATGCTGGGCAGGAATACGATAGTCTAGACCCATAACAAATGCTCTTTTTGGGTCAATTATTGCTTGTATCATTGTTTCTATTAGAAGTGAATAAGCATAGGAGGACTTCATGCCCGCGGAAGTTCCGGCGATAACTTGTTGGTTACAAACTTCATAAGGATTTACTAGACCATTTGCGTCACGCCGAGAAACGTTTAGTTGAGGAAGTATAACTTCGGAAATAATATCTCCATCAGCATCACGTACCTCGTCGAGGAATGTTGAGTGAAGTCTGAGACCACGTGATGAGTCCGTAGCGCCCTCGCAAGTAAATTTGGAACCATTCTTAAAGTAGAGCTCGGCCACATCTTTTGAAAAGTTCATGTGTGGTTTCCCCATAAAAACTTCAAGCTCTTTTTCAAGTAGAGGCCATATCTTTAAAATTTCTTCTACCTTTTGGCGCATAATTTTTACGCCCTGTGTCTTTACAGGAGCGACAATCGAGCATTTATGATTGGGGATAAAAACGCACTGAAGATAGAGTCCAAGAACGCTTAGGAATGACTTTGAGGCCGCGCGAGTTGCGGTAATATAAATTTGATTATAACGCATGAGCGCGCGCAGAAATAAACGCTGGTAAGGAAACAAGTCAAATTGGGAGTCAATGGGTTTTATTGTATCTAAATAGATGTCAGGATAAACCGTATAGAGTTGAAGTTCTTCTTCCAAAAACCTCTCATTTCGCTCTAAGAAATCCTCAGTTATAACAACTCCTTTTTCTAATTCGACCCCCTCTCTAAAAAGACGATTTTGGGAGTTATAAATTGAAGTGGGGTCGCGCAAAGTAATTACAGCCATTATAGCGTTCCTCCCGCATCAAACTCCTCACTTTCATCCTCTTTGAAAGCTTCAGCCTCATAGACGTCCGCATCAAAGTTATCTGCTTGGAGGTCATAAAAGTTATCCGTTTGAGCAACATTCTGAAGAGCCTGAATTCGCGCGGTCACCTCATCTCCGAGGCCACCTTCATTTATATACAAACGCTGATTCCAAGCTTCAATATTTTTCAAAGTTTCATCAATAACATCTCTGGTAGTATTGTCATAGAATTTATTTTGGTGCCCGCGCTTTTCGAGCCAGAACATCAACTCTCCAATACTATCAAAGTCAGTTGCATTTTTGACTGACTTAGGAGTAAAGTCTGCTGTCTTCACAATCTTATCATAAGATGAGAGGAATTTGTCGACGTCTTTGTCACCGGCGCGGATTCGTTTGTCTATTTCTAATGAAAGCTTACAGAGCTTTTGAGCTTGGTCAATGGCTAGCGCGCCAGATACGTTCTGAGAAAGGAGTAAACCTTTATAGAGGTCTTCTAAATAATAAAGTTCATCATCATCATAGTTGCCTCCCCAGCGTCGGCGCAACTCCTCAAAATGTTTTTCCTTTACTAATGGAATCTCATCCTCAATAAGTCCAACCTTTTTTAGTTCGAGATATTGGGAGTTATAACTATCCCATCCCAAATTCTTATATTCTTCTGTTGCAAAGACTTTTGCATAAACGCCCCAAACAGTATCATCAGAATTCAAATCCCGTAATCTCTCAAACTCTTTCACAATAAATGGGATGTCAGCCCATTGGCAGATTTTATCGACCGCGCGCCAACTAAACTCATTCTGTTTGAGGTAATGAGTAATACAATCATTACAAATGGGAAGTACTCCATCTGGGTAGAAAATCGAGTGGGTTTTTGTGAAATCTTCTTCTAACTGTTGTTGCTTACAACGCGGGCATTCTTTTGTGAGGAATGCACGTTTTTGCTTGGGTATATTTGGTTGTAGTGGCATTACTACTAATCCTCCTTTTTATTTATTGACTTTTTTGAGGATTTTTATGAGTTCGCGCTGACGAGGCCGAGATAGGTTTGAAAATTTTTGGAGCAAATCACTAAACAGGTCTGAAAAATCACGGGTTTCAGATTTTTGGGGAGTTTCGTTATTAGGCGTAATTGGCGCGGACTCGCCATTTTCCTCAATGAGCCGAACCCCCAAGAACTTGCAAAGGCCAACAAACTCAATAGCCTCTAGTCCTACTAATAGCTCCATAAAAGTTTTTGTACGGTTATTTTTATCCATAGTTTTCTCCTTTATACCAAAGGGGCTTCGCGCCCTTCTCTTTTATATCGTAATAGCCGGTCGCACTTCTTACACCGACAAGAATATCCATCACGAGAACTTTGTCTCCTCATAAAATACTTGGTATCCAAAAGTAAAGTCCTCCCACAATCCTTACAGCATTTGAAGTTTTCAGGGAAAAATAAGTTTTCGGCGTGCTCGCGATGGGCTGTGGCAGTCGCGCAAATTTTTAGGAGGGCTTTTTGGTGGAAAATAGTGGAGACATAGTTTGAGTTATAGGTTTTATTGTATTTTTTGTTGATGTATTCGACGATAGGTTGGTTTTGTTGGTGGGCCATTTTCAGTTGGAAGACGTCTTCTTCGAGGGGAGTCAAGTCAGCTAGGGATTTATACCATTCGAATGTTTCGAAGAGAGCGCGCAATGTACTTTCGAGAGGTAAGGAGTCGAGTCCTTCTTCTAGAGAGTCCCAAATTTTTACCAAAGCTTGGAGATGCGCCAAGTCCTCAAAGTCAAAGTAGCGAGAGGAGCGAGGAGCCCAGATTTGGGCTGAAAGGGCGCGCTGGTCTTTTTCAGTTTTTAAGTCTGAGGGGATTGGGAGACGCCCTTCGGGGAAAAGGATTCGCGCCAAACTCGAGGTTCCTTTTAGGCCGAGTGGGTAGATGGGGATATCAGCGTCGAAGGTTGGGGTTTCAAGTGGGTTATAGGTGTGGGGGATAAATCGTTGGAGCTTTGTTTGATAGAAGTCTTGGAGTGTAAATTGTTCGCGTCGTTTTTCGATTAGAAGGCGTTTTTGTTTTAGGTAGGAATAGGGATTTAGGAGTTTTGATTTTTCTTCGAGGCTTTGGAGTTCGGAAGGAGTAAACTGGGCGCGCAGGTCTTCGCGAACTTTTTCTTTTTTGCCGGTTCGAACTTCGTAGGTAGAGAGTTGGAAGTCGATTTCGTCGATTTCGCGCCAGAGAGGTTCTAATAAGGCTAAAATATGAGGTGGGGCGTTTTTGCGCGCCAATTGTCTCGAGAATTTTTGTTTTGAAGTTTTGGTTGGGGTTTCGCTTATAGGGTGGATTGAGTCCTCATTGAAGGCGGGACTTTCTCGTAGTTCGTCGAGAGAGATGATGGGCCGAGATGACCAGGTAGACTTTAGTTCGATATTTGCGCTTTTATCGGAGGAAAGGCCTTCAGAGTTTTTGCCCCAAAGGAGATAGTCAGCGATTTTTTCGAGTTCGGAACTTGTAAGGGGTTTTTCTGCGTCGAAATTTTGGACATAGGTTTGGACATATTCGGCGCGGGCTTCATCACTTGAAAGTGAGAAGTCGAGATTTAGACGATTCATTAATACGCTCCTTATGTATAAGCCAAAGTGTAATTGGCCCTTAGTTTCTATTTTTATTATATCATAGGAGAAAGGTTAGAGTCAAATTTCAGTGAAGCTAAATTTTTATCTCGGTGAGAAAAATTATAATTTTTATTTTGATTTTTTATTTCGGTGAGAAAAGGGCTAAAGATTTTTGATTTTTAGTTTCAGTGAGAAAATGTTCCAGACCCGTTTTGGGAGGCGTTCGTCAAATTGCACATTTTTGTAAAATAACCCCGCTATTTTTGTGCATAATGCTGAATCGTCTGAAAAATTTTTAAACTGTTGCATTTGCCACTTTACAAGCCTTATCTACTGCGCTATAATGGCTATAGTCAGTAAAGGAAAAGCGGAGCGGTGCTGATTGCTTAATACAGCGTGTACTTTGAAAATTAAAACCACAAAAACCAAAAGAAAGGAATTTTTTATCATGAAAGACTTTGTTATTTTGACAAAAGAGGACGCCGTGCGGGCGCAAGATTCCGCACGCTACAATCCCGCTATTGATAGCGGTTATTTTGGGCGTATTATGGAGAACCAGTGCGCAAGACCCAAAAGCCGGAAAAAGTGCGTGAGCTCTGCCGGAAAAGCTGATGTTCACATCAAGTATAACGGGCGATATATTCCCGCAGAGGTCAAGACAAACGGCGGGCGGGTTGATAGCCTCATAGACGTCACGAACAAAAGCAAGTTTATTATCTATGCAATGGAATATGTCCAGCGCCATAAAGCTGGGAAAAAGACGGAAGCATGGGAAGAGCGGCGTTCCGTCGGCCCGCTTATTATCCCCACAGCCCTATTCTTGAATTGCCTTCAGGAAGTAAACGCCATAAAGACAGTAAATAAGCACGGCGCATATGACGGGCTGGGAATTCAAGTTAGTTCTCTCAAGCTGTATCAAAGGCTATTGCAATGGCCTGTTGAATATGACCGCACAAGGGACTACACAAGCGCCGACTTTGAGGGGCTGACTCTGTAAGTATCAATCAATAGGGCTGGGCTTAGCAAGCCCAGCCCGCCGAAAAGGGAGATTTATCATGACCATTGAAATTGTAAAAAAAGAACTGGACAAGCTACTGGGCTATTCCCGCAGCCCAGACTTCCTCGCTGAAAACTGCTATCATATGGCATATGGGGCAGTAATGATGGCAAGTAATATCGCCATGGAGCTGGATGACTTCAAGCTGTCTATGGCTATCGACCACTTGTGGGATGATACTTATAGAGAGTTATTCCTGCAAGCCTATCGTGAAGAACTGGCTCGGCAGTAAAAGAACGCTGTGCTATCGGCATGACGGACAGAAAGGAACTAAAAATGAATAACGAATTTGGCTATGGCATGAAATACTATGACGATGATGACCCCGCCCTCCTCAGGCTTGAAGCCTTAAAGGAAGCCCAAGACTTGTGGTACGAAACCCAAGACTGGGGGGAAGAAGCTAATCTAAATAATGCAGATGATGAAGAAATAGAAGACTTCATTTTTGAACACGCAAGAGAAAAAATCCATGACCTAACCTCAAACGATGTCAGAATTTTTCTCTATACATAAAAAGGGAGAATTTTCTCCCTTTTCTTTTCCCCGAAAAGTTTGTGAAAAAAATCACAAAAAATTTAGACGAAGCAGTCCCGAAGATTGTGAAAGATTTCACAAAAAATTTAGACGAACATCGTCTAAAAAATATTCTTCTTGACTTTTTCTGAAATTTAGTGTATACTTTATATATACTAAAAAAGAAATGAGGTTTCTAAAATGATTGTTATCGCTGTGCTGTGTATTCTGTTCGCTGGATTTGCGTGTGCTGGTATGTCCTTCGTGGGCGCGCGCTCATTCGCAAAAAGCCACGATTGGCACTACGCTGTGGGAGCTGGGCTGTATGCGCTGGGAGCTATGTTTTTTATCGGCTGGGTTTTCTCTATGGGCTGGTAAAGAGAGGAGATTTTTATGAGATTTTTTTACAATGAGGCTGTTTGTGAGGTTGTCACTGAGGATGAACTACTTTTGAATCTTTGCTCTAATTATTCGGGGGATGAATATATTGCTTGTTATCAAAAGATAAAAAGATGCCTTGATGAAAATGGAGAATATTTTTCTTGGAAAGAATGTTTTCCCTCTCAAAACATCCGAAATCTTTTTGAAAGATAGCGCTTCGGCGCTATTTTTTCAGAAAAGAAAATTTAGACGAATATCGTCTAAAATATTTTTTCAGAATTTTTTGAAAAAAGTATTGACAAATAAGAAAAATTATGTTATACTTTAGTTACAGTAAAGAAAGGAGAAAACTATGAAAACTTATTGGTTCAAAGATGAAAAAACTGGAGAGGAATTTTTCGTCGAACAGGAAAATAAAGAAAAAGCGTTTGAAGTTGCTAAAAATTTTTTTGGTGATGAAATAAAATGTTTCGGAAGAATTTCCGAACAAGAGGCTGAATTTTATGGATATGATACTTATTAAGAGGACAGTTTTGTCCTCTTTTTTAGAAAATAAAATTTAGACGAACATCGTCTAAAAAATATTTTTCTTGACTTTTCAGATTTTATCTGCTATAATAAAACCATCAAAAGAAAGGAAGTAAAACTAAAATGAAAATTGTCATCATCCTCTACATCATCGGAATCGTTGTCTATTGGCTTGGTATCATCAATTTCCTCCATGTCGCAAAGAGAAACTGGAACGATGTTGATGAAAGTCTAAAGGATAATGCAAGAAAACGCTCGAAAGCCTCTTGTAATCTTACCCTAATTACATGGTCGCTTATTCCGGTAGTAAATTTTGTTATAGGATTCCTGTATATTTCTAATCCGTTCTATTTCTTTGGGAAGAAATAAAAAAAGGCAGTAGAGAAAATCTACTGTCTTTTTTTTTCTAAAAAATAATTAGACGAAATTCGTCTAAAAAATCTTTTTAAAAAATTTTTTGAAAAAAGTATTGACATTTTCAGAAAATCTGATATAATAATAATTGTCAAGAGGAAGTCTCCACAAGGGACACCAACAAGGGTGATAAAGATACACCGAGGGAAAAAGGCCGCGAAAAGTCAGCGAAAAATTCCTCTTGACAAACCCCTTAAAGTATGATACAATAAGGGTACAGATGGCGGTGAGGTAGAACGGACTACCTCCTATAAGAAGGCTGAGATACGATAGGGTCGCACCCTTGGAAACGTTCGCCTTTGGAGAATGTGGGTTCAACTCCCACCACCGCCCCAAAATAAAAAAATTCTTGGCAAAGCATAAAACCTTTACTATAATAAATTCAGAAAGTAAAGGAGGCGCTCCCGCTTTTTATGGATTTTTTTAGACGAAATTCGTCTAAATAATTTTATACTTGACAAATAGAAAAATTTCTGTTATAATTTAGTTACAATAAAGGAAAGGAATTGAATTTATGACTGTTTATTTTGATATGGATGGCACGATTGCCGACCTGTATGGCGCGAAAGACTGGTTGCCCCGCTTGCGGGCTTATGACGCAAAAATTTATGCGGAAGCCCGACCCCTCTGTAATATGAATACGCTGGCGCGCAAGCTGAACAAAATTCAGCGAAAAGGTGTAAAGATTGGTGTAATTTCATGGGGAAGCAAAGATAAAAATCCTGCTTTTCTCGAAGCTGTAAAGGCTGAAAAACTGCGCTGGTTGCGTCAGCATTTGAGAAGCGTTTCCTTTGATGAAATTCATATTGTAGAATATGGAACAAAGAAAACGAATTTTCGTTCTTCCTCTGACGATATTCTATTTGATGATGAAACCGGAAATTTGATGGAGTGGGGAATGGGTGGTTTTCATCCCGATGCAATGGAAAGTGTTTTGAAAGTTTTGGCGAGATAAAGGGAAGAAATTCCCTTTTTCTCTAAAGGAAAAATTAGACGAATATCGTCTAAATAAAAAAGTTCTTGACATTTGTATTTTTATATGTTATACTTTAGTTACAATAAAGAAAGGAGATAAAACAAATGACCCTCATTACTTCAAGCATTCAGGTTCAACTCACCCAAGAGGAAAAGGACAAACTCCAAGACGCCCGCGAGGTTATTTCTCGCCTGTTTGATTTGATGTATGACTACGAACAAGAATACGCTATTTCCAACATTGGCGAAGAGTATTCTATGAGTCAAGTCCGTGATACCTCAAACCTGCTGGCCACGCTTATCGGGTCTGATAAAATGCGGTTAGAAAATAAATAAAAAATGTGGGAGGAATCCCACATTTCTATTTAGACGAAATTCGTCTAAAATAAAATTTCTATAAATTCTACTTGACAAATCCAATTAAATATGGTAATATATAAATACAGTAAAGAAAGGAGAAATTTCTATGAATACTATTGATTATAAAATCCATGAAACCAAATTTGGTGGAGTTCCCGAAGAAACTGAAATTGATAAACTTATAAAAATTCTTGATGCTCAAGGAGTTTGTTGTCCGATAGATTGGAAAGTTGTGGGATTATATGGTCGGCCGCAGATTATTTTCCTGAATCCGCAAAATGGGGAACGAATTGGAGATGCCGTCTGCCATTTTGGGAGTTATGGACATGAAAAGGGTTTAATTGAAGTAATGGGCTTTCCATTTTGTGACGAAGATGATGTCGCAGGCTTTTTAACAGCGGATGAAGTTATTCATCAAATAGAAGTATGTTGTTAAAAGTTTTGAAAAGAAGGAAGGAAATTCTTCCTTCTTTTCAGGAAAAATTTAGACGAAATTCGTCTAAATAATTTTATACTTGACAAATTATTAGTTTTAGGTTATACTATGTATACAATAAAAAGAAAGGAAGTTATTAAAATGGCAACTGACTATAAATCTTTTACGAATGCAGAACTTTCAGAACAAATTAAAGAAATGCAAGCAGAACTTCAAAAAAGAGAAAGAATTGAAAAAGAACAACGATGGACAGAGGTTCGCAATATTCTCCATAACTGGTTCCATGACTATGGAGATATTGCCATAAATAGTGGAGATTTTTATTTGACTGATGACGACGATTATTCATCTTTCGGAGAAATTTATCTCAAAATCGTTTAAATGAAGCGGTGCTTTGCACCGTTTCTCTTTCATCTTTTTTTAGACGAATTTCGTCTAAAAAATCTTTTCAAAAATTTTTTGAAAAAAGTATTGACATTTTCAAAAAATCTGATATAATAAATAATGTCAAGAGGGAACGGAAAGTTCCCCAAAGGGACTTTCTGATTTGTTCGATAACTCGGTAACTAACAAATTTTCAAAGAAATTTGAAATTCCCTCTTGACAATTTCTAAAACCTATGTTATAATAAATATGTAATCAAGAGGGGTTCCCCTTTTGAAAATAAAAATGGGTGGCGACCTATCCGCCGATGAAAGGAGAAAATTATGACCAATCGTGAGTTCTTCAATGCTATCATCAACGCTAATGTGAGCGACGAGCTGACCGCTCACGCCACCGCCGAGCTGGAGAAGCTGGACAAGCGGAACGCCCAGCGTAGTTCCAAGCCCAGCAAGACCCAGCTGGAAAACGAGCCTATCAAGGCGCACCTGCTGGAGATTCTGGCCGTCAAGCCCATGACGGCAAGCGAAATCCATGAGGTTGACGCAGACCTGTCTACACAGAAGATTAGCTCTCTGTGCCGTCAGCTTGTAGAGGCTGGCAAGCTGGCGGTTGAGGATGTGAAGATTCCCAAGAAGGGCAAGCAGAAGCAGTATCATCTTGTGACCGAGTAAGAATTTGGCGGTGAGAAATCACCGCCTTTTTTTTGGAGGAAAATATTTAGACGAATTTCGTCTAAAAAATATTTCTCTTGACTTTTTAGAATTTATCCGTTATAATAAAACTATCAAAAGAAAGGAAGAATAAAAAATGTCTGATATAATTATTGCGGGTTTGCTCATAGGCGGTTTTATTGGTCTGCCTGTTGGTCTAATTATCTCCATAGGGCGCGATACATGGTGGGGCAAAGTGTTATCGTTCATTATTTGTTGTTCTATCTTTTTCGGCGTGGGCGTTCTAATTGGACAAGAACACTCCAATGACTGCGATACTTTCAATAATGGCGTATGCATCCAATGTGGCGGAGAATATCGCATGAGTGGCGCAACAAAAACTCTCATGGGAAGCGAAACTTTTTATTACACTTGTCAAGACTGTGGTTGGACTATTGAAACTAATTGTCTGATAAATAAACACTAATAAAAATAAAGAGATGGTGCCTTGCACCGTTTCTTTTTTAGAAATAAAATTAGACGAAGTTCGTCTAAATAAAATCGACCTCGGCGCTTTATCACACTAAAGTACTAAAGAAAATTTGAAATTTAAAAAAATTTTTGTTATAATAATTTTAGAAAATAAGAAAAAAGGTATTGACAAAAAATAAAATTTGTGTTATACTTTAGGTACAGTAAAGAAAGGAAGTGCTTTAAATGGCAAAGAAAAGCGAAATCGTAAAAATGGACTTTATGCGCAAAGTCAAGGAATTTTTGGAAAGTGAGGGCGAAACCGTTCTTCAAGTAAAAAGCGGAACTTTTTCGATTCCGTGGGCGCTGGATGGGGACGAGGGTTATTTGAACCTTACTTTCTCCATTCCTAAGGGTAGCCGTGAAGATGGGATTCCTTATGACGGCTACGATGAAGCGGAAAATTATCGCCTTGTTACCGAAGAAAAGGAAAAGGCAAAGGCGGAGAGAGAGGAGAAAAAGCGCAAGAAGATCGAAAAAGACAGGCTCGCAAGAGAAAAAGCCAAGGCAAAGAGAGAGGAGAGGGGAAAAGGCGGAATAAACCGCCTTTTCTTTTTTTCGGAGAAAAATTTAGACGAAGTTCGTCTAAGAAATTTTATACTTGACAAATAAAGAAAAATCTGTTATACTTTATTTACAAAAGGAAAGGAGAAAATAAAATGAACTTCCCAAAATCTATTCTTGTCATAAAGTATTTTCCATCGTATAAAAATTCCGAAGTTCCCGATTATATCCCCATTTGCATTACTTCTGTTGAAAATGCAAAAGAGTTTTTCTGGGAAAAAGAATATGAACTTTTCGAAATTGGACAGAATGGAGACTTGAGACTTTTCAAGGAATGGGGGATTGAATAAAATTATTAGGGATAATATTTTATATTATCCCCTCTTTTATTTTTTAGACGAAGTTCGTCTAATTTTTATTTTTTGAAAAAAGTTCTTGACATTTTCGGAAAATCTGATATAATAGATAATGTAAGGAGAACGACGGTAAACCCTTATAATAATTTTTGAATGGAGATTGAAAAAATGAATATTTGCGTTTTCGACACGGAAACAACTTCCCTTGAAAAGCCTTTCTGTTACAATATCGGCTATCTTATTGCCGATAGTGAAAGCGGAGAAACGCTTATAAAGCGGGAGTTTATCGTGGAACAGGTATGGCATAATACAATGGCCTTTGCATCGGCTTATTATGCAGAAAAACGCCCTATTTATATAAAGGCTATGCGCTCCCGTGAAATTATTATGGATAAATTCGGCTATATTACCCAAACAATGGCACGAGATTTCAAAGCCTTTGATGTAGAGCGAGCATTCGCTTATAATTCATCTTTTGATGAAAAAGTGTTCAATTTCAATTGTGACTGGTTCAAATGTATAAATCCATTTGACACCATTCCTATTTCCGATATTAGGGGCTTCGTTCATCATTTTATGATGGATGGAAACTTTTTCAAATGGGCAGAAGAACATGGCGCTTTTACCGAAAGCGGAAACTATTCTACTACCGCCGAAACCATTACGCAATACATTAGAAAAGACCCCTATTTTTCCGAAGACCACACCGCCCTTTCTGATACATTGATAGAAACCGAAATTCTGTTTCATTGTTTGGAAAAAGGGGCAGACATCACTGGAGATTATACCGTTCGCCGTTCCATTCCTCGAAAAGTCAAAAAGGTTTTTACCATTGACACCAAACAAGGAAAATTCACTGTTGAGGGCGAAAGCGCAACTTATTATAAAGCGAAAAATACTTTTAAAATTCGTTGAATTTAGAGGACTTCACCACTTTAGGGTGGTGAAGTTTTTTTCGGAGAAAATTTAGACGAAGTTCGTCTAATAAATTTTATACTTGACAAGTTAGGGAATATATATTATACTATATATATAAACAAGAGAAAATGACACAATTAAAAGGAGGTCATATGAGAAAGAAAAAAATTTATTGTCCTGCTAATGGATGGGATTGTCCATACTACAAAAAAGGCGAATGTGGTATTGAAAATCCATTGGAAGAATGCGACGATTTTGGCTATTTTTGGGATGCAGATGATGACTATATTTGTGAAGATGAGGAAAGGACGGCTTTTGAAAACGAATGAGATTCTATTATAATGCCGATATGAATGTATGTGCCGAAGAAACTTGGGTCACAGATTATTTGTTTATGGGTGGGATGGTTGAGTCAAGAGAAGAGGCACTTGAAGAATTAAGAACTAGGCACGAAGTTTATGGATGGTTTGAGTGTGAAGTGTCGAATACTATTGCGGAAAAGTTTTTTTATTAACTTTTAAGTGCCGGCGCCGAGTACGCCGTTTCTTTTTTTATTTTTAGACGAATATCGTCTAAATTTTATTTTTGTCAAATTTTCTACGAAAAATTTTCTACTCCCACTTTAGCGCGCTAAATCACTAAAGTCAAATTTTCTTACTCCCAAATCTTACTCAGCGCCGGCCACTGTCAAATTTTATACCTTGTCAAATTTCGGGCGCGCAAATAAGCTACAAACAAGCTGGAAAGCTGGAAGCTGTGTGTCAAATTTTACGAATAAGCTACAACTTATAAGCTGGAAGCTGGATGTCAAACTTTTCTTTCGTATTATAAAATTTGAAAAAATCTAAAAAAACCACTATAATATATATAGAAAGTCAAGGAAGACTAAAAAAAATAAAACGCTCCTAAGCTGGGAATAAGCTCCAAAAGAAAACGGCTACGGCGCATCAAGCCACTTGTCAAATTTTAGGTCGTAAATTCTTTTATCTTTATAAAGCAATGAGGAGCAGAAAGAGGTATTTTATGACTAATCGCGAGTTCTATACTGCTATTTCCAATGGTGAGATGAATGATGAGCTGATGGCTAAGGCTACCGAGCTTATCGAGAAGATGAATGAGACCAACGCAAAGCGTGCTCAGAAGGTTCTGGAGAAGAAGCAGGCTGCTGAGGATGAGAAGGCTCCCATCCGCAAGGCTCTGCTGGATGTGATGGGCGACGAGGGTATGACCGCCGCCCAGCTCATTGAGGCAGCTGGCCTTACCGATGAGGTAAAGGTCGCATCTGTTCCCTCTCTCCTGAAGCCCTTTGTGCTGGATGGTACCGTGGAGAAGGTCGATGTAAAGGTCGAGGGCAAGAAGAGCGCTCAGCGCGGCTACATTAAGGCCCACTAAGAAGAAAAGAGGAGTAGGATTTATTCCTACCCCTCTCTTTTTTTAGAATTTTGAAAATTTGACAACGCTCTGAAAATTTGGTAGAATAGAATCAAAGAAAAATTTGACACCGCGCTAACTACGCTCTATAAGTACGCTCTATAAGTACGCTCCATAAGTACGCTCTATAAGTACGCATTTTACTTACATATTATATTTATAAAATTTGCTTACTAATGAAATTTGCGCCAGACCCTTTTTCAATTCTAAAGACTCTTATATATACCGACCTATTCCTATATGTCGCCCTTGGACGTCCCTTGGCAGTACCGTTTTTATGCAGATAGTCTCTTCCTATAACTAAGAAAGACTTATACGCTCTATAAGTACGCCCTTTTGCTTACCTAATATGTACGCATTATTTGTACTTATATTTCTACGCCTTTTTACTTACCCCCTCTATTCATACTCCCTCTATTTCTGCCCTCTCTACTTATACGCTCTATTCGTACTTATATTCATACACCTCTATTTTTACTCCCTCTCTTACTACTCCCTCTCTTCCTACTCCCTACTACTCTCCCCTCTATATGTACACATAATATGTACGCCTTTTTCTCAAAAAATTTTTCCCAAAAAAATAAGTACGCCTAAAGCGTACCCAAAAAATTTTACTTATTATAATTACTTCTCCCGCTTTGCTTTCCGAATATAAGTAAACGGGACTTCAATACCGTTATAATTTTTTGAACACTAAATTTTGGAGGCTTTATGAGACAATCAAAACTAATGGAAAAAATTATTACTACTTTAGAGGAACTAAAAATCCCCTACTCTCTAAATGTGTCCTATCGAGATTGTCTATCTCCTTTGGGGTATCCATTACTGTGGAAGCTGAGGCTTACTTGGCGCGGGTCCGTCGTTTTAGTTGAAGAGCGATATCACGATACCTCTCGCGCCCCTAATCCCCAACGCCTACAACAAGTCAACACCATAAAAGATAACTACGCCCTTTCCCATAAAATTCCTCTACTCCTAATCTGGGACACAGATTCCTCTCTCATAAATCCCGAATGGCTCTCGCGCCAATTAGACCTAATTATAACTCAAGACTTTTGAAAAAAGGACCTACTTCAATCCGAAGTAGGTCTTTTCTTATGAATACCAAATATGAGTCATACTGAACAAAATATCACATCCATCTTTATAACCCAAACTTTCAAGACATTCAACCATAAGACGGTCCATATCAATATGGCCATTTGCTTCTGCCTGGCCTTCATTCTTTTCATAAATTTCCTGTGCCCTTTTAGCAAATTCTTCAGGTGTCATAATTACTCCTCCTTAATCCCTTAGCAAAAACCTTTCTAATTCTTACTTAGCGCCAGTTCCTTCGCTTCTTCCAAGCTCCATAATAGCCCGCGCCACTGCTTCAACTTTATCCATAATATTTACTTTATTTTCAGAAACGGCCATACACAAGAGTCCCAAAAGCTCTATCGCACAATCAAGTCTTGTCATCTATCTTAGACTCCTCTCCACGAAAAGATTTCCTCCTCAGCAACACCATCCAACATAGGCTTTATTACTTCCTCAATTGCCCGCTGACAAGCTTCAATAGTCTTGAAAGAAGGCCCGAATTTTTGGGCAGAAGTACTCGCTACATTCCAACAACGAGATGATTTGTGTAAAATAGGATAATAATCTCCACTTCCACCATTCTCCATAGAAAAACGCCACAAACACCGTTCAAGCTTTTCATAGAGAGCGCGCCGTCGAAGAAGCTCTTCATCAGTACAGTAATTAGCGCAATTATGATATTTTCCAGTGAAACACAAAGAATTCTCTTTGAGCGTCATTACATCTCCATTACCACCAATAAAATAAAAACTTTCTCCCTCGCCAACTCTCTCAAAAGGACTCCTTTTCTCCGCCGATGGCTTCGACTTTAGAATAATATTCCCCTCATTATCAATTACAAAACTATCGGGAGCAAAATCATAAATCTTCCCATCAATCTCAAACTTTATATTTGCCATCTTTAATCCTCCTCTACATCATATACCATATCAACATAGTTCTCAGGCGCAATCCCTTCAAGATAACCTTTAATTTCTCTATCATTCCAATCCTCTGGAACCTCTACCGTCTTCAATACAGAATAAGATACATAAACTGTCTTAGTTGTTTTCTTTTTCTCCAAAGTCAAATTTCCAAACTCTCTTTCATAAAAGTTCGTTATTTTAGAAAAAAGTTTAGGTTGTTCTTTCTTTATATCCGAAAGATAAGGGGTATTTTCTCCCTTCCAAGGACCTCGATAGAGTTGTCCTCCATAACGCCCTCGCTCTTCCCCAATTACAAGCATACCCTCATTATCAAGAAAAGCCCAATAACCATAATCAGAAAAATTCGGAGTAAAATCAACTTTAACTCCTTTGAAATTATCAAGCCAGTTATAATTCATTCTTATACTTCCTTTCCTACTTTCTATATATATTATATACTAAAATATAAAAAATTTCAAATCTAAAAAAGAAAACGACCACGCTTAATCGGCGCGGTCGCTCATCTTTTGTTTCAAGTCTGTAATAATATCTTCAAGCCGAACCGGCGCGCAGTCGTGCGCATCTACCTCGCAATGGTAAATCATTCCAATTCCCCAATCTTCAAACGGGTCTTTTGTATGAGTATGCCCGCACAAATTCACCAAACACTTCTTCAATGGCTTACCGGCATCAGCGCGCGTTGTAATTGTCGGATAGTGGGATAAATAAAACTTATAACCGTCATAGGAGAGATAAAGACTATTATCTGCTTCTACTACATTCGGAAGATTCTGATAGAAATCCCAGCGAGTATTAGTGCAATGGTTTCCTCTTACAATATGAAGCCAGCCCTTCAACCTTCGAAGCATTTGAAGATTTACCTCCGGCCCCATCACCAAATCTCCCAGCACATATACATCATCCTCTTCATCCACTACCTCATTCCACTTACGAATAATAGTCTCATTCATATCTTCAACACTTTCGAAGCCTCGCGCGCCGTAGATGAAGTCTTTCGAATGCCCGAGGTGGAGGTCACTCACGATGAATATGGCCACTACTTATTACCTCCTAATCTATCAATAACTTCTTGCCGAAGCCTCTCAGCTTTCTGTTCTTCCTCTTTCAATTTTCTACGAATATTCTCTGCATCTTTTTCGAGTATAATACTCAAACTTTTAAGGGAGGCCTTTTCCTTTTTGAAACGCATCTCTCGCTCGTGCTGTCTTGTCCGCCTTTCCAACCAAAGAAGAAGTCTCCAAAAGTCAAAGAGTGTTTTCATTGCAATACTCGTAGAAATATAGATTTTACCAAAGTCTTCTCTATCATCAGAAATCCACTCTCTACGACGATAAGTATAATCACTGTATCTATCCCACTTACTCGGCGCGAGCTCATAAATTCGTCTGAACTCTCCAAAAGACATTCTCACACCAGCATCCTTATAGCCATCAATCCAATTACAGAATGACCATCCGAGAAAAACAAAAGCAGCAAAACCAATCGCCACCAAAATACAAAATAAAATAGTATTCAAACGAATCTCCTTTCTATTCCTCAATAAATTAGAGCTTTTGATTTCTCTTCCAGACTCTAATTGTTATCTTTCTTCTGAACATCTAATCTCTCTAAAAATCTATCGAGGCTTCTCGTAAAGATTTTCCGATGGAATTAGAGGTCTTCTCTCTCGATACGATTCTTAAGGGTCTTTAGTGCGTCAAGATATTCATTATCCAGACATAGTCTATCTAATAGTATCTGGAGAGCCTCCTTATCACTAATTTCAAGACACCAAGTTTTTCTACTCTCAATATCATCCAGAACATCATCAATCTCTTTATTGATAAGGTCCTCCAACCAAATCTTTACGGTTTCATTCATTTTAATTCTCCTTTCTTACTTCAAATCCTCCAAACCTTCAATACTTCTCAATGCTTTACAAATGAGGTCCCAGGCCTCCTGATAGGTTTGCGCGCCATTTGCGAAGGGAGGGTAAGGAACTCTTGAATTAAATTTAGCATAGGAAGTCTCATAATGACGGTTCGTAGTAGTAGGAAGCATTGCCAGCCGATACTGGAGATACATAGCCTTCTTAATGTAATGATAACGAGTCATATTTTTTTATCTTCCTTTCATATCATATAAGTTGAAGGCGGTGACCCCTTAACTGCTCACGCTTTAATCTACGCCACAATCACTTTGGAGCTTAGCGGAACCTTCGTATAAAAAGTGAGAAAGCAAAATCTTAGGCTCGCAATAATTAGGAGGACTTAGTTTACTTCTCTCTCACTTTCTATATATAGTATACTATAAATATAAGAAAATTTCAAATTATAAAAATAGACTACGCAGGCATCTGCGTAGTCGTTTCTTTTACTTATTTTTGGGACTGGTTAGGCGATAACCTCGCTTCTTACACCGCGCGGTAGCCTCGTCAATCGTCTGACGATGGATAGAAGAAATTTTGGAAAGAGCTCCTGACTTTAGGAATTGATTTAGATTCAAAGGAAGATAATCATGGCAATCAGCACAAACATTATAATGACAAATACTATTTCTCTCCATACGGTTATGAACATGACCATGAATATTCATTGCCCATCCGCCCAAAAGACCAACAGGCTCATGAGACAATAGGAGCTTTGGAGAAATCATAACGGGGCCTTCATATACTTCATCAAAAAGTCCGTTGTCTGCCGTAACTACCCATTCTTCAAAACGAAAACTAACCTCTTTCCTAATTGTATACTTACAATTAGGATAAAAAATTTTCATATTATTGAGCGCTTCATTCTTCGTATATTCAGAGGCGGAATAGCGCGCTGTATATACTCTTCTTTCATAAATAGTCCTACCTGCATCATGATTGCCCATAACCAAAACCTTATATCCTCTCAACAAAGGAACATAAGAGAGCGCGCCGACATCGCCAAGACAAATAAGCGTATCACATTTCCCAACTTTGGAATTGATACGGCGCACTAGTTCATCCGCAGAGGGCCGGTCATCATAGATATTTACGAGGTCTTCATCCTCGAAATGAGGGTCGCTAAAAACGAAAATCCTTCCTTTTTCGCTCCACTTTTGGAACGGCTTATATAGACTTTCAATCATTACAATCCTCTCTTTCTTGAATCGTTCCAATAAAATTTTCAAGAACGTGCATCCAATTATCAATATCTTCTGCTTCACTTCGAAGTCCACACACTTCAACATAAAGACTATCAGCAAAAACTTTCATCTGGTCTATCGTCATATTATTCAGTTAAGGATAAACTTCCAACAAGTCAGAATATACACCAGACTCATAATCAGATAGCCCGTAATTCTCAAGATTAATCATTCATCTTACCTCTTGTTCCATTTTCGCGCCGCAGTCCTCGCAGTACTTTTTGGTAGGCTTATCCCAACTGCCCTCAGTAGCAATAACAAAACCACACGCAGAGCAACACCACTCATCTCCACCAAGATGTACCCATCGTCCGTGTACCATAGGTACAGCATCTACCGTTGGCTGGTTATTAATCAAATCAATAATATCTTGTCTATTCCTAAACGCATTACGTCCAATAGCGTCTAGGAGATTTGTGTTTTCCGCATCAATCAACCGCATCGTTTTCACCTCCATCGTCCTGAAGCTGTACAACCGCAACAACTTGCGTAACATCAAGATAGATTGGAACTTCTAAACCATCTTCATATTTGAATGAAGTTAGTTCCCCTGTAAAGGTGCTGTAATTGCACCAAATCTTTTTAGCGACAACATCAAAGCATTGTCCGGTTTTAAGATATACTTTCACCTTAACCATTATCTGACTAACCTCCATCCATTCTTTCTAATAATCCTCTCCATGTTTTCTCTTCCCACAGGATTTTGAGTATGAAGATGGAAAAAATATCCAGTATCTACAATTCCTGTCTGTTCAAGCCAGTCCAAAACGCGAATGTAGTCTCCTCCATCTGCCCCGAAGTCACCAGCATCATGGTCAAGACTAATATAGATAGTGTCAGTGGCAAAACTTCTCTCATAGGACTTAATGGCGGTAATCGCTTCTTTTACAGAACGAGCCCACAGCCAATCGTCACAGGGCGGAGTTCTAATATCATCAACCCAAAGATACATCAATAATCCTCCTCTCGCGCCGGCTTCGCAATAGCTTGCGCGTCCCATACATCAATTGCAAAAGTTCGGTCTCGAATATCCTCATCCACATCAAATGTATCAAGGAGCCGCATCCAGTCCTCAGCACAAAAATCAGACTTATGGAGCCAAGCGCTACGAACTTTTTGAGTATCTACCATTGGAATTCTCCTTTCTTAGTTATCACCTACACGAATTTTAGAGCTAATATCTACCCAATCATAGACAACAATAGGGCCCTCCTCAAGCGTACTCGGCGCGGACTCATAGATTTCGCTAATATCGAAAATACCTCCGCAACACCCGCAGATAATCTCGTTCCGATAAGCGATTCCTCCAATATAGTGGTTACCATCAATATCCCAAAATTTTACCTGGGTAGGAACCTCAAAATAGTTATACTTCATAATAAGTTCTCCTTTCTCAATACAGGTCAATTCCATCTACAACTTCGTCAGACTTCCAAAGATTCTCAAACTCCTCACAAGACTGAATAGCAGACGCATGAAGACTCATATTACTTAGAATTTCAAACCATCCCACTGTTGCCTCACCAGTAATATCCTCTAAATGAGCAGTCTTTACCTCATAATCAGAGAGATGACTTTTACAGAGTGAATTCAGAAAATACACAAGAGAGACACACTCATAGTTCTTCCCAAACTTTACTACCACATCTTTGGAGTTGTAACCATCATCGAGAATAATAGCCTTAATCATTTTGAAACTCCTTTCTCTCTCACTTTCTATATATATTATATAGCTTTTTTGGGAAAATTTCAAATTTATTTTTCTTCGCGCACGGGACAAATTGACACAAAATCGGGCTAATTTGACACATTGCGGGACAATTTGAACCGCAAACGGGTCAATTTGACACAGAAAATCGGGTCATTTTGACACAAAGTGGGTCATTTTGACCCGTCAGCGGGACAATTTGTGTTGAGTATATATAATATAAAATATATACAAAAAATAAAAATCAAAAATAAAAAAATAGTTCAAAAGACAGATGGCAAACCCATCTGTTTACTTTGTAAAGTTATCTCTTGGAATTTGGAAAAAAGTTAAGCCATCCTCTTCTTCAACTAAATACCCTTTATCAAATAATTCTTCGATACCTCGCCTTACGCTTGTTCGACTATCTGTTTTTATCTCATAAAAATTTAGTACTGCTTGGGGAGATAAACTAATCTCAAAATCCTCTTTATTTTTATTTAGATAAAGCCAGACTTTCAATCCCCATTGACTAAGATTACAGATAGTAGGTAAAATTTCTGTAGGTATCCGTTGATAAGAAGTGCCGTTAGAAATCGGTACTTTAGCTCCGATCCTTATTGATTTTTGATTTGGATACTTTTTCTTTTCCATTGTTTCTCTCCTGCTTATGTTTGCTTATGTAGCTTTTTACAGCTTTGCTTAATTCCTCAGTGTTTTCAAAATAGTAGACATCTTCCTCTGGTTGTTTGTAATTAGGTGCTGTCTTTTTTATCTGAAAACCTTGGGTTCTAAGATAGTAAGCTAATGTTTTAGAATATACGCAAAAATCCATTAGTTCTCTCCTTGTTCAATTTGCTGATTGAAAAAATTATCAATTAGCTCTCTCAAAAAATCACTAATCGTAATTCCTTTTTCTCTACAATAACCTCGAAGCTTATCATCCATCTTATCATCAAGATAGGTCTTTATCATATTATCATATTTAATCTTCATTTTCTCACCTCCCAATTATAAGTAAGCTTACTCAGCCCGACGTCCTATAATTTGGTACTTTTGTCCTAAAAGAAAAGACAGAGCTCGCGCCCTGTCCTAAATCTTAATTAGCGTAAGCTGTAATATCTACTCCATTAAAACTGGCATAAATAATTTCTCCAGTCTTATCTCCAACTCCTACCAGAGTATCAAGTCCCGTTGCTTCACAACAAGCAATACTTAGTTCGTCATAAGCTTCTGCTAAACCAGAAGTTCCATAAATCATTGCAGAGGTTAGATTAGGCTCAAGAATTGTTACGATAAATTGACCATTTTCGACAGAAGTCATTGCTCTATCGCCATAAGTCTCTCTAATTAAAGCATCACAGGCATTAATCATATCGTAATCAATAGAGTTTTGAGTTGTCTCTGTCTTAGTAGACGGCGCAATCGGCGCGACCTCAGTAGTTTTCTTTGGCGCGCAACCCCAAAGCATTACAATCATCACAAATGCCATAGCTATACTAATAATCTTCTTCATCTTTTTTATCCTTTCAAATATTTTTTAGTCCATAAATATCAATAAACTTTCCGTTTTTCATTTCGGTATACCAATACTGGTCGCTATGGTGGAAAATTCTGATTCTAATAGGCGTTCCATCACTATCAAAATGCTCCTTAGAGATTACCAGACGTCCATATCTCAAAAGGTCTCTTCCAGTCTCGTCCATTTTAGTCCTCCCTAAATGCGCTTGCCTCTGTGAGTTCATCTACTGCTTTTAGGAGAGCTCCATTCATTTGCCGATGGTACTCGGTTGCTTTTAGGAGGCTCCTAATGGTTGCCTTCTGGGCTCGTAGCTGGCGCGCTCCCTCAAGCAGAATCGCATTACACTCTTCCAATGACCCACCACAAGGACAAAACTGGCACTCGTTTCTATTCGCACAATACTCTAAAGTATCACAAATCAACTTAATATTCATCTATCTTACTTCTCCTTATTCAACCAATAAACCGTCTTCCCATACTCATTCTTTGAGGAGCCTGCTTGACCTCTTGCTACCATCGCGCGCATTGTACCCAAGACCTGGGCTGGGGTTATTTTGAATTGATACATCTGCATCGCCATTCCAGCGATTCGCTCCGCTGTTTGGCAACTAAGTCTCTCCAGAACTCCAACAATAGCTTCCTGCTTAGTCATCCTTATACACCGCCTTTGTAGCTCGAATTTCCTGGTCAGCAACTTCATCAATAGAATCGGCTCCTAACTCATTACAGTAGTCAGTATACGACTCACCATACCAGGTCCAATTATCTACTCCACCGCGCTCAAGAGCGCGATAGCAATTAGCCTCAAACACAAGAGACTTGAAGTAGTCAGTGTCGAAAAATTCTTGAAGTGTCATCAAATATCCTCCTGGTCGCTACCAAAGCCTTCAAAGTATCCATCCTCAATCAATTCATCCTCATAATTCTCATAGAGCGCGATAGTCATATTCAAGATATCATCACCACCATAATACTTCTCGATGACCTGCGCGCCCTCTGCGTAAGTTGAGCCATTCGCCCAACCTTTGAAAGTACGCTCCTCTTTTTCACTATCATCCCAATAAACTACTTTATAACGAACCATTTGACTTCTCCTTTCTTAATAAACCATCTCAGCAGGCACATAGCCCTCTTTGAGAATTGTTCCCATCGCCTTATAATGCATAAGGCCTGATTTGCCCTTACTCTTCATCACGAGGCCCTTATCAACTAACTCATTCAAAATTCGAGCCATCTTTTGGGGAGTCACTCCAGTAAGCTCTAAATCTCCTTGCTGGATTTCTTTACTTGTCATATCTCTCTGCGCTTCCGCCAATACAATCATTGCTTTGACAGTCCAGCGCTGAGTTAGTTCTTTGCTATATTTGGGACGAGTATATGGCATTACTGGCGCGCCTCCTTTACTCCACAAAGTTGAAGCGATACTGTTTCACAATAGTCAGAACGATTAAATTCAGAAATCTCGTCATTGATTTCATCAGTGTCCCAGCCACAATCGTCTCCAATATATGTAATATAATTGATTCCTGCCTGTTTTGCCTCATCATAATCTTCATATACTTCAACAGTACCAGGAATACGATAACTTAAAACCCAAACCGACCTCACTCTCAGCATACTCAATTCCCCTTTCTCATTTTCTATATATATTATAGCCTATATTTAGAAAATTTTCAAGTTTTCTTCTGAAAATACCCCTCAAAGTCCTCCTTAGAAGCATCTGAGTAATTTAGTGGGCAAGAATCTTTCCATCGAAATTCCTCCGAAGTTATAAGCTCACTTTCTTCTGCCCTAAAGAAAACTCCGCTTCGATTTTCTCTACTTGTCATTTGGGAAAACAGATGAAATGCGTTGTCATAATAGTCATTGGGGTCTACGGCATAAAAAGTCAACTTATACACCTTAGCCATTACTCAATATCCTCCCATATCAATTCTTTCTTAGCCAGCACGGGGTCTGCATAGTCAAACTCCAAGCAATAAATACCAAGAGACTTTTCATCGCACCAAAACTTCATTACATACCCAGCGCGCGTCAAAATTTTTATTAGAGAGGTAATATCCTCCCACATTTCTTTTTCGGATTCGTACTCGGTCTTATCAAAAGTTATCTCACTCATTTTTGTCCTCCTTAGTCCCAAAAATGATAGAAGTTTTTGCAGAATAAATCAAAAAATTCCTCTTTCGCATTATCCATCATTGCACACTGTTCCTCAAAACTTATATTATCATACATCTTATCATCTTTATCCATAAAATTGAGAAGCGTTAACATTCGATTGAGAATTCGGCGCCATTCTCGCTGATTTTCTTCATCAGTTAGGTCCGTATTGAGAATAGGGTAGCCCCAGCTATTATCCCTAAATTCTACCAAAATCTGTTTCATCATCTCAATAAAATAACTATCGAATGACCATCGCGCTGTCTGAGAAAATCCATGTTTGAAGAAATAATAAAGACGAGAAGGAATATACTTTATGTCTCTAATTTTGAATCGAAGACAACCTCGAAAAAGTCCATAAAAAGGACTCGTTATTTTTTGCTTACTCATTGCGCCCTCCACACTTTCCACAAACCTGAGTACCTTCTGGAACAGGAGCCCCGCAAGCTACACAGGTATCAGTATTACTGGTTCGCTTCATCTCACAGCCAATGAAGTTAACTTTGCCGTTCCAGTAGCAATAGTCCTTCAACAGACAACCATCACAAATAGATTCCATTTAAGATTCCTCCTTCTCAGCATTCATACACCAAAAGTCCTCGCAATAACTACATCTCCTCGCTAACTGTCTATGCTCTTCATCCAGGTGTAATTTACAAAAAATAGGGCTACCTATACATTTACCACTTTCAAATTCAATCACTTCATGAACTACATACTTACAATAGTCACAACAAGGAATACAGTCTTCACCACACTTCTTCATAGTTTATTCTCCTTTCGGCAGCTTGGACAAATCGTGTTGGTACATCCAACAAAGCACATCATCAGCATCTACTCCATTTCGACTATCTGTATATTGTCTGAAATACTTATCTTTCCACACGCCACCTTCGCCATAATAGCCTGCGTAAATAGTTTTTGTGTTTTTCATCATATACAACACAGGCTCAGGACTTTCTGCCCATCCTTCAGGAATTTCCGGCAACCTATCATCGACCGAAACCCACTCCTGCACCGTTACACCATTGTTGATAAGATGGTCGGCAATCCATTCGCTCACATCTCCGTGTTTCCAATCAATAATTGCACGCTTTACCAGCCCCACCAGCTTTTCCCTAACATCCATTGTTATGCCTCCTTTACTTTGCATAAATTTCAAAACTGCTTAGTGCTGGTCCTGCGGTCATTGTACTACGGCTAAACAACCGCAAATAGCCACAAGGCAGACAATCAATACTCCATCCCTTCGGCTCGATACTGCTTGGAAATTCGCCAGCTCGCCGATTCCCATATCCACCAATTCCGTCAAGGTTCAATACATCGGAACATCCGGAAAGTCTGCAAATCGGCTCGCCGTTTTTGCTAACCGCAACGAAATCCATACACATCCATCCACTGTCGTGTGGATAGTCCTGCGGGATAATAACCAACGCGTTAAATTCTCCAATATCTCTTGACCATCCGCCTCTTTCTGGCACTTTCTTGAAATCTTCCTTTGTCATGTCAAAAACGTTCATTCTTCCTTTGCCTCCATTCCTTTAACACGCGCTTATTGTAAATGCCCGGTTTTTCCATTATTTTCATCATATGTCCACATATAATCATGAGTAATTAAGGGTTTATTCTCATCATAAGTAAATAAATGTGCGCGAACGGTTGCTGTTGCAAATTTAATATAACCGTTTGTTTTGTGAGAAACAAAAGTATAAACTACTCTAAAGCTATCTGATTCAACTTCAAAGATTTCAGCACCTTTAGCATACTTAGAAATATAATCAAAAGCATCGGAAAAAGTTTGAAAAAGTTTTTCATGGCCTTCGATATAATCTTCTATTACTACAGTAAAAAGACCAAATTGTCTTGCAGGTATGTCTCTCATTTGCCTATCTCCTTTCAGCACTAATATTTATTTCCCTTTTTTCTATAAATATTATATCAAAAATTTAGAAAAATTTCAAATAAAAAAACTCCCCAGGTTTTAGGCCTGGGGAGACGATTTTATCCTAAAATTTCGTTTACGCGATTCTGAATCGCATCATAATCATATCCAGCACTTTCAAGAGCCTGACGACGAGCAGAGCCATTACCCCAGTCTCCACGAATTACTTCATGAGCCAATTCATCAATTGACTTCTTAGGAGTAGAAGGCGCGCCCTCTAAAATTTCATTTACGCGGTTCTGTACGGCATCATAGTCATAGCCGGCGCTCTCCAAACGAGCACGACGGTCGGAACCATTGCCCCATTCACCACGAATTACTTCTCGAGCTAACTCATCTACGGACTTCTTAGAGGGAGCAGGAGTAGGCACTACTTCGGGAGCTTTACCATCATCAAAACTAATCCCAAAGTAATCACAAATACCATGAGCAATAGTCTCACCAATCAAAGTTGTATTCTCAATAATCCATTTTGCCGTATTCGCATTGTCGTGGAATTCACACTCACAATAGGCGGTAGGTGCAGAAGGAACTTTTACTTCGTAGAGAGAGGCGTTAGCGCGAATGCTTTCGCTATTACCAGGCGTCACAGGCGCGAGCTGGGCAAAAATAGCCTTACAAGCTTTATGACCCTCTCCGCCATCAACATAGTAGAACATACGAGTTCCAGTTACAGAGCCATTGAAGGCGTTGGTATGAATACAAACATGAAGGTCGGCGCCGAAAGCGTTAGATTTCTGGCACTTTTCCTGCATTGACTCATCATGCATCAGCATAACCTCAATACCATTACGGATTAGTGCGGTCTTACAAGCCTCCGCAATCTTACCACACTGTACGCCCTCGGTTGTGTCACCGTAGGCATAACGGTTATTATATTGATTTGAGGGGCTTAGAAATACTTTTTTAGACATTTTGAGTCCTCCTTTTTATTTTTACTTTCTTTAGAAAGCATTTTATTTTAAGCAAATGATAAAATTGAATTTTTTGATTCCTAACAATCCTAAATTTTTATTAGGTAAGTGTTATCAGAGATTTTTTAACAACTGTTCCTTGAACATTATTAGATAATAAGCAAATATTATTATTTCCTGTTGCCATTGCCTTTGCTATAGAACTAACCTCTATTGTTTGCCCAAAAATTCCGTGGTCAAATATGTTAGCTGTTTGCCAAACTTTAGTTTCATGTAGATTGGTGGTGCCAATAACTGTATAAAGTCCGTTGACATATGCCATACCAATTACAGAAAAATCATCACTTGTAATTTTGAAACTAGTAACAAGGTCAAGATCTGTAGTGAAAAAATATAAATAGGTTCCATCAGTTTTTTTACAGGCTACGACTATATAGTTATTCAAATAGCGTACCATTGTCGCCCCTTGTAAATAATCAAAAGTAAGACAATATAATTCCATAGTATTATAGTTTCTCAAAAAACCGAGATATCCATTATTAGTTAGAAAATAGGGTCTATCAATTATTGTTCCTCCGCCCTCAATTCGAGATTGGCAACAACTAATAAAAGCCCCTGGTATTGAGTTATATATCCAATATTGACTACTAGAACTAGAACTCAGAAAACGATCAATCAATCCCTTTCCATTCGCTCCTCCAGCAATATAAACAGCGGGCGCTAATCCTGCACTATCTTCTCCCTTTTTACAAATGCCATTAAAGCCATATTCAGTGGTAATGGATGGAGCATAATATGTATAATTAGTTCCAGTAGACTTAAAATCATTAAGAGAGAACGTCAAAATTGTTCTTCCTTTATAAGAACTACTTTTGCTTTCGCAACAAATAAAAACCTTCGTTCCATCACACTCAATTCCAGTAAGGGAGTATGCTCTATTAGCAGCAAATTGAGTAAAAGTGAGGTCTCCCATAGTTGTTCCATATATTTTATAATGAGTATTATTGCTGCTATCGCTTCCAACTCCAAGCCAATATCCATCATAATAACACATTGCTTTTGGAATTACGCTAATGGTTTTTTCTTTTACAGTTGGTGAAAGAACTTTATCATAATTTTGATTCCATTGAGTAGCCACAGAATTTCCTAAAAGAAGAATCTGTTCAGGAAAGTCATCAGCTACAATTTTTTTACTATCATCGGCTTCCGTAACTTTTCTAATTGATGAAGCAATATCAGAAAATAAAGAAGTAAGAGTTCCATGCTTATTTGCCATATCTTCCCTCCTCAATAACTTCCTGCTATGGCATCGCCAATAGCAGCTTGAATTGCTTCTGGAACTCCTATATCTTCCAAAATTTCTGCAGGAGCTCGTTTATAAATCCATCCAGAACTATCTAAAACAGCAATAGCAGGAGGTGTCTTTCCTAAGTTTGAAGCAGCAGTGGTTTGTAACCAAGTGCCGCAAAGATATTTACCATTGAGGTTGCCTGTCAAGGTTCCTCCAGTGAGAGGAAGATATTTTTTCAATTCCTCAACAGGGGTAATATCTTTCAAGTTTTTAATTTGAGTAGTCCCATCTCCTGCACGCAAGGTAGGAGGATTAGTTCCATCTCTAACAATCAGAAGTTCTCCATCTTTTAGAACTTCTGTACTGCTATTAGCTATTGTTTTCGTTGTTCTCTTTGATTGAATTGAACTATTCACAGTTAAAATTTCCTCGTAAGCCATTTTTACCTCCATAAGTAGTATTTTCCATCACTACTATTATAGATAATGGAAGTTTTCTTTGAAGTGGGGATTGACCCCACGGTCAACACAATATCTGCATTGACCGTGAGTTCAATATCCTTGGTTAGATATTTTTCCTTGGTTTGCTCCTTTCTGGGCGTTTAGCCCTATCAAAATGTGTTCTTATAGCTTTGCCACCACGATGGCAGATGCCGCCGGTATGATGTATTCTATTTACGACACCTTAGTCATACGTTACGATAGCTTTGTTGCGTTGGCTTCCAAAAATGCAAGGACATCGCCAGTTGCTGGTTCATCGTTGTCTTTGATTGTGTAGATGTACATTGATAGACCTCCTTAGTCGGTGTTGTACATTTCGATTGCGGAAATGACTGTGTCTGCTAAAGGCCACCAGAAAGTGTTTCTGCCGTACCCATAAAAAGCAATAGTCGTATGGTTTGAAGTCGTTATCTTATAGGTAGCTGATTGTACAGACCCCAATGTGCATTGCGCCAGTGAACCTTCAGACAGAGTCATTGTTAAGACATAAAAAGAACTTGATCCTATGCAGTGTATTCCAGCAACATTTTCAATCGTTTTCCCGCTGACCTCAGAATACGATGAAAATGATTTTACAGTCCCATCTGAAAGGAGTAAATCTGCATTGGCCACGAAATTCCAATTCATCGCAGTAGCAGGAAACGTTACCTTAAACCCAGCGCCACCGCCTCCTCCACCGCTCACATTCACCGTGACATCCACACTGCTCAACCCATCATACGGTGCATCGGGTGTGACTGATACGGTGCCGTTGGAGGTGATGGTGACGGCTTTGGTGTCTTGTACGGCGGTACCGTCAGGTTGCTTTATGCCATTAGATTGGAGCCACGTGAGCAGTGCACCTGTGGGCGGGGTGTCGAAGGTGAGCTTGCGGTAGGCTTCGTTATAGAATTCAAATCCACCACTCGCTCCGGGGTCAAAGATAGCTATTTCATTGTTACCATATAGCAAGCTAAAAACGAGACCGTCGTAGACCGCTCCAATAGATGTAAATTTCTGCCCATTGGACGTGAATGCAATCTGCGTAGTCGCAAATTCGCCAGCTGCGTTGCTTTTGATTACCCACGTTTCCTTTGCCGCGCCGCTCTCCATCTCCCCCACATCCACCGTGACATCCACACTGCTCAGCGCATCATACCCCTCATCAGGCGTGATGGTAGCCGTACCGTTTGCGGTGTAGGTGACGGACTTAGATTGGAGGCTGGGAGCGTCGCCGCCCCCACTAAAAATACCCTCTACCTGAATCATACAATCAACACCTCCACAGGAATATCAATGGTGGGCACAGTGCCGGTCGCCTTTACTGTCAACGTTCCAGCCGCCTGTGCAGTCACTCTAAGCTGTGCCGCTCCCCATGCTGTAAACTGCTCATCTGTCGCGGATTGGGCAATCCGCAGCGACCCGTTGGCCGTCGCAGTCACCCCGGCAACGCTCACGGTCTGAGTC